GACAAGTCCAAGTTCATTCTCGTTGTATATATCGTCAAATTCATATATCGGAAGTTCTGAGTACGGAGGATTGGTTTTATACCAATTAATATCACTGTAAGTATTAATCTTTCCATCTTCAATATGATATGCCGTATTGTTTCCATAAGGTGTCCAACACTTATCAGCAGACCACATACCATCGGCTTCAAGTCTGATAAACAGTATATCTGCATCTCGCTGTGTTCTTGTGTGAATCAGGCAATCTATTTCCTTCTCTTTAATTTTAGAGAATGTTGGAGCAACAGGTTCAACAAGTTCAAGGTCACTTTCTTCAACCCACCAACCGTGACAATCTTTACATCTACCGCCCAAAGTATGCAGATTTTCGTTAGGATTTTTAAACTCTACTCCAAACGAATTGCCATCAATAGCCCTCACTATTCCTACCTCTTTATCAAGGAATGGAATTGTTTGTGTACATCTTACCCAATCTCCGATTTTAAATTTACTCATATGATTTCTCCTTTAATATACATTTTACTCTATGCTAAAGTAAAGAGAGTAGTGCGATTTTATATCGCACTTGTTCTCCTTACATTTACTATTATACTATACTTTTCACTCTTTGTCAATACCTTTTTTAAAATTTTCTAAAATATTTTTTGTCCATGTTTGTCTTGCAACAGTTTTATTTGTGTTGATACATTTCTTAAAAGCAGAAGGTTCAGCAAGTAATAAACACTTTTCTTTTGCTCTTGTAAGAGCCGTGTACAGCAAGCAATTGTCAAGCAGAACATAATGAGTATTATCAATAATAATGATTACAGCCTTATATCCCGAACCCTGTAAAGAATGAATTGTCATAGCATAAGCTAAGTCAATTTGGTCTACCTCGCTCTGCATATAAACTACCTGTTTGTTTTCTTTGCCCGAAGCAAATTCTATGGTAAATTTATTAACCATTTTATTTCCTTCTTTTTCTTGGAATATGTCTATGATATATCCAATATCTCCATTGAACACATCTTTTTCATAATCGTTTGTTCTCTGGATTACCTTTGCTCCCAGTTTATATTTACGTGTACCATATACAATACATCTGGTTTCGTTAGGAAGAAGTAAATCCTGTATCTTTTCATTAAGTGAAGCGGTACAATTAGTACAATTACTCTTGCGAGGTACACCAATAAGAACATCATCAACTCCGTACTTCTTAACCGCACCCATAAATGATTTAATTGCAATGCCGTTAAGCATATCTCTATCATCACGAAACATATAGGTCATGTCGTTGAGTTCACCTGTTACTATCTTTAACTCAGGCTTTGCTATCGGATTAATACCATCTCTAATCTTATTAGCATCTGACAGTATTCCTGACTTCTCTGCCTGACGTAATACCTTTGTAAGTGTAAATGTCTTAATAACATTGTTTAAAACAATATCATTAAAGGTATTACCATATCCGATAGGTGGTAACTGACGATTATCACCGCAAATAATTATCTTAGTTGTGGGTCTTACAGCACGAAGCAAATAATAAAAGATTTCTGTACTATTCATAGAACCTTCATCAATAAGTAATACACTATATGGCAAAGGGTTATTTTCATTATATGTGAACTTGTTCAGTCCGTTGCTCCCCAATAATCTATGAATTGTATTAGCTTGGAATCCAGTAGATTCTTCGATAACCTTTACGGCTTTAGCTGATAACGCACAACAAGCAATTGAACAATTAGCTTCTTTATATATGTTCAAAATAGTGCGAACAGAACTTGTTTTACCTGTACCTGCCTTACCGCAAATAGCAACAGCATTACTATTTAAAGAATCCATAGCAATTGCCATTTGTTCTTCTGTAAGAGAATATCCCTGTTCTTGTTCTGCTTTAATGATACCGTTTCTTATGTTTTCTTCACTAACCGATAAGGGATTCTGATTAGAGATTTCATTCAGCTTTTCAATAATCCTGTATTCCATATCATAATATTTTTGTAAACCTATCTTACGTCCCTCAATGTGAAGAAACGGTCTGTCTGATTCTTCATTTTCTTGATAACACTCGTCAAGATATTTATGACACTCTCTGACATTATTGATAATTTCTTCTTCCAATACTCCCTTGTCAACCCATGTATGACCACTACCTTCGCCTGTTTCTGTCAAGAACCATCTGATAAAAGCCTTTAATCTTTTATCAGATTCCTTTAACTCAGGATTTAATTTAATCGCAAGAGTGTCAACCTTTTTGAAACCAAAACCTCTGATACTTGTAAGTATATAGGGGTTCTCAATTAATTCCTTTTTGAGTAGAACTGCATTAGGTTCATAGGTTGTGAGTTTTTTAATTGCATTAAGAGTAACTCCCAACGGCTGTAACATGGAAAGAATGTCAGAAATAACATAATTATTGATTACCTTTTCTTTTATCTTATCATATGTTATCTTACCAATACCTTGAAGTTTATCGAAATCAACATTGTCCTTACCATCCATAATATCTTCAACAATATTAGGATATGCGGTTATCAATGTCTTAGCTTGGCTCTCGGTAAGAATTGAAAGAAGGAATGATTCCTGTTCTTCTGCCGTTTTAAGAACGGCTGAATTGATTCTTATAGGCTCATACTGATACTTGTTATACTTCTTGCTGAATACAAGTTTAGCAACAACATCATATTTGTCACCTTCATAAAGTCTCTGCATACGTCCCGACAGGACTCCATTATAAATAGTATCTGTATGTTCTTCTCCCCAGTCAATGTTTCTACCGATTGAAATTTGCCTTTCAAGTTCTGGCATTTCATCAGGTGTCTTAAAAGAGTAAACACCGTAAGAGGTTGCATCACTATAATACAACTCTCTTATAACCTCTACTGTAAATGAATACTCACGCTCATCAGCCATTATTTCTTCTCCTTTTTCTTCTTGATATAATTTAACCACGAATCATATGAACGCATTTGATTGCACACTACATTGGTTTCACTATCCTTCTTACAAAGCATAGCAATCTGACTACCCTTTTTAATCAAGTCCTCATATTCTTTAAGCTGTGAACTCCATACCACGGCTTCAATAAGACCAAATGATGAGTAGATATTTACGAAAGCAAATTGCTGTCCAGTTTTAGTTTTCTTTTTTTGTACCTTTGAGATTACACCTATGATTATACAGGTATCACCTTCCTGTACATCTTGGAAACTTGTATCAATATATTCATAAGCCTTTTCAAAAGGGTTCTCACCTAAGAAAATCTGTAATGCTTCAAAGTCCCAAAACTGTTCATTTTGCAAATACTTTTCACTACACTCTGTAATGTACTTTTGATATTCAATTTCCTTTTTGGTGTAATAGTCTGTCTTTTCTTTCTGTTCTTTCTTCTTATTATATTCTACAAGCACAGCCTGTTTGTCTACCTTATTACCAATCTTGTATTTGTCAACACCAATGCCCCATACTTCTAACATTTCTTTCTTTGTCTTGTATGTCTTTACTGGTGTATATTCAAATGGTGATATATCGAATTGAGACTTTAAATAATTTATTAAGCATTGCTTTTTATTTTTTGTTGGTATAGCACCTGCTTTAATTAAAGAAACAATCTGAGCCTTAGTAATTGAAACTCTTTCTGTAAGATTATCAATACTTACAAACTTACCGCACTTGCGTTCTTCAAGAATAGTGTTAGCAAGGCTTTCGCCTATACCACTAATTGCAGATAGTCCAAACATAATCTTGCTATCGTAAATTGAAAAATTCATTACAGATTTATTAATGTTAGGTGCAATAACTTCGACATTAAAACTCTTTCCATCAAGAATATACTTGTTAACCATACCTGCTTTATCCTTGTTTAAATTAAGCAAAGCCTTAAAGAACTGCAAGGGGTAATTCTGTTTGAGGAAAGCTGTCTGGAAACATAATACCGCATACGAAAAGCTATGTGATTTATTAAACAGATAACCACCTTTGGTGGATAATTCATCACTGATAGTCTTTGCAAGTTCCTTACTATAACCGTTATCAATAATTTCCTGATACAACTTTGCCGATTCCTGTTTTACAAGTTCGATATTCTTTTTGCCAATCGCCTTGCGGAAAAGGTCAGCACCACCGTAAGTTCTACCACCAAATGTACGAACTATATCCAAGAGTTGTTCCTGATATATCATACAGCCGTAAGTCTTTTCGAGAATAGGTTTCATATCAGGGTGGATATACTTGACCTTCGAAGGGTCATGCTTGCACTCAATAAATTCTTCCAACGCTCCCATGCTATCAGGACGATACAAAGCAAGTACCGCTGATAAATCTTCCATGCTTGACGGTTTCAGTCTTGATAACAAGTCTTTCATACCTGCACTTTCAACTTGAAACACACCATCCGTAAGAGCCTTACAAAGAATTTCATAAGGAGAGGTATCTTGTTCAAACTCAGGATTATTGATATCAATATCCCAGTTAGTCAGTCCTGTATCTTCTTGTACTTCGGTAAGGAGATTAAGTGTAGCAACACCAAGCAAATCAAATTTAATGATACCTATTTCTTCAATGATACGCTTGTCAACCTGTATAACGTGTTCGCCATCAGTGCCAAGTTTCATAGCCATGTAATCATCCATAGTAGTATCGACTATACCAACACCACCTGCATGAATAGATACTGTCTTTACTCTACCGCTTAAATGACTTGCAATATCAAATAACTCTTTATACTCAGGATGTTCAATAAGAAGTGTATTATTATGTTCAAGACATTCCTCAAATGTAGGATATGAAAACTTTTTGCTTAACTTGTCCATTTCTTTGTATGAAAATCCTAATGTCTTGCCTACGTCCTTAATTGCAACAACAGGTGTAATATAAGAGAAGTTAATTACTTGACATACTCTGTCACTACCATATTTATTTACCAAATACTCAACAACCTTGCTTCTATCAGACAAATCAATGTCTAAGTCAGGCATACTAATTCTCTCAGGATTAAGGAATCTTTCAAAAATAAGATTGTACTTGATGGGGTTAAGGTCTGTGATTCCCATAAGATAGCATACAAGACTACCTGCACCACTTCCTCTACCTGCACCAACTTTAACCTCATGGGTTTTAGCCCAGTTGATAAAATCCCATACAATAAGAAAATAACCATCGAATCCCATCGTGTGAATGATGTTCATTTCATAGTCAAGACGGTCACGGTAAATCTGTTGTTCATTTTTATTGTATGTGTTAATATGTCTTTTGTTCCATCCTTCTTCTGTAAGGTATTTCAGATAAGAATAATTATCATTAAAACCATCTGGAAGTGGAAATGTAGGTAACTGTGGAGATTGAAACGGCATATCAACATTCTCAATGAGGTCAGCAATATTATTAGTTTCCTTTAAGCCAATCTCTACATTTTCATATCCAATTTGAGAATCCATTGTCTCATGGATTTCTTCTACGGTCTGTAAATAACAACCCTCATAAGGCTCAGAAGCAGTTTCGTTATCCCTTGCAATTCTAACAAGCTGACCCTGATAATACAAATCTTCTTTTCTTGCGGCATGACTATCAGTAGTAATAATATATGGTGTACAAGTATCTTCTGATAACTGTAATATCTTCATATTATAGTCAGCCTGTTCTTTACTTTTATGTGACTGCATTTCAAGATAAAAATAAGGAAACATATTCTTGTATTCTTTAACATATTCAACGCACTTCTGATAATCTTCTTCTCTTGCTATCTTAGAAGCGAGACAAGCAGAGCATACAATTAAATCATTACCATATCCCTTAAAATCAGAAAGTTCTATACGTGGTTTATAATAGAATCCTTCAAGGTTTGATAATGTTACAAGGTGATTAAGAGCCTTTCTTCCACGCTCGTTCTTAGCAAGAACAAGTAAGTGAAAGTATTTTGAATTTTTATCCTTGATATTGCGGTCAAAACATTCGTACATTTCAACACCATAAATCATTTTAATATCAGGATAATTCTTTTTTAGCTTATCGAAATAACACCACGAATATTCATTACCATGTTCAGTGATAGCAAATGCTTTAAGTCCTATTTCTTTTGCTCTGTTAAGGTATTCCTCTGGTGAGGAATACCCATCAAGAAGCGAATAAAAGGAATGATTGTGAAGGGAAGTATAGTTTTCAATCATCTTCGTAAGTCACCTCATAATCTTCAATAATAATCTGTGCTGTCTTTATGCCATTGAAAAAGCTATATCCAAACTTGCCGATAACGTTTATCTTGTATACTCCCTGTGCATCTAAGAATACGTCATCTTCTGGACACTTGAACTTAATGAGTTTAATAGATTCATCACATATCATAGTACACCAAGTATCTTGACCCTTGCCTTGTATAACTATATCATCAGCGTTAATAGGGATATTTTTTACAAGCACATTACACTCTTTTAATCCAGTAGCATAATATGGTTTTAGTTCTGCAATGTCTCTAAAAAGACTAATATCCAAATCGTTATAATCTATTTCAAAATCTACAGGAATATCACCAACGTCTACAAGATTCATCTCTTGGATATAATCATCAAGAAACTCTATGCTTTCCTTGATATTATGTTTAAATATTTCTGCTCCACAAGCTGATGCGTGACCCTGTGCAGAGAAGAATGTCATGGTGTTCAACATATTCTTAAAGTTCTCTATTGGACTTGTATCAGGAACTCTCACTGAGCCACCATATACATCATTTCCTTTATCTCTTAATAAAATAGTAGGCTTATGAAATGCACCTGCCACCTTAATAGCAACAACACCTGTCATAGTGGATTCGATATAATCTGTTACATTTGTAACTATAACTTCGTGTTTGTCTTGTCCTTTATTTTTTATATGATTAATGATAAGCGGTAACTGTTTATCAACAATTGTTTTCTGTCTGCCCTTTGCGTTAGAACAGAAACGAACTGCTCTTTCATATATATTTTCTGTTATTTGCTCTTTTGTTCTTGGCTTTGTGTAATCGAAAGTTTCAGATTCATCACCAATAAATGCTCTGAATAAAATATCCTTTTCTTCCTGAGAACCTATGCGAATCAGAGCATTAATGAGTGGTGTTATATAGAACTGTACTCCTATGATTGTTGTGCCATCTGGAAAATAATAGGACTGTTTCTTTAACATTTCTTCAAAGAAAGCATTTGTAATAAAATCAAGTCCCTTTGAAACAAGATATTTTGTTTCTGATTCTTTCATATCCATGTTATCACTGATATTAGCAAGTGCAACAAGGTCAAGATAATCGTCAGCTTCATCACACCACATTTCTTCGTCTACTGCCTGTAAGAACTTATAGACTATACCTGCACCGCACAAATTCTTATTTGTATAATTAGAACTGCATTGATTGTTTACAACAATTGCATAGGGATTGTCCATCTCTCTTTCATGATGGTCTAATATAATTATATCAATACCCTTATCTTTGAGAACCCTACACTGTTCTGTATCATTTGTACCTGCATCGGGAATGATAAGAAGCTGTGTATCTTCTGGAATCTCAATATCTTCTGTAAGTCCATGCTGTTTACCTGTATGAAGTAAGTATGTTAGCTTACACTCAGGATTTAAGTTCTTAGTGTACGCATAAATTATTGAAGCGGAGGTATATCCGTCAACGTCACAATCAACTATTATTGTTATATTTGAATTGTTTTCAATGTGTGACTTGTATACCTCTACTGCCTTATCAATGTTATCAAGGTTCTGATAAGGAATAAGTATATCTTCACTTACATTTATATAACCATTGATATCCTTGATACCTCTATTTTCAAGAAATGTTTCCAATGGAGTATCATAACTTCCATTTCCTAATATTTTATAATTCAATAATACCAAACCTTTCTTTATACAATTTGCTCTATGCATGGTAAAAAGAAAAAATCCAAACCATTAACATTACATATATATTATACTATACATTTTCCTCTTTGTCAATGGTTTGGAATATATTTTTATATTTTAACTAACCTTATTTGATTAGGTACTTTGGCTATTATCATAACTCCATTCACCGAAGTATTTTTCTTCTGCTTCTTTTCTTGCTTTAACAGCATCTTCTTTATTTTTATATCTGCCTAAGAATATAGTTTTTTGATTAACACAAATTTGCGACATCCATTTTTTATTATTTTTATCCCAAACTACTCCTGTTACACCTGATGTATTATTGCTCATAGATTTTTTATTCATCCCATTTTGACTTGTTGTTGCCAACCTCAAATTAGATTTTCTATTATCATTTCTTGATTTCTCTCCGTGAATATGGTCGATATTTATATTGGTTGGAAAATTAAATATTAACTGATGAAATAAAACTAATTCATCTTTATTATTAGTGTACGAATGACCTGTAATATATCCATCCGTTCTTTGCCACCAACATATATCCTTAACCTTATCGTAATCTTCTATATCAAAATAAAATTTCTCTCCATTAAATGTATAGCCAACAACATAATTGTCAACAAATTCATAATGATTATATTTCTTTAATTTCTTGTGAATGGTTTCCTTTCGCATACACCCACACGATTTAGTGTTACCGTTCTTTAAATAAACTCCCAAAATTTCAATAATATTACCACAATCGCATTCACATTTCCATTTTGCTCTATGCCCACCCTTTTGATTTATGCAATCTTCTACTTGCTTAATGACAGTAAGTTTGCCAAATCTTTTACCTGTTAAATCTTCTCTAACTTTAACCATGACAATCCTCCTTATTTAATTAAATATTTATTATGTTTTACAAGGTGCATAAACTTTTCTATGTTATCAGATGGGCTTTCTTTTTCATTTAAAATGTTATCTTTGTCAATAACTGCATAAATTTTTATATTGTCTATAAATCTACTTGCAAGTTCTTTTATTTCCAATTCTGACACATCTTTATCAAAACAAATTATAACATCACAACATAAACGTGTTATCATGTCTATTTGATGCTGTGAAACTTTTTTTCCACCAATACCCACACTATTACAAATACCTGCACTCCATAATTGAAGAACCGCCTTTTCTGATTCATTTACATAAACACATTGTTCTTTTTGAATATATGGTAGCGATAAGTTTAACCCATATAAAATTCTACTACGGTTACAAGGTTCGATGTACAGATATTTTAAATCATCTTCTCTTAGTTCTTCTTGAAACAACCTTCCTTTAACCCCCACAAGATTGTTTAACTCATCCCTAATAGGTATGGTAATTCTGTTTGTGAAATCATCATATCCTATTTCAAATAACTTCTGTACCTCATATGAAATACCATCCTTTTTAAACATATTATTTACATAAGGATAGTAATATGAGAGTATTACTTCTGGAATTGGTTTTAGCGGAGCATTATCTTCTTCTGTATTTACTCCGCTATCCAGTTCTAATAATAGCTTGGTTAACCTTATAGCTTCTGGTAAATCCTCATTCCAGTCTTTATAATAATCAAGACTTATCCAATCACACAATTGCTTGACCGCTTCAAAGAAATTTATTTTCAAATAAAATTCAGCAAGGTCAAATATGTCATGGCACTTCTTGTTATTTAATGAACGTGTATAATTAACAACCGTAAGGTTGGTATTAAGATAAACAGTAACGGCACAAGGATTGTCACCACCGTCAGCATTACCACAGGTGATATAATCACCCTTGTCCTTGATATGATGGCATCCCAAATTTTCTAATATGGTTTCAACATAACCATTTTCTAAAATATATTCTTTCATCATTGGTATATCCATGCCATTACTTCCTTTACTATTATTTTCTCACAAGTTCTCCACGCTCAATCCATATGTTCTTGTCCAAGTCTAACTCAAATAGAACTTTTGGCTTCTTTCCGAATCTATTTTTATCTACGTTGCAACAATAATATCGTTTACCCTGTTCCAATGGTTTACGTTGTGGCTCTCCCCAATCTTCATCAACTTGAAGATATTCATATCTATTAAACTCGTTTGCAAGAATCTCCTTAAAAAGCATCATGGTGTACATAACACGTTTAATTGCCTTACAATTTGCGATATGTGTAGATGAAACTCTATCAGGGTCAACACTTGCTATCTCATCAAGAAGCTGTATTGACAAATAACCGAATGTTTCAGTTTCTTTTGCTACCGTAGCCAACTTAGTAGCAGAGTTCATCATTGCCGCCCAGTCACCAGTATCATCCGTGTCTGACTTAAATGTGTCGTAGAACCAGTAATTGCAACCCAGTGTCATTTTTGCCTTGCGGATTTTAAATTCAAGCGTTTTATCATCATAAGCATCAGAAACATCATCAACGAATATCGAAGTCTGTAATTCAGAATCAATCCATTCTGCTACTTGCATTATCTGATTAAACTCATCACTATTTTTTTCAACTCGTCTTATGAAATCATCATCAGATTCTAATGGCTCACCCTCGTCATTAACCTTACGATAAATAAAATCTCCATTCTTATCTCTATACAAACCCATGTCCAATTCTGATTCATTCTTTTTTATATCAAAACCATGAAGTGCTTGAAACTCAGAGTTGTTAATGACTGTGCAAATTAAGCAATCTCTTAACTCAGCAATATCCATTTCATTAACCATTGCATAAACTTTTTGTCGCAAAACTAATGCGATATATGCGATAAGCAATACCATAAATCTTGTTTTACCTGCATTAGATACCATGCCACCAACCATAAGTGTTTTGAGTTTCATTCCTCTGAATACTTCACTCAACAAAGAAAATGGCATTGGTAATCCCATACTCGGTTTTGCCATATGGTCAAGTAAGGTTTTCTTTGTACCTTTATTTAAAACCTCAGTCTCAGAACTACCGAGGATAACTGTGTGAATCTTATCTGCCTTGCCACGAACCAACCTGTAAATATCATTAGCAGTAAATGTCTCAAACTTGCTATGCTTTAATATACCTGTAATATCAAAACCCTTACGCTGATACTCTCTAAGCAATGAATACTTTTTAAGAATATCATAATAGTTTTTCTGATTCTCAGGTTGAGAAAGTTTCTTCCAACTGTCGATGAGTTTGATACCACCGTACTTCTTAAACAGGTCAAGACGTTCCTTATCCTCTGACATAAAGGCTACGATAGTATTATTTTTAAACTCCTGAGAACGTGTTTGATACATTGTCTCAGCACAATCATAAAAGAATCTTGTGGATTCATCATAGAAATCATATTTGCTTTTTACAAGCTGTATATATTCTACTAATAGTTCTGGATTAGAATAAATACTACCTACAAACATAATCTCATTTGTTACATTGCTTACGGCTTCTATACTACCACCTCATATCTCATCTATTATATCGGATATATCTGTTTCATTTGGAGTTTGTATCTGTATAGGCTTAACTACTGAAATAGCTTTCATTCGTTTGGTCTGTTCTGCGAAAGTCTTTTCCTGTTCGTGAATTGCGTTCTGCTTTTCTTTCCAACGCTTATATGAATCGTACTTATTAATTAGAATAGCAAGGTCATAACATACCCTGTTTGCTCCGTACATATCCTTACCGTGAGTTTTGTTATACTCATACGTCTGCTTCAAGTAATCCATTTTGCGTTGCCACATATCGTATAAATCAAAGATTGATATTTGTAATGGCTCTTTTGTATTCTTAGTGTACTCACCCTTGTATAGTGAGGTTATTTGCATAAATACATATTGAGGAAGTGTGGACACATTATATTCTTTGTAAATAAAATCATACAGTTTATCGCAACACTCTATTTCTTCCCTTGTTCGTTTATATCTTTTAGGCTTATCAGTTTTTGATTTATTTGCCATAACAAACTCCCTTCATGGAATAACAGGCAAGACTATTGCCTTGCCCCATTCCATAATGTTATTACTTAATACTTGAAATAGTATCAAGATACTTCTTTAAAGTCTCAATATCATCAATGTTCTTTGTGGCTGTAGGAAGTCCTGCATCTGTAAGAGCCTGCTTTGCCTTTGACTTCTGCATTGGATTAAGTGACTTCTGCTTTACTGAAATCTGTGCCTTGATATCATCGACTTCGCTTGTGGTTGTTTCAGTTTCCTTTGTTGTATTATCTGTCTTATCAATTGGCTTACCTGCTGTGCCAAGAACCTCTCTTGAATAGATATCCTGTTCCTTTTCTACGCTCTGCACAAGGCTGTTCTTGACAGCAAATTCCTTATTTTTAGCGGTCTTGTCAATTACACTCTGCCAATCAACAAGAGTTGGGTCAACAAGAATTGCGTTATCTTCGTGTACGTGAGTTCTATCCTTTTCAACGTGTCCACACACATTGCCATCTTCATCACGGAACATACGGATTACTGTCTTGGCATTATATCCTAAATCCTTAAATCCATCAGGCTTCTTTCTACCAGTAACTACACTTGTTACAGAACCATCAGGCTGTTTTACAGATACCTTTTCGTCTGTTTCTCTTGCAGTAACGATGAAATGCTTACCACATCCCATAAGGTCAAGAATTAAATCCTGTCCCTTAAAGTTAATAGTATTGTAATCTTTAAGTTCAAGACCTGCACCTTCAATCTTAACAAGTCTCTCATCACCAACAAGTCCCTGTGCCTTTGCCTTAACTGAATTACGCTTCTTAGAAAATTCTACAAGGCTCTGCTTAGTAGAAAGGTTAAGAATAGTCGTACCATCAATTACGATAGCATCTGGTCTGAATGGTTCTCCGTCAGCATCAGTTACAACCTCATCTGTTTCATTACCATCTTCGTCAAGTTCGTAATAATCTTCACCTGTTTTTGCCTTTTTAATATACTCCTGTACTTCGCCAAGCGACTGAGTATAAACGATATAAATATTGCCGAGGTCAATTCCGTTTTCTTCAAGGTCAGGGAGGTAGTCATCAATTGAACCACTCTCAGGGTCAAGATAAAGCACTCTGAATGGCTTACCATCTGGTCGCTTAAAATAAGCTAACTGCATAGCCATTGTAGACTTGCCTGTGAACTGTTCTCCGTAAAGTACCATAGCCAACTTACTCTGTGTTGCTGATGCCTTTCTTGCTGTTGCCATAATTAATCATTCTCCTTTGATTTTATAAATACTTTCTACGTGTACAATTTACTCTATGATGAATGGTAAAATTAATTACCATTCATCATCCTCATCTGTAGCCTTACTTCCAACTGAACCCCAGTCATCATCAGAATCCTTACCACTGAACTCATTCTGTGCCTTGTTCTTAGCGTTCAGCTTTGCAATAGCACCTTCAACAGATTCCTCAGAATAAAGTTCTGTATCAATACTATCCTTGTCTGCACCAGTAACAACAAGTTCCTGTACAAATGGCTGATTAACACGCTCCATCTTATTTGATTCGCCCCAACCGTCATCTTCATCCTCAACTTCTTCAACAGATGTTACAGTTTCGATATCACCATACACAGTAATTGCAGTATATGGCTTTAACTTCTTTAAGTTGCTTGCCAGTTTAGCGTGATAAGTTACAAATTCAAAATCTTCAATGGAAGAATAGCCAATAATCTTGGCTGAAATAATAAACTTATCTCTGTCCTTGCACTCCTTGTCCTTTGCGATACCCATGTAGACAATCTGCTGAGTGAAGTTATTTACAGATTCAAACTTCTCGTCCTCGAAATCAATATCACTTGAACAAAGACTTATCTGCTGTGGAACGAACTTGCTCTGGTGCTTTTCCTTATATGTGCTATACTCAATCTTGCCCTTAATAAACACGCTCTGACCATCATTAAGATTAGTTCCGATTGCACCACAAGCATCATACTCGGAAAGAGTTTCCTTCTTATTGGCAGTCTTGCCATTATCATCAGTAATCTTTTCAAGACCAAGACGAACACCGATAAGGTTATATCCTTCCTCGTTAAAGTTAAATCTATCTGACCAGTCAACAGGCTTTACATCTGTTGTTTTCTTTCCATCCTTTTCAGTCTGCTTTGAGAAATGAACCTTGTCCTTTACCATACCATTGAGTGAAATGAATGACCTCTTATCCTTGTCATATTCAACACCGAAGTTCACCATTCTCATTGGCTTATTGCTCTTGGTAGTAATCTCCTTGTAAAAGCCATCCTTTGCTGTGCCTGTTACAATTCCTCTGAACTGAAACGAGCCATTGGTCTGCTGTAAATCATGATTGGGATTCTTTGTTGCCATAGTTTATCTTCTCCTTTTAAAATATAATTGATATTTATAAAACGGTTAAACCGTAATATACATTTTACTCTTTGTAGTTAAGAAATAAATCATCTTGACTACATATATATTATACTATATTATTCACTCTTTGTCAACCCTTTAAGAAATATTTTTTTATTTTAACTTAATCAATCCACCTTATTACAGGCTCAGTAAAACTTCCCTTAACCCACACGAACCATGCGAAACAAATTGTTTCAGCCCACTTTTTGCCAGTATCAGGATTCTTCTTAAATCCGTTCTTCCATGTAGCCATACGGTTTCTAAAAACGTAAATGTACTTTGGTGGGTATTTTCTGAACAACTCTTTACGTTTTGCTCCTTCAAGGAATTGTAGCTTCAAGAACATACAGCACATACCATTATTGTCAAGTAGCTTCATGCTCTTTTCTACGAACTCAGATGCTAAAGAATATGGTGGATTTGTAATTATAAAATCAAACCTTTCATCTGTTTCCCACGTAAGATAATTTTGAATCAATGTGCCAAGATAACCTCTATCTACTATATCAAGATAAGTCCATTGAGGGCATATGTCAATTGCATCCATTGCTGTTATAATATTTCCTGTACCAACACAAGGTTCAAGACAATTGTTGTGGCTATAATATACCCCATCTTTGTGAAAAGAATCAAGCAAATCCACAACTGCTACTGGGTCTGTTGCATAAAAATCATTCTCAGCCCTTTGGGTATTTGAATTACCACCCGAAAGTTGACCACCTGATAAACTCATATTAATTCACACTCCTTTATTCTAACTTATTAATTCGAGATTATCATATTTATTTCCAATTACTTCCACTTCTTCTATAAACGAACGTAATGTCCATAATGTACATCCGTCATGACATAGATAATAATTGCCTTCGACAAATTCAATAATAAATGTATCAGTGCCAATTGACCGTTGGTATTGATTTGTTTTTACAATATCTCCCTCAAATATCTTAGTGCCGTTCTTATCAGTTAAACCTGTATATTCACATATGGTTTCGGGATTCACACACACAGTATCAGATGTGGTTAAATTTTCTTTTTTAATAGGGGTTAGCCAATACTTAAATATACTGCCTGTAAACCAAGTACAATGAACAAAACCATACTGCCACCCTTTGTTAAAATAATCATCTTTAAGTTTTGCTCGGAATAATATTTCTCTCATATAATCACTTCCAATCACACACAAGAATTTCAATATCTGTATCAGCGAATACTTCTTTAATAATCTGTTCTACATCATTCCATTTAAGTCTGTCTAAGCCACAGCCTATCTTTGGCATTGCAATCTTTATGTCACCACAGTATTCGTAATTAAAAATATGTTTTTCACTTCTGCACTCTGAATTAGGACTCATTTGCACCAACGTATTTCTTAAAGCGACAAACAAATTCGCCCTATCATCGTATACCTTTTCAGCACCATTCTCCATGCTACATACCTGACCATTGTTAATATAAAATTTTCTTTCAGTATCAAGAACAAAACCCATGTGAAGTTCTTTGCATAGCATTTCAAATAACTGCCATTCATCTATATTAAGTTTAACTATATGTTCCATATCATTCTCCTACAATCTTTAACGCTTCGTCTGCGTATCTCCATTCGCATATGTCTCCACAATATTGTTCTTTTCTTGATGCACATACTTCACGTTTTCTCTTTACGTATTTACAATAAGGACAAGTATACATAGCACCGAGAGATTTATTAAAATCCTCAACTGCCGCTTTCAGCAGTTCCTTCGCCTTATCAAACTTCTCCGCTATCTCCGTTCCTGTCTTTACTGAATTGTTTAAGGCTTCTTCTGTTGTGAAGAAGTTATGCTCTGCAACTCTTAGAAGTTCTATAATCTGAGCCTTTGTTAGTGACATAAGGTAGCTATCACTATATGATTTATACCCCACTTGATTCATCTCCTATCAGCTTTAAGGCTTCATCAGCAAAACGCCATTGTTTTAAATTATATCTCGCCATGCATTTGTCTTTACAATTACAGTTCAGATAATGTTTACATTTCTCGCAGAGTGTATAGTTTGTGATTTTTATTTGACTACTTAGCACATCATGAATATCCTCAACCGCCGCTTTCAGAAGTCGCTTGTACTCTGCTATCTGCTCTCCATTTTCCTTTATCAGTCTGTCGAACTCGCTTATCAGATATATGTTTTCTTCTCTTAGGTCTTTAGCTTCCATAAGCCACTCTGCAAGCTGACGGTCATTATCTATAGCACTTTTTATTATTTCCTTTGATTCATCGGAATAAGATTCTTCATATAGTTTTTCTTGTACTTTGATAACTTTCAAACGTTCTTCTATTGCTTCATCAAGTGTCATTTTCAATCCTCCCTAAACACATTTCCTGCATTAAGAATATCAACCTGACACGCATCATTTTTGCCTTTATATCGTAGGAGTATACGTCTTGTTCCCTTCTGACCTGTGTGCCTATTAACATATTCGACAAATGCGACCTTATAAGTGTAATCTATTTGTATTCCGTGACCTTCTCCGTTAGGGTAATCCATCTCTATTGGATAGTCCCAACAAAATCTATAAAGAACATCAGCCGCTTCTTTATTATCGACATATATTGCTATATGACCATCGTAAAACGCCATTAAAGCCATCTCGTAAAACATATCTATTGTGGTCTTTACCAGTTGACGGTGTTCTGCGGCACACTCTGCACAATCTGTATAAAATCTTGAAGTTGGATTTATGACTGGCTTCTCGTTTTGAAATTTTGAATAAAGCGAAGCAATCCTATCTTCTGGTGGTAATGGATATTTTTTCATTTTAAACCTCCTCATAAAAGTGAAATTCTATTATATGAATAATAATACTAATCTCATAATTGCAAATCCAACCAATACTCCTGTAAGAATACGTGTCTGAAAAAGGTTTGACTTCTGTTCTTCCTGTAAATGTAAAAGTTCCTGTTTAAGTTCATTACACTCTTTTGTAAGTCCACTCATTCTGTTTCTCTGAGTATCAAGTTCTGTAAACGCATCGTTAACACGCTTATTAAGTTCTGCCGTTTTGTCCTGTATATAATACTCATACTCAGCCATTAGTATCACCGTCCTTTGGTGTATTCAGTAATGATAATATCTCTGCTAATATGCAACCGTTAGTTACTTCTATCTGTACAAGCGTACCTAAAAGCTTTTCGGTAGCGGTGGGTGACTGTTCAGATACGATTTTTAAAGCTACCTTCGCACCATTGGTATAATTTTCATTTGCTTGCTCCAATATTGCTTTAAGTCTCTCATCCATAAAAATACTCCTTTCATCTCAATCCCCATAGTAACCTATATCTTCAAGGTCGTTTTCTCGCACGATTTTTAATTCATTATTTTCATAAAGAAGTTCAACAAGCCAGAAGGTTTCATGGCTATCTTCAACTTTAAGTTTACCTACTAAGTAAACAGTTCCATATAAAGTATGCGTTGCGGTATCACCGATATGTGGTTCTTCTTGTCTTAAACAAAAACTGCTCATTTTACTCTCCTTAAAAATCATTCTTTTATTTTTCTTAATTTTATTTTGAACTCTTTATATTCTTTCAATAATTGTGTTGCTCTTGGAACATAACATTTAATCATATCGGATTTATATTCTATAATCTTGAAAGAAACTCTACCACAACCAAACATACTTGAAGTATCTATATAAAGTGTTCTTGTTTCTATGTCAAACTTTAGTCTTACAGAACAAGGATGTTCATAAGAATTTTTGAAAACTGTAACCTTTTCGCTGTAACCGTCTTTAAAGATAGCTATATACCCTTCACAACTTTTAGAAATACAAGGATACCAATACCCATCATTCCCAAGCGAATAACTTGTGCTTTTATGTCTTAATACTGTCAAATCCACTTTGCAATAAAACCAAACATCGTTTGGCATATCATCACCTCATAATTAAACAAGACTTCTATTTCTTAGTCATCGAACTCCACTTCATATTCTGGGTGTTCTTTCCACCTGCACTCCTTACAAATCCACCCATTAGGAGAACACTCTGTGCGTATCATCTCTGACTGTTCGTGGCGTTCACCACATAGCCCACATTTTCTGTAATATTTTCTCTTAATCTTTTTTGTGTTGCTCATAACACAACCTCCTTACTAATCCTCATATTTATCTTGGTTCATTATTCCTTATCCATCAGTTCTTCGATTACACCTTTAATCTCGATTGCCAATAATACCATTAGATAAAATATAGCCATGATAATAAGTAGTATGATAAAACAACCGCCAAGCGTAAGAAGCCCCAATAAGATTTTAACCATCTCAATCCTCCCAATTTGTAGTCTTTACAATCTCAAACATTTCATCAATGGTCATTCCGTTAATCGGTATGCTCTTTACCTTTGCAATAACACTGTTCTTTGAGAATGTCTGATTAACAAGGTCAATATAAAAGGTAAACGTACCATCGTCACCCATGTAGAATCTTTCCCATTCTTCTTCACTCATTAATCGCTTAACATCAAGCTGTTTAATTGCGAGATTGTCAAATGAAAGATTCTTAAACCATCCTTCTTTTACAATTGTAGGGAGCATAAATCCAAGATAAGTTGTGTTCTTTCCGAGTTCTTTAAGATTGTTTGAACGATATTCAAGACCTCTGCCTGTTGTTTTATATCCAAGTATCAGAATCTTTAAATCGTGATTGGCAAGTCTATCAAGGTCATTCTCCGTAAGGATTCCATTGATAGTATGGATAACCGCATTAGGAATGGTCTTTACAAGATTGATAAAAGCATCCGTAGGTTCTCTTAAAGAAATACCAAGTCCCCATATTAACTTCTTATCAAGAAGTTCCTTGATAAAATAGTAGAATCTTTCAAAATGAATCTGGTTTACTGTCAGATTTGCAATAACTTTCTTCTCCTTTAACTTTGAAAGAAAAGCTATAAGGTATGGATGTGAAAGGTCATTGCCGTTGAGAGCCATTTCTGTATACGGATGAAGTGAATCAATAAACTTATCATTCATTATATCTCCATGCTTACCTAACGTAGTGCAACCCTCATAACAGAACTGACAACCGCCATCACATCTATCCGTAATCTTACAATCTACGTTTTCTGCAAAGACAGGTCTGAACTCATCATCCTCAGTACGTCTAACAGTTGTACCATCATCCCAACGTATCACACTTACATTTCCATTCTTGTATCTTGCTAAAAGTTTCATAGTATTTCCTCCTAAATTATTTCTTCTCCTAAAACGGAGTATGTATTAGGAGCATACGCTCCTATATTAATTATTAATCGTGTCCATAGTAACCAAACGCAACAACTGTTTCACCATTAGGTGTAGTATATCTCTCTGAAAATGTTTCGTATTCAATATAGTCCCAATCATGAAATTCATCATATGTTAAATACTGTGAATATCTTCCATCATTTTCTCTTTCCTTTTCAATTTCCTCAGTTGATTCAACAATTTGCTTTGCATATCTATCATAATATGCTTCACCATTTCTCCACTTCGTATACTCATCATCAGAACACATTGTAAGCGAATGAACTGAACTGCTGTTTGTTTCAAAAATACCTCTGCGAATTACTTCTTTCATGCTTATCTCTCCTTAGTTTCCCTTTACAAAATAATCAAAGTTTTCTGAATCGTGATATGGATTAGGTTTTTCACCACCATCACCCCAGTAATATTCTTCACCTATAAAACAAGTATCAAGATAATTCTTGCTACCACAGTTATCATTTCCTGTATATACAACAGAATCATCATTAAACAAACACCTAAGAAGTAAATCCTCATCTTCAAGTACAGCATTTATGAAATCAATTGTATCTTCTGAGTGGTCAATTCCCCACCAACGAGAAGCCTTTTCCTCTGGCTGAAATGTATAATCAATTTCATACTTGTCAAGAATTGATTTCAGCTTATCGAGAAGATAATCGGAAAGGCTCTGGCACATAATAGCAGTATAAAGATAATCTGGTGTATCAACAGTCTCATTTTCCCATCCATATTCTCCAAGATAAAAAGAGATTTTCTTTCCCTTAACATCACCAACTGGCTTCTTTGAAATGCATATCGAATGTACACTTGAACTATTTGTCTCAAACATTCCGTTTCTGATTACTGTTTTGCTCATTAAAACTCACCCCTTTCCGCAGGATTATCAACCTTTGGTGTTGATTCAGACCTTAAATTATATATTTCCTCTTTGAGTTTCGCCACTTCTTCTTTGAGTTTTCTGTTCTCACAGTCTCTTTCGTACTTGTCCCGATTAGCTTTATCAATATCCTGTTTCTTTGTTGCTACTTCTTCGACAAGGTTACGGTATTCGTGAAGTGTAACCGTAACTGTAAGTTCCTGTGGTGCTGTAAAGTTATCAAGATTATTATTGCTATAACAATCCATTTTCTTTTCAAGCACAACATTGTTTGTAATTGTATTTTCCATAATTATTCTTCCTCCATTTCTGCGTTTAACCAATCACAGCATTTCTGTATGATTTCTTTTGAACTGAAATAAATAACATTTCTATCACATACACTTTCCCAGTCCCAATCATACTTTCCATATTCCGAATCAAAATATATATAGTAGGCACGATTATCGTAATCACCTGAGAAAACAGGCTTATAGTCTCTGTCATAACACCATTTGAAAGCCAAGAGTTTATCATTGAACTCTTTTATCTTCTGTGCCTGTTCTGCATATTCTTTTGTAGGATAATTGGAGTAATCATCTTCATCAATACTGTTATTAGCTTCACATTTAAGAATATTATTAAATGAATTTATATAGTAATTATCCTTATTATTAATAGCATCCCAGTATTCAGCAAGAACGCTTTCTGTGTTTTCCTTTTCTTCGTTTTCCCTTTCTTTCTTTATCTCTGCAAGCAGTTTATTGGTTTCTGCTATCTGTGATTCAAGTAATTCTATCCTTTCGACAATGGTCATCATACTATTTCCTCCTTAATCAAATCTTACCTGAGAGCGAAGTGTGTTCTCATAATTTTTAAGTTCTTCCTGTTCGTCTTTTGAAAGGAACTTCTCGCACCATTCATCAATGTCCTCGATATATTCATTATCATCTTCGTATACCCAGTCACACCATTCCTGTGTTTCCTCATCATACATTTCAAGACCGCCTGTATTACTATAATCAGGTCTGATATGCTGATTATACTGAAAGCAATCAAAATATGAAAGTAAATCCATTGTTTTCTTGGCTTCTTTCACTGACTGTACAGGAATATGAATAGCATCTGTTCCCATCTGTGATACCCACCATACTCTTAATTTACTCATTTCTTATTTCCTCCTTATAAAATTATAAATTATTTAAAGATTCCATTTCGAGAATCCTTATACCGCATCTCCCAAACCTATCACGGTCATAAGCTATATTGCAATAAAGAATAACTGGATATTCATAACTCCACGGCTCACTATCAATATTATGTTCTTGTGCATACTCTCTAAGAGTTTCAAGTTCATTTCCTTCTTCATCGGTTTTTAATCTAATCCCAAAGAACTGCTCCCAATCTTCGGGACAATCAAAATTATCTCTCATTTTTTCCACAAAAGAAATAAACTCGTCACGACTATTCAATTTGTAGAATCTACTCATTTACAATTCACTCCTTGTTTTGATATAAAAAAATAAAGTGGGGCAAGAGGGAATCGAACCCTCGGTGTTTACCACATGGGTATTGGTTTTTAAGACCAATGCGTTTCATCCAACTTCGCCATTGCCCCATTAATGAGACTTCTTTTTACAAGTCAAGTCCCCAATATCTTGCGTATACGATATGGATATTGCTCTTGGAATCCATTAACACCACCGCTTAAAGTAGGGAACGATTTACACACCAAAAATGTTGCAACGTTGGTGTCATCCCATCTTTCTTAAAGGAAAAGCGATATTCCTATTGGTGTCCTCTATGAGAGTCGAACTCATACGCTTTCGCAACTGATTTTGAATCAGCCATGTCTACCAATTCCATCAAGAGGACTTATGTATGCCCTACCAAGTAGGGCTATATGGAGGAACACGTTATGTCAGAACGTGTGAAGATTGCTTGCCCTGACAATCAGGGCATCTTAGGAGGTGTCTTACTATGACAAGCATAATAAGTGAAGATATTGGTATGAGAGGGTGGAGTTGCACCACCGAAACTATGTTTAAACTGTATCGACTTGCAAGAATCAGGAACGCAATCTTTCCGCATTACGTTCACCATAATACAGAAGCCATTTTGAGTTTAATGACCCATAGTTTATTTCACCTATCTTCCTCATCGACAGGCTTACCTATAACTGACAAGGCTCTCATATAATAGTGACAGTAATGAGAATCGAACTCATGTCAGGTGCTTGGTACGCAGAATAATTGCTGTTACTATCTTATACAAGATAGAATTTAAACCTGTTCTACCATTGAACTATACTGTCATATGTATTATGCGGTAGATTAGCCCCTACCGCAAGGCAGAAAGGAGGTGTTACAAATGCATCTGGTTATTGGTGTTAGATTGGAGGGGACTACACAACTGTCCCTAACAGCTTGACTGCTATTGTGTACCCAATCTAATTGGTGGGAACAGAGAGAATCGAACTCTCAACTAATCCTTAAAAGGGACTTGTTTTACCATTAAACTATATTCCCAGTAATATGCTGTTCAAAACCACCAACCAAACAGCACTTGCGAACTCCATCTATCACATATCCGCAGTTCCTACAGTTCACTATCCTATCCGCATTTCAGCGAATCACATCATTGACCACTCCACTGACAAGTATAGTCAATTACCATTCCGAATTTCAATAGCCTTTGGCAAGAAGGTCTATCTACACCGTTACCTTTTTTGAAAGTAAATCTTTCACATCTTCTTATTTATTGGAGAGATGAAGTAGACACGGTTCTCTTAACACATAATTGTCCCATTGGTTGTGGATGTGAGATTTGAACTCACGTATGCAGGAGTCAAAGTCCTGTGCCTTCACCGCTTGGCGAATCCACATTATACATTTTACTCTTTGTACTATTTAATATACAGAGATTAGGTTTTTTATTTCCCTCTCTCTGTATATTATTATAGCACACTATTTCTTATTTGTCAAGGGGTAAATTATATATTTTTTTCATTTAACTAATTCTCTTATCTGATTCTGAACATTCTTTAATTCATTTTGAATTTTTACATCTGAGATAGAATTGATAATAGAATCAAGTTTGACAATAATATCATTTACATTCTGAGAATTTGCGTACTTTACCTTGTTATTCAACACATTCTTATATGCGTTTCTTTCTGTACGGTACGCAATGTAGTTCTGTTTGTACTGTGATATCGTTCTTAATGTTACCACTTTACCCATGCTTTCATTTATCATATCCTTAAACCAGTCGGGGATAGTAAAGCCATTATCGACAGTTGGTCTATGGGTCTTTTCATATTCGTAAACTCTCCCCATAAGTCCAAGTTTATACAAACTTGAATAAGTCAACAGGCTCATGAGTGGTTTTGATTCTTGCGAACAATCTACCTTGCCAAGTGCCTTATCTAATATAAGTTCGTTTGGATGTTCTGTTCTTGATGAACGAATATATCCTGTTCCTAATAATGGCTGTCTGTTTGCAAGTGTATCAAGGTCTTTATATTTAAGTAATACCTCTTTGTCTTTTGAAGTCAAAGGTAAATCATACCCTACAATACCATCATTCTGAACATCACTAAGCTGTAATGACATAATCTGTTGTTTAGTCATGCCATAGAATCCAAGTATACCTGCTACATAACATACAAGTAAAGGTTCTGTGCTTGATACCTTTCCTTTCTTCTCAGCAGTAATGTCAATATCTCTAACAAAGTCTTTCCATATACTATGAATATCATCGGTAGAGTATATTAAAAATTGATTTTCTCTTTCAGAAAAAACTATCCCCTTTGCTATGTCAGGGTTTGCATTTATTCCTTGCTCTTTAAGCCAATAAAGATATAAAGATAATGCTCCCCTTCTTGCTTCGATAGTGTTAGGTTTTTGTACCCAATCTTTTACTATCTCATTAAGTTCATCTAATGACATTTCGTGCAGATACTTTTCTGCGCTTATAAACTTATCAAAAACAGGTCTGATTAAATTCTCACGTTCTGGATGTTGCTTATAATATTCATCTATTAAATATACCATAATATACCTCCTAAGATATAATTGTACAGTATAATTATAGCAAAGCATCCACACTATGTCAAGAGATTTTAATTTTGTGTATACAAAAGATTCATTATTTTTCTACACATTGCTGAATAGATATCTTCTAAATCCCAATCGTTTACATATCTGTCAATATCATCTCTTACGTCATGTTCTTCATTGCCATAACATACTTTATTTATTCGATTGTTCTTTAATGTCATTGTTATATAATCGTACTGATTACGATTTATATTAATGCTATCAGTACATTCGTCAATGAGCGATTCCGCATAGTCTTTTATCTCAGATGTTGCCTTGACTATTATGTTTATAGAATCACAATCATAGTCCCAGTCAACATCTTGTTCAAAAGCCATCCTGTCAAGAATCGCTCCAAGTAAAGATACAATTTCCATTTTCTTTTCCTCCTTAATTTTTAATAAGACCAAGCTGAATCATAATACAAGCATTAACTCTATTCATAGTCTCATCGTCTACCTTACCTATATACTGGCGAAGTATCGTTTTGTTGACCGTTTGTATTTGTTCTGCTAAAGCTGTGGATTCTTTAAGAAGTCCTCCGCTTTTGATGGTCGTATGTATTGGTAATGTTTTTTTATTCTTTGAAGTCAATGGTATTACCTGTACCGTTGGTGCGTGTGCATTACCAATATCATTCTGAATAATTAATACTGGTCTGAGTCCACCTTGTACGGAACTGTGTTCGTCAAGGATGGGTAGTCTTGCCATATAAATACTTCCTCTACTTATTAAACTCATATATCCTCCTTATGTTTAATTATAGAACAGATGTTCTTATTTGTCAATAGCAGATTGATGGAAATTATGTTATAATTTAATGGTAATTATAATCATTCTGTGTGCATTTAGTGTTTAGAATGTGAACGTAAATATTTTTCTCTTTCAATGTTATAATACTTTTTTATAACATCATATCCGAGATTGAACCATTTGTCTTGTAATAAGACTTCTTTCTTGCTTCAACGTCCTCGCAACCTACTAACTCCACAAGCGTAAATTCCGATAATTCCTACCGTACTAATTGTTTATTAGACTGCTAATAATCCTTGTTTAAGAATATTCTTAGCCGCATTAATATCCCTATCATGTTTTGCACCGCACTCAGGACAAGTCCATTCTCTTACAGATAAATCCTTAGTCTCAGGATTTATACAACCACAACAACTACACGTTTGACTACTTGGACAAAACCTATCTATCTTTGAAATAGTCCTACCATACCAATCAGCTTTATACTGCAACATCCTTACAAACTCAGACCATGAACAATCTGATATGGACTTTGCAAGGCAATGATTTTTAACCATGCCTGATACGTTCAAATCCTCTAAACAGATTACATCATATCTACGAATTAATTCAGTAGAGAGTTTTTGTAAGAAGTCTGTTCGCTGATTAGTTATCTTGTCCCATGCTCTTGCTAATCTGATTCTTGCTTTGTCCCAATTGTTACTACCCTTTGACTTTCGGGATAGCTGTCTTTGTAACATAACAAGTTTCTTTTCTGATTTGGCAAGATACTTGGGACTTGATATTTTATCTCCATTTGATGTGATAGCAAAATCTTTAATACCGAGGTCAATGCCTACATTGCAATCAGTCCTTGTAAACGGTTCGTGGTTCTCTTGCTCTACTAAAACAGAACAATAATATTTACCACTTGGAGTTTGACTTATTGTAGCTGATTTGATTTTACCGTCAAACTTTCTGATTCCTCTTACTTTAACCCATTTGAGTTTAGGAAGTTTTATTTTGCGATTATCAAAATTAACTTCTATTGTAGGTCTGCCAATATAATTACAATTTGTTTTATAAGACTTGCGATTATTTTTCTTAGACTTAAACTTCGGGAATCCTTTGTGTTCCCTAAAGAACTTTTGATATGCCGAATCGAGATTAATAACAGCATTATCTAAAGCAAATTTATCTACTTCTTTTAACCATTCGTACTCAGATTTGAGTGTGCGATTTTTGTAATTATTGACATCAATTTTAGACAAAGTTATTTCTTCTGTTTTGTACTTATTTATTTTATATGCTAAACATTGATTATACACAAATCGTACACATCCAAAAGTTTTCTGTATAAGTAACTCTTGTTCTTTATCTGGATAAAGTCTGAATTTATAACCTTTTAACATACTTTTCCTTTTCTACCTCAAAATATTTCTTTATAACATTAAGACCAAGATTCATATTCATATCTATATTCTTTTTAATACTTTCAAAATCCCCACAATAACGACTTGTTGTAACAAGATTGCTGTGGTTTAAATCCCAGTTCAAGAACTGCATAGCCGCTGTGTGAGCCTGTCCCATATCGCCATACATCTCTTGGAAAAGCTGTTCAACTTTATTAGAATATAATTTTCTCAATGAATGAGTAGCGTATCTTACTTTACCATCTGTGCAGTTTTCTCTACCTTTAAGCTGTATACCCAAATCATCTACTAACTTTTTTGACATAAGATTATAGATTCTTGAATAGCTTAATGGGTCAAGAATTTTATTTCCGTTCTCATCAAGTTCATACTGGAAGTCACCATTAATTTTTAAAGGTTTACCAGTCTTAGGGTCTTTAAGTTTGCGATAGTTTTTATATCCACCGTCAGAGATAATGAGCCAATCAAGCGGAGAAAAATCACCACTCCATGTTACCATAAGTACACACATCTTTATAGCATCATTGATATACATAGTACGTGGCTTTCCTGTTTTCAATTCTGAGAATAAACAGCTTTCACGGAACTTGTTATACTCATTTAAAAAATCTATCCTCTTGATTATTCTTGCATCGGAGCATCTTACTCCCCAGTTTGCCTGTGTTACAAAGAATAATGCATCTCTGAATCCTTTATAACCACCTTGTTTGAAACAGGTTTCAAGTACCTGATTAAACACTTCTTCTGGTAGCGAATCCATGCCTATCTTTTCAGCCCTACGCTTTTCAAGTTCCTTGATTCTCTGATAGTCTCCGTCCTGTATGTTTACATCGGGAACAAGGTCATCGAAATCAATATCATCATTACCTAATCGGTCTGATATGTCAATTATCTGACATTCGTTTTCTTTTAATTTATGTATCATATTATCCTCCTGTCTATTGACTTTATGGGTTATTCGTGTTATAATAAAAACGATAAAACTTATCGTTTCTATGTTTAGATTATATCATAGAACACGATAATTGTCAAGTGTTTATAGACACAAATTTTATCATGTTCTATGATATGTATTTGTTTATTTTCTACAAAGGGGTGATTGTATGCCGAGAAGTGAAGCACAGAAAAGAGCAGACAAAAAATACATTGCTAAAACGTATAAGCGTTATGCTATTAATACAAGACTTGAATACGTTCCGACAATCGAAAAGTATATGAGTGAACACAACTTTACATCTTCATCATCTTTCTTTAATACTGCTGTCAAATATATTATTGAAAATAATATAGATATAAGTGGGATAAAAGAAAAAGAATAATTGTCTTACCCTCAGTCAAATGACTGAGGGATTTATTTTTTTTAATACGAATCTTCCATATCACACAGTATATCACTCTGAGTTATAGGCTTATCCCAAATAGTTTCATTGATAGATATTACGAACTTTGCCGTTTCTGGATAGCTGTCTCTTGAACATTCGATGAAATGATATACGTCCTCAATGTTATACGCTTCATAGTTCATGGGCTTTATTTCCGTCCCCACTTCTCCCTTTGGGATGCAGTACGCATTAAATGTCAATGTCACAACTGGCATCTGCTTTTCGTGTGAACTGTTATAAGCGTATCGTGTAAGGATATTACTTGCATCTACGGCAGTAACCATTCCATCATAATTTGTGTCTGCAAGCCAACGCTGTGTTGATGTGAACGAGCGTTCATTCCCAACTGAAATACTCGCATATTCAGTAAGTACCATTGAAGCATCAATACCATCCACTCTACCATCAAGATTAACGTCATATCGGAGTGTCCCCATATCATGCTGTCTTGCGTGTGTGGTCATTGGTGTTGCCATACCTATTGCAAGCATGGCTGATAAAATCATTGTTGCTTTTTTCATAATCATTTCTCCTTTAATTAATATTGTTTTAAGCGTTAATGCTTAGTAAAGCCTGTGTGTTGTTTATTCCACCAAGATAATACTTTCTATTACCTATTATTTTGTCATACTCTCTTTCGCCTGAGAAGCTATCAACAACTTTCTTTTCTTCCTCATTCATCTGCTTGTATGTCTTTGTACCAAAATCAAAAGGTAGCCATCCACGATTCTTTCCTACATAGATATTGTATTTCTGAATCAGTTCTGGACAATTGAAAGTTATATGGACACTACCCTTTAAGTACAGATTGATAGTAAAGTATTTAAGAGGAATGTTCTTTGTAATTCCCTTGTCTGCGTATTCCTTTACTGTGCTGTAAATATCTACGTCAGCGGTCATATTTCCGTCAAAGTAATTCAATATTCTCTCTATGTCAGAAAGTCTTTCATTTAACTTGTATAAATCCAAGTGACCAAAGATTGAATCATAAAGACCATAGAACGGCATAATAACCTTCTTGCCAATCTTGTGACCAATGTTAGTTTTCCATGCGTTATAAAGATATTTAGAATTGTCTGAACAAGCGTAATCAACAGTCATCTTATCGAACATCTTTTCAATCTCATCCTCGATGCCTGTCTTTACCTTGCTTTTCATTTCTGTATAAAGATTGTTGATATTAAATTCAGAAAAGTCATAGTCAGAGAATGTCTCTACTTTCGCCCTGTACTGTTCTTGTAATTTACTTGTAAGATTTCCAGTAAACTTTGGATTTGAAAACAATGCTCTCCAATACTTATATCGAACTGCCTTGACATATTTATTAATAGTCATCTTGTCTTTTCCATAGCCATCTACAAGCTGTATGATAGGATAGGCATACTCATCAGTAAAAGAGTTTGAAAGATAAGGTTTCATTCGTTCAAAGGAATTAATAAGTTCAATTCCTGATTTGATTTCTATGTTGTATTTATTAACAACTGACTTTAAATAATCTGTAACATCCAGTGCGGTTACTTCTTCGGCTGTGGGTTCTTCGTAGTGTTCTTCCTTTTTGAGTTTATCGAATATAGAATCATCATTATCATTAACACTCATAGGAATATTCACATAAATCATAGCAACGTCTACATCTGTCTGACGTTCTGCGTTATTAAATTCTCCGCTATAATATTCTATATTTGCATTATACTCATTCAGTATCTTGATAAGTTCCTTGCGTGTCTCTGTGTAGGGATTTCTGATAGTCTCCGCATTAAGCAAGCACACTATCTGTCCTCCATACTTCTGAATCTCCAATGCTTTTAACAAATGCTTATCTCCATTGCTGAATGGTGGATTCATAATAATAACATTGTACTGCTTGTATGCTGTAAAGGTGAGGAAATTATCATGAACAAGATGAACATTTTTTCCCTTTACTTCCTTGCGCTCTGTGTCAATCGCTCTCAGTCTTGAATTGTCTGGTTCTGGAACAGGAACATACTGTTTAAGTTCCTGATTATAATACTTATAATTTTCACTCCATGAATCAAAGTCATTGTACTGCTTTGTTATCTTCTTCTTTTCGTCAAGCAGTCTATTAGAATTTTCCTCAGAAAAAGTATACAGAAATATCTGTCTCAGATTGTTGTCAATCTCTATGCAGTCTATATCAAGTTTTCCATCAGTTTTGCGATTAAGGTATCTTACTATATCTCCCTTACCTACTGACGGTTCAAGAACTGTATTAACATAATTCCAATTCACTTTTGAATACATCATCTGAATAAGATTCTCAGGTGTAGGATAGAACTCTGATGTATTTTTATCCTCTACATAATTAACTATCTGCATTATATAATTTCCTCCATTTGATTAAGATTTAATTTCCACAAAACCTACTCTTGTAAGTTCTTCTATCATCTTTTCGATATCCGATTTGCGTATTAACTCATATACGTATGGTCTACTTGTATCACAAAAGGGAGTAATAGATTTTACGTATGTCTTTCCTGTGTAGTCTACAGTTAGCCATATGTTATTTGCACATCCATCCCATTTCTTTTGAAGATATACATATTTCATAATCATAATATTACACCTCACTCAATTGGAATCTCTGTCATATGTTTATCACTTTCATATCCCTGTAACATAACAGGCATTATAAGCCATGCGAAGCCATTGCCTTGCATCAATAATCTTTTTCCCTTATGTGGCACAAATAATATATTTGATTTTGTTGTTTCCATAGCATCTATAAGGAACTTAGGATTAATACCTATCCATATTCTATCTGTTGTTGTTCCTAACTTAAACGGAACTCTCAGTCCTTTGTGAGTCTTTTTAGTTTCCTTTACCCATGCTTTTATCTGCTCTATAGTATAGGGAATTTCCAATGAATCATAATCAATTTCGTTTGCTTGTTCGTACTCTCTCTTACAATTGTATTGATTTTCGCCTTCCTCAAAAACAGGAGCGTCTGCTATTACATTTTCGACTCCAAATTGAACTACTCTGAATCCGTCTGTAGCATAATAGAATCCGTCCTTGAATACCAACTTCTTTGTCTGCTCATGCTTTGGATTGATAACCTTATTAATTATCTTTTCAAACTTCTTTAACATTAGATATTATTCCTCCAATTTGCATCCATAACGATTATTGTATTGTAATCGTCTTTTCCCTTAGTAGACTGTGCGTAAGCTATTCCCTTGCTCTTTAGCCATATACAAGCGGCTCTGACATTACTTGCGGCATTTCTATCCCCTCGCAATTCCTCTGCAAAGGTATAGTAACTGCCAACGTATTCTCCATTATTGTTTATTAAATACTCCACAATATCAAGGGCAAGTATATGTCCCTTGAAAAGTCTTGCGAACCTGATTGTCCAGTTTATATCCTGTGTAGTCATACTTAATCCTCCTTTATATCTTCTAAAAATTTCTCAAAAGTATAATCGTTATCCAAAAGATGCGGATGTAATGGATAGAACATAGGACAATTCTCTTTATCCCATATAATATTCTGAGCCATTTTTCCACAGGTTTTTATGTGTGAACCATAATTGCCCTTACGTTTTACCAAATAAATACATCCGTGACACATTTTCTTAACAGCTAATTCTTTGTGTACCTCAAACATCTTTTCGTAAAAGCTCATCATACTTAATCCTCCCTTGTGTTCTTTGTAAACATATCCATGAGATAATGATATGTCTTTTCTGAGCCATAGTCTGCAAGAAGTTTGTCAATTTCGTTTATCCATTCATAATTGAAGTCCTCATCATCAGGCATATAACTCCATGATTCTTCTGTTATCTTTTTAAATGTTTCTGCGTTGTCCTCTATGAACTTATTCCAGTCAGCGATACATTCATAATCACTTGTTTCCTCAATAACATCAACGTGTTTTAGAACGAAGTCACTAAATTTATCATACCACTCAGGAGACAATCCCTCATACGGAACACATACTGTCACGCATATATCATATACGGTATCGTATGTATCATAGTCATTATCCTTTTCCTTTAACCAATCATAAAGATTCATACGTTCTTCCATTTTACTTTTCCTCCTTTAAATATTCCATTACCTCAAACTTATTCTTAAAAAAGTATGGTGTTTCCTGACCGTAATAATTTGTCATCGTCTTTGTACATCCGTCTATGTGAAACTTTCCACCTATTGTTTTAGATACTCCATACTCCTTACCTGTCATTCTATCAGTGACAAGATAAGTTCCGTCACCATTACTCTGCCATAAGAACCTTTTTAAATCACTCATAATCTTACCTCACTTTGCCATATCATATATTCTCTGCGGAACTTTATAGATATAACTGCCACACTGTACAAGCAGAGCATTTTTTCCATAGTATTTTTCTTTCATTCCTTTGATACTGCCTGACTTGTGAAAGTTGGGATAATTTTCTATATGAAGTCTTTCTCCCCTTGCAACTGTAAGATATTTTACTCTTGCCATAATCATTCTACCTCCTTACTTTATAACATTCAGATTAAATTGCCTATCGCATACAGTCCAGTCATAAACTCTTGCATTTTTCCATTCTTCGTGAAGCCCATCCTCTCGTTTAATTTGACTGGCTGTCATGTCAATTTCTACATTTTCGTTGACTTCATACAGATTAACATCAAATTTCATTAAGCTATCAAATTTTTCAAAAAATTCCTTTACTGTCATAGTATTTCCTCCTTTTAATTGTTCACCAAAATATCACCGTTTCACCTGTCTTACGTTCTATATAATCTATTATTTCATCTATAACAGATTTTTTAGCATCAATAATAGGTCTTGTTACTTCATTGCCGTTAATAAATTCATTCCATAAATCCACATGAAATGCATCTAAGTAATCAAATATGCAGTTTAATTTTTCACGGTCAGTCATAGACTTCCTCCTTACATTTCATATAACTTCTTATGAAGATTGTTATAGTTCATATCTTCTGCAATGAGATTTCCCTTTGCATCGAATAAAGCATAAGACTTTCCACAATACTTGCATGAGTAAACTGGATAAGGTTCAATTTCCCTGATATATCCAATGACTTTTTTATTCTTCTGTCTCTTAGTTATTAATCTATCTCTCATGATATACACTCCTTATCTGTTATACACGTTATCCCAATATCTCTTGTACGTTGGTTCAATTATCTGACCATTGCTATTCCTTATTGCTCTGAGATATTCGATAGCCTTTTCGGTTTTCTCTATTCTTCTATTCAGTTCAGATATTCCGATAAGCTGTGGAGCATATGAGGGCAAGCCCATGAATCCTATTGATGACGATGTTGGTTTACCATCCCTTGCTTTTTTATAAAGTTCCAATGCGTTCTCGTTACTTTCAATCGCCTTATCACACATCTCGTTCTGATATTCCGTATAGGTATATCCCTTGAATCTATTATTGAACATATACAATTTCCTCCTTGTGTTTTATGTATTTTCTCACCCATGCTATTAAAGCACAGGTGAGAATCCGTATTGATTATTAACCTTCCATAACGAACTTGTAAAGTTCATCATTTCTTGTGATTACATTTGATGCTCTCATAGTTCCGTTAGTGCAGGCTTCATTATAATCCGCACTTACTGTAGCACCATCTGTTCCATCAAAGAACTGTGACAGCTTATCTCCGTAGATTGATATTTTATCTTCGTATTCTTCTTCGCTTTCATCCATGAACTGCTTTGCTACATACAGAACAGTTATGAGATTTGCCTTTGAAGTGATACGCTTGATAATCTTCTTATCATCTGTAGCCGCTTCGATTGCAAGGTATGTGAAGTCAAGAATTGAATTGATTTCATTAACTGTGTTTTCTCCAAATGTGAATGTCTCATATGCCTGACGTACATTCTTTGAAGAAAGTTCGCTCTGGTCATTAAGGAGAAGTGCAAGCTTAATAATGATATCTTCATTTGCATACCCTCTGAGGGCAGTTGCAGAAAGATTATCCATAAGCAGTTTATGTGATGCTATTCCCTTAATAGTATCAAGCTGTTTTGCCTTGATACGAGCGTTTTCCGTACCTGTCAGTGGCTTACCGTTATTAAGTCTGCTCATCATATCAGCGATTTCCTCATCTGTGATATCTGAGAAGTAGTAAACTGTAAGTCCATATGACTTTATAGTGTCCTGCATTTCCTCAGAAAGTTCGTCAAATGTAAGTCCATTGATATCAACTTCCTCATCGTCAGTGATGAATGGTTCAAGTCCTTCCAGTGCAAACTCGTTGTTTAAGAATCTTGCGAATGTAGTTGTTCTCTGCTTTCCGTCAATAAGGTCATACACGGAAACTTCCTTGTTCTTGACCTTGATTGTCTCATTAGTCTTGATTGTGTAGATTGCAGGAATAGGCATATCCCTGAGTACGGAATCAATGAGAAGTGAACCTCTCTTTTTGTCCCATACAAAACCTCTCTGAATTGCATTGTCAGAACTAATTGTTCCGTTTGTAATACCCTTTACCACCTGATTGATGTTCCAGTTTAAAGCTGCTCTTGTCATAATAAATTTCCTCCTAAATTAACTTTAAATTTTATTTTCGGACTTGCTGTCCTTTGCTATGGTTTTATTATACTATATTATTTGCTCTTTGTCAAGCACATTTTGAAATTTTTATTTTTTAACTTATTCCAAAATGTGCTTGACGTTTCCTTAATAGATTCTTCCATCCTTTTCGATGGTAAGAAGTCCATCCCTGTACCTTGTTTCCTTGCTTAACTCCTTGATAGCTTCTTTAGCCTTATCAAGAGTATCACATTCTCCAACAAGGATTTCTTCGTTTCCTTTTGTAAATACTATGCTGTACTTTGACATTTAATTCCTCCTTTCATGATTCTATTATACCATATACAATTCACTCTGTCAAGAGCAAATTGAAATATTTTTATTTTAACTTAATAACCCATCCGATTCCTTCCTCACGAACGTTGAACCCATACTTAACATAGAAGTCCTTTACACGTTCGCTGATAGTTCTGGTTTCTCCGTCATTCAGAATCCCTACCATTGCATCCCATGCTTCATGGGCTTCTGATGGTGTCATTTTGTAACGTTTAAGATTTCCATTATAAAACATATCTTCCAACGCAACCTTTACTTTTGTGACTTTTCTTGTGTCCATTGTTTTACCTCCGTTATATAATTCCGTTCTCTCTGAACTCTTTGAGAAGTCCGAATTTCTTTCCCATGCGTTCAAAGTACCTTTGCATTTCCGTAAGTTCTTCATAGCTTAACTGAAACTCTGACATTGTATTCTGCCATTCAATAGCTTCTTGTCTCAGCTTTTCCTTTAACTCCTTATACATCACTCATACTCCTTTAAGACAGCTTCTTTTGCTGTCTCTGACAGCCGTAGTTCATATGGATATCCATATTTATTAGGACAGATATCTCTACCAAACGAAACTAATCTCCATGTTCCCTTATGATATCTACATCTTATCCATGAAGAATATGGTGTCCATCTGTAACAGTTTGGAAAGTGCTGACGGAAGTCATAAACAAATTCCGTTCCCTCAACAGCTTTCTTAAATCCCCTCGATGGAATAATATTTAATCGTTTTTCCACATCATTACAGATACCTTCTATTTGGTAATAACTATAGAAGATTCTCTCCGTTGCTCTGCCCTGTATTACATTCAGCGCAGACATAATCTTTTCTGCATTGGATTCCTTTATTACAATTTCCTTCATGATAATGTTTCTCCTTACTTTATCCTATTAAGTTCTCCACCGCATTTACAGCGAAAATTCTGTGGATGTTCTATCACTTTACTCATACGGTATCTTCCGATTTTTGCACCGCATTTTTCACATTGTATTACGTATGTAAATTTCTTTACAACGTCCTGTTCTTTCTCATCTACTCCCTTGTCGTTATCGTTTCCGCAACGCTTTATATCTATTCCGTAGCGGTCATAAACCATCTTAGCATATGCTTTCCACTGTGTACCATGACCGTGACAGTCAGGACAAGTATGAAGCAATTCATGAATCATGGTATTCATAAGTCCTTCATCTGTGGGCGTATATTTCTCATTAATCAGCTTGTAAGATATGCTGATTTTAAAATCTGTTCTTTCTCCTGTGCCTACACTCTGTCTCCATGAGGTCTGTCCCCATCTTCTTTCCGCATGAGATACGGAAAGTTCCTTGATATCCTTACAGTATGGGATGTTCAGTTCATCAAGCATCCTCATACACTTTTCCATATAGTCTTTAAGTTTACGCTGTGCCATAGTTTAATCCTCCGTTATCTTGATAAATATGTTATATGCTTTATAAGCGTTTGCTTTTTCCTCATCTGAACTATTCTTGTCATGCATCTTCGTTATACACGATTCAAGAGAATTGCATCCGTAATGAGAAATATCCCTTAAAAAATATACTGTTTCTTTATCAAGATGTATTGCCTTTAATGTATTAGCATTAATGTCGAAACACTCAGGGTCATTTGGTCTTACTCTTTCACATAACGGAATGTATTCATCCGTTATCATATTATTTCCGATATTCCATATAAAAAATCCTTTAGGAATTTTTTCTACAATCTCAAATTCTCTTGTGTTAAATATACTTGTAACTATTAGTTTGTTATCCTTAATTTCAAATGATTCACGCATAATTTAATCCTCCTTAATCGTAATATCCCCATGCTTCACGGTCTGCTATATCTCTTTCCAGTTCTGCTTCTGGTGTATGATGATAAGCAATAGCATCAGGGATTGTCCACTTGTCAAGTGAATATCCACTTGCGCCCCCAATGTAGAAATAAAATCCTGTCTCATCCTGTTTGATATCAAAACGATGCAATGAGTAAAGGTGTGGAATATCCGCTGTTAAAAGTCCTTTTAAATTCGCTTTAAGAGAAACTTCCGTAAGCTGTTCGCTTAAAAGCTTCCATGTTTCATCAACCTTATTTTTAATTTCTGGTTTTGGTATCTCTGAAAAGTTGACCATTCTTAAAGCATTTCCGTTTTCGGGGTCATGTACTCTGAAAAGAAATTCCGCTGTATAAGCTGTCTCAGATTCTTCATCAAAGACCTCAACTGTACCCTGTATATATCCCTTTAAATATCCGCTTGTATAATATACTGCGCTGTGAGTCCATGATTTATTTGCAAGGTCATTTAAGATTAAGTTGATGTTCATATATGTTTCCTCCTTATGGAGAGTGAACTGTTATACAATTCACTCTCCGAATATATTTTTACTTGATTCCTAATTCGCTTCGTACATCCAATTCAGAAACCCTTCGTAATTCCATTGTCTGTAAATCGTTGTATGATTTGATTTCCAAACGATACATTTTGATGTAGTTATTTGTTCCATAGGTAGATGAGTTTTCAAGTCTTGATTTTACGAAAGAGTTTCCATCAACTCCGCTGTCTCTGATTCCGATGTAAAGCACATCATTTTCAAAGTTCTGAACGACTTTCTCTATCGCTGTCAGAGTATAATATAAATCGCTTGCGTAGTATTCGCAGGTCATTCCTGCCGCCTGTATAAGTTCCGTAAAGATATCCGAATAATTAATATTTGTTGTGGGTTCTCCATTGTATGAACTTGTGTAGACCTGTCCTTCGCAGGTGATTTTCTGTCCGTGATGTAACATATTATTTCCTCCTTAAAAATCAAAGTCCTCATAATCTTCCAGTGCAGATATAAGTCCGTCAAAATCCTCTGATGCTCCTAACATACTTGCAAGCATTGCAACTGTTCCGTAGTCAATTCCGTAATCATCCGCAAGACTTTCAAGATATTCCTTGCGATTTTCATATCCGTTTTCCTTATAAATGTTTGACATATTGATTCCTCCTTATGCTTATGTATCATAGAGTGAATTGTATCTCTTTGCTATGGTTTTATTATACCATATACAATTCACTCTGTCAAGTGTTTTTTATTATTTTTTTATTTTAATTAATTCTTCTTAATCCTCCACTCTATCATGAATCGGTAATGGATTCCATGATTCCGTACATTCTTGAAAACGTGAGTCGCAAGTATAGGCGAAATTACCGCCCATCATAACCCATCTTCCAGACTGTTTAAGATTATAGGGGACAATATAATAATGTTTTTCTCCCCAAAGTATACGCTTTTCCACGATACAGAAATTCTCAGGTGGATTATCTAAGTCCACACTCTCATTTCCATCATCACACGGAATCAGAAGTTCTCTGTATTTTCCAGATACACCACCATTGGTGCAGTCTCCTAATGGAAACTTGTAAACCTCTACTGATAAGCATTTGATTTTATTCATAGTAATTTCCTCCTTTGATTTAGGTTAAAAACCTTATATCAGGGCATCGGAATTTCCAATGCCCTATTATAAAAGTTCTCACACCTCGTGGATATGCCATCCGTCTTTGTCAAGAAGGATATTATCTGCACATCTTTCCGCATTGTCTCCGCTGTTGTAAATGTCCATAATATATTTATCATCAATCACCTTTGTTAACTTCTGTAAATCCGCAAAGGATTTTCTTGTCTTGCTGTATGGAATTGTTCTAAACAATCCCAGTCCAGAAGATGAAGCCATACCATTTCCACAAGAACTGAATTTACTGATATGCAGATTGATTTCCAGTCCTACCTGTCTAAAGTTCTGATACTTTTCCGAGAACCAAAGCTGTGCTTCGATATACTCAGTATCACTCAGCTTAATAACCTTAACAGGCTGTTTTTCTCCGCTGTGCATATAGAAATGTCTCAGGTCAAACTTCCAATTGTTTGACATTTTTTCGTTGTACTTCTGTACCTGTGCTGTTGTAATATTTGCCATAATATTTTCCTCCTAAATTGTATACATTTTACTCTATGCCATGCGAATATAAAATCCGCATGGCTATTGTTTGTCAGCAAGTGAGTGTTGCTACCTTTATGGTGTCCACGAACTGTGAACCGTATATATCACGGATTCTGTTCATGGAATATCTTGAAGCCCTTCCTCCCTTCGTTTCATCATCCGCTAAGTAATAGCGTTTCTGCTTTGTGCTATATTGGAATCCCATTGACTTGATTTTTACAAGATACTTTCCTACGTTGTCAAGCCATATCCAACCGCCTATTATCTCGATACGGATATCCGAAAAGTGTATCAGCTTTTCAATTATCCCTCTGAACTTCTCAGGGACTTCTTTTGAAGCTTTTTCCTTTTCCTTTTTGTTTCCGTGAGTAGCGAAATACTTAATCATTTCATCGTATTCGCTATTGATTTTCTGCATAGTTTCCACATCACCGCCCATGTCAGGATGATATTTCCTGCACAACTTGTGATATAATTTTTTCAGTTCATCCAGTGTCTTGACTTCTTTAAAAAAATTCATATATGTTCCTCCGTTTCCAAAGAGCGAATTGTATATCTCTTTGCTATGGTTTAAGTATATCATACAATTCACTCTTTGTCAAGTAGTTTTTATATATTTTTTTGTTTTAACTTTATCCCTCCCATTCTCCGTAAAGTCCCTGTGGTTTGTCAAAAAAGCAGTCGTTTTCTGCATCCACAAATACATCACAGGGCGCACGATGAAGCAGTTTTGCTATTTCCAGAATAGCTTCATCCCTTGGTTTATCCGTTGTGTATGTTCCTACCTGTGAAACATAATCATATGAACCGTCAGGGAGTTTTCCGATAACTCCGAAAGTATATGCTGTTTTCATTCTTCATCATCCTCCAAATCATCATAGTCAATATCAAGTTTATCCATAAGTTCTTCCAATGTCATGACCTGTGCAGAACACCACTGATACTGCTCTCTTTTCCGAACGCTTCTTCTGTCCTCATCGTATGCCTTTTCAGCTTCTTCCTCTGCCTTTAAACATTCCGCATAATATTCAAGTATTTTCTGTTCCATGATATTATCCTCCTATCTTTTCCGATATGATTTCCAGTACCCTTTTCTGTGTAGGAATATCCCACATACCGCCTGTACTGAATCCATCAATAGTCATATTCTGAATAGACTTTCCATAAAGTTTAATACCTATGGTATGACTGTCAACTTCAAAAGTTCCGTTTAACCATTCGTTTTTGAAGTTGCGCATATGGTTTTTAACCATTGCAAGAAATTCCGCTTTATTCATAATAATCCTCCTTATGTATCATAGAGCAAATTGTATATCTTTGCTGTGATTATATTATATCATATACAATTTGCTCTGTCAATAGCTTTTTAAAATATTTTTGTTTTAATTAATCCGTAACTCTTACAGTTTCCTCAAACGGATTAATCTCAATGTCAATTGAACCTGTTGTATCATCCGTAAACTCATAATAGATATGCGCTGTTGTAATTTCCGATACAGTCAGTTCATACTGTCTGCACGGCTCTCCATTTACAAAGTCTATCTCATAATAGAGCATAAGATTATCCACAAAATCTTCACGCTCCATATATTCAGTTGTGTAATTTTCCCACGCTATATCGACAATAGTTTCCTTGTCAAGCGTGATTTCGTTTCCGTATGTACAGTTATCTTCGTACCGTTTACGTACTCCCACGGCATCGGCTATAGTTAATTCTCCATCACCGTTAAAATCAACGTGTTCGTGATATTCTCCCTTGATAACATAGTCAACTATAATATCTGATATCTCAGGGGATATCCATGAATTGTAATTCTCCGCAGGTTGTGGTGTACCTGCAAGAAGTGAAAAACACATAAATAAAGTTTTTAACATGATTATTCCTCCTTTACTTTAAGTCCCTATATTGATAATTTTTCAACATGAATTTTATTGCATCCCTTTCCGACTGATGGAAAATGTCAATTCTCCACCACTTATAAGCCCATGTACTATCTTTATATCCTCGTGATTTCAGATATTCCCTATAACTTATGTACATAATCAGTCCTCCTTGATATTTGTGAAAGTGACTGGAATTATCCAATCACTTTCACTCTTGTTAATACAGTTTGTTTTGTTCCTTTATATTCTGAATGTTCCTTGATAGTTCCGCTGATAACTCCGTTAAAAATTCCGTCATCATTCAGCGGAATATCCTTTGCGGTTTTCCAGATAAACACATGATTTCCACTTGTAAACTGATACACAAAAGTTGTTACTGCATTGTAGAAACTTCCGTAACAGTTCGTATATGAAGTCAGGCATTTTCCTGTTACTGCTATACCCTTGACCTTTTCACCTACATTTCCGTAATATTCTATCATTGCATTAGCCTTTTCCTTTTCGGCTTTTGCTCTTGCCTTTTCCATTTCCTTTGCGTATGCAATTGGAGCATAGGCAAGCAAACCATCTTCCTCAGTATATCCCTTCATCATGTGCATATGGATATTGTGAAGAAAATCGTCTGTAAATTCTCCGTTTTTAAAATACTCACGGATTTCCTGTGCTTTTTCAAAATCCGATTTTGTCAAGTCTCTATGTGATATATCATCCATAGCTTCATTTTTCAATGACTTTGTATATCCATTGGACTTAACGTAATGCACACAAGCGGCAAGATAATCCTCAATAGGAATTTTCCTTGACGGTCTGCCTGTATACATACCTGTATCAATATTGCATTCTTCAAACAGTGCATCCAATGCACGAAAACAAGATAATAAACCGATATCCGTTATTCCCGTGTACTCTTTAAGACAGGATGTTCCAACCTGTTTATATTCTCCGCTTTTGTTCATGAGAAGAACGGTTTTGCTTCTCTTGTGGTTCGTTCTGCAATGTTCGCAGATTCCTTGACCTTTGCGGTATTTTGTGGGAATACTCCAATCACCACACGGATATACTGCATTTTCCTTTGTTGAAAATGTATGGTCAATAACTCCGATAACGTCATATTCTCCGAGTTTATAGTCAGGGAACACAACACTAACATTTACTACATCAACATGAGCAGTTCCCTTGTCAATTGTAGCGTGTGCGATTTCATCATATCCGTATATGGTGAGTTCCTTAACGTATGGTTCACCTATAGTCAATGATGTTTCCAGACCTATTGCATTAGCTTTTTTTGCGAACCTGTTAAACTGCTTTTGCAGTTCTTCCAAACGGTTCATAAAAATCGTCATTTCCATAACAGTACCTCCGTGATATGTATTAAGTGCAATGGCACTTTTTCAAGCCTATCGAAAAATCCGATAGGCTTGAAAAATGTCAATACACAAAGTCAGTGTATACAGTCTTATTTCCGTCAAAGTATCGTGAATAGCTGATATCATCACATCTTCCGCAGTCATACTTCTTTTCGGTGCGGTCATATTCTCCTTTGATGTAAACTTGACTGTCTGTAACGTGCTTTTCTCCATGCGGTTTAAGGGCGAATAAATCGCCCTTTTTGAGTTCTTTTAATTTCATATTATCCCTCCATTGGCATTGGTGTTAATCCGTATTCAGCACATTTGCTGACCACTTCATTGTATGTAAGTTCCTTGACAATACGCATATTACCTGCAATTATCCAAGTTCCAAACATATTTGGATTGGTCTTGTAACGGTAATATCCGTGAAGGTCTACCATTTCAAGCTGTGCATTTTTAGGAATGATTTTTCCCTGTTTGTTTCTGCCTTTTTCATTTGCCATAGGCTGACAGTCAACAGTTGTTTCATATTCCACTAAGCACCAAACATGGTCTTTTTTCTGCACTTTGTTAAATCTTCTGCCTGTATTCTTTTCCAGTTCTGTGCCGTTAGTGCAATAGTGCTTTCCGTATATATGGGTAACATACGGACATTCATCGTTTAAATGCCAACCGCCACGGTAAGCAAGTTCTCCAAGCTTGCTTTTAACCTTGCCAGACTTTGTGCGTTCTCCGCACTTTGCGAACATCCATGTATTCATGGGAAGGATTTCACTTGCATTGACATACAAGGGATGAAGATTTCCCTTGCTGTCTTTTCTGAAAAGTTTATATCCGTGAGCTGTTTTGATAATACTCATGATAATTACCTCCTGTTATGTATTTAGTAGTATTTCCAGTAGTCAGGGCTTTAGACCTTTTGACTGGTAACAAGCTACATTAACGGTGCATCCGCACCGCCTATCTGTATTCGTATCTGTATTCGGTGGACGTTCCGCAAGTTGTGGGATATTCCCTCCCTTGCTTTCCGTAATGTTGGTATGATATTCAGTTGACGGAATTTCCTCCGCTGTCTGCATTTTTTATTATACAATTCGCTCTTTGCTATTAGATGAATGAGAAGTCGCTTTTTATAACCTCGAATCCGATTGACTCTTGGTTGAAGGCTTGCTTTAAGGCGAGAGCCAGTCTTTTCATGCTCTCAATGTCAATGCTTGACACTTCGATTCTGAGTGTAGGCTCTTGTACAATCTCACCATTTTCGTGAGTATACACTCCGCAGGCTTCGGTAATAGTGCCGAAACCGATAATTTCGGTAAGCAGGTTTGAAGCCACCTTGTAAGCGTCAAGAGTTGACACTTCCTGAGCCTTTGAATCCTTGTCGAATAAGCCACAGAATAAAATTACCTTAGTTGCATTTGTCATAATATACCTCCGTTTAAAGTCCATAAGACTATGTAATTGGTGCTGATTTTGTCGGATTTACGGCAGTTTCAGCATGAATAAATCTTGACAAATAATTCAAAAAATGTTATAATATTAAGTGTGAAGGGCGCAGGACTTACAGAGCGGATGTTAAATCCGCTCTTGCCTGTGGATTAGCTTTTAGTCTTTGTGGTTGTTGTAGTGATTAAGAAGTAAACCACCAAAGATATTGAAACATATCCAAAAGGTTACAAAACCCATTTTGCGCCCTCCTTTCTATGTATATTGTTAAAAACAGGTTTTTCTAATTCAGTCCGCAATAAATGCTTGGTTAAAAACCTTTCAAAATTACCTTGATATACTGCTAATTTACGGTATAGCATACTTTAATTTACCGCCTATGTTTTAAGGTAATACTGCACAAAGTTAGTGTTATTGCACAGTAAGAACATAGTACCTATTGACTATAATTCTATTGCCAACTATTCGATAAATAGATAGAATTATAGCACTGTTACAACACTGTTTATTTTACGTTGTCTGCACAACGGATACTATTTGTTGACCCATTTAGGGCATAGTACACGGAACGTAATTGACTAAATTACTAAAGCGATATCAGGAAGTCAACCCCTGATTTTTTGCGTATGTATGCAATTCGCCCCTTCTATGGTTTAAGTATATCACATATTCACGAATATGTCAATATGTTTTTTTGACGTTCTATGTTTTGCACATATAATTATTGTTTTTCAATATCTTGTGTTGTGCATAATGCACTAAAAAAGGAAGTGAATTATACTATATGGATAAATTTAATCAGTCAAAATATGTAAATCAATACAATAAGGATAATTATACAAGTTGTAGTATTAAAATTAAACCTAAAAATATGCAAATAATAACGGAATATAGCCAAAATTTAGGCATTTCTAAAACTGCATTAATTCAAAAATGTGTTTTGTATTGTTATGAAAATATGATAGATATATCAAAACAGCCCATAGAATAGGCATTTTTCAGCATCAGTTTATTGAATATCAATATTATTGTTAACATAGTAAACTAAATAGATGATATCAGGCTGTTTTGTAAAGATATTAAACAAAATAGTCTTGTTGTGCTGTCTCAAAATAGCCTTTAAAATGCTTTTTAACGGCTTTTTATTATCGGAATGATATTATATTACCCATATGTTACAAAGGGCATTAGAAACGATTTTGCTGTTTTGTAGCGATATACGGTCATTTGAAGGCTGTTGAAAACTTTGCTTTAATTGTTGAAAGTTGTATACATTGCACAAATGTATTCATTAAGTAGTGAATATTCATGAGAATAGATTCGGAGTTTATGCCTATATTTCGGATAGAATCAGGGTTTTGTGAATATGAATATTCAGTATTTTGTGTATATTTTAACGGTTTATTACTTATTGTTTATTTGTATGGTATTTATACAGATTGTTATTGAAGTGAATGTGTTATAGGTATAGACTATTAATTTTATTTGTGTTATTGGTTTTGGTTATATGTTATTGGTGCATTGGTTATGTGTTATGTTTTGATATCGGTATGATATCAAAATGATATCAAAAAATAAAAGTGTTGCAATTGCAACAAAACGACCGACAAAAATCACTGTAAACCAAAATTACTTTACATATGTATAGGGATATCATATAACAGCATTAAAAAAATATATATGAATGATTCTTCAATTGTTAAGGATTTATCGTATACTATTATAATATAAAAGGGAAATGTGTTAGGCGGTACTAACAGTAGAAAATGTGCGAATCTACTGTTAGCAAGCCCTAACTTGGCGATATATCGGGGATTGGTTTACATCGTAAAATCTTTTAACAACTGTTTTACACGGTAAAGGTATTCCATTCACAGCCTTCAAAAAAATTACATACACTTCATATGCACCTTATATACACTTCACATACATTCCAAAATGCAATTCAAAATCATATAACTTCACACATATTCTTATTACTTCTCCCTCACCTCTCTCCCTCAGAACTATCCCTTATCAGATATCGGCTTAATACATTCAATATAATATCTAATATTAAATTTCAAATAAACATCTCTTAATTCCTAAAAAGCTAATTTAATCCAATCAAGAACGTATCTATTCTATTATTTTATTATCTATATAATTAATCACTTTATAATACTCCTATTCGCTCTACAATAAACTACAATCAATTCTAACAACATAAGTAGTGTAACTATATTCCAAATAATACAAAGCCTTACAGCGCATTTAAAAGCGTATTATAATACTATAAAACATTTCCCATTCAATAAATAAAAACAGGTCAGATAGTTTTTACCTTTAAACGGATGCGAAGCAGACGATTAAAGGTAAAACTGATTATGCGAGTGTATGAACGAGCGTAAGCGAATGTTCATACACGGCAGAATCAGACAATGTAAAAAATTGGGGGTATGCTTAATAGTAGCTATGCAACAATTTTTGTAACGGTCTATTGACAAAGAGTAAATTGTATGTTATAATATAAGTTAGAACGTGAGATGATAATTGTAGGATATTGTGAAGATAATTGCCCGAACTCCGATTCTCTCCGTTCGTTCACTTATCTTCACGAACAATAATCCGCAAGCGGCTTATTGTTCCATCTCTTTTTTGTTTTTTATTTATTATTAATTATATTATATATATTTATATTAATTATATTATATATTAATTATTGGCAAGCGTATCGGGTGTGTGTATTACGAGCAACGTAAACGACCAAAATCGGAACTATTTGCCTATATATAGCGGTTTTTTAGGAATTGCACCCTCGCCTGAAATGTCCGAAAAAGGGGGTGTTTCTCGCCTGAAATGTCCGAAATTTTTAAAAACCTCTTGACAAGGAGTAAAATGTATAGTATAATTTAATTGCAGAAACGCATAGTGTTTCTAATAAATACAATTGAAAGGATTGGTTTAATGGAGATAATACCAACAAACATTAACGAAGAAACAGGAGAAGTGATAACAGAAAAAACCACATACACAGAAGAAGATATATATGCTGCCGAGGTCAAAGGACGAGAAGAAGAAAAAGAGCGAGAACGTCAAAATAAAAAAATAAGAAAAGAGTTTTACGAAAAGAAACAGAATTTAAAAATGGTTACATCAGAATTGGGTGGAAACTTCTTTTGGGGGATATATAATCCAATCGAAATATACTACCCTACTTTATCCGATAGTATGCTTGTACAAGTAATGTATCTAATGACATATTTAAAATATAATGATAATGTTTTAGTTATTAGGGATGATTGTTATTCAACCTATCGTTATATGACCAAAGAAGATGTGAAGAAGATTATTGGTGTAGATAAAACTCATTTCGCTCGTTTTTGGAAAGAACTTCTTAAAACTGAAATTGTCGCTGAACAAGAAGATGGTAAGCTAACTGTGTCCGAAAACTTTAAAAGGGGTTGTATAAAAAAAGATATTGGAGAAGATACTTGTGCTATAAAAATATTTTCACATTGCGTTAGATATCTTTATGAAAAGACTGAACCACGCTCACGAAAATATCTTGCAATGCTACTGCGATTCATTCCGTATATCAATGTAAAATACAATGTGCTTTGTAGGAATCCATTGGAATTAGATGTGAATGAAATAGATTTAATGACAACAAAGGATATGCTGTCGCTACTTGGACTTGGAGAAAGACAAGAGAAAAGATTAATTGACACTTTATTTAAGATTTGTTTTATAGATAAAGATGGAAGTAGCAGAAGTGTAATTACTATTATCCAAAACGTCAAGGATGACAAGATAAGAAAATTCATTACAATTAATCCTCAATTTTACTCAGGTTATTATTGTAATGAGGACATAGCACCAATAATCGCTGACAAGTGTATAAAAGAAAATAAAGCATTAAATATTAACCTAAAGGAGAACTATTATGAAAATAAAAGTGTATGACGAGTTTAAGACATTCAGAGAATTTATTAATATTTGTAAGGGAGTATGGAGGTTTTTGAAAAACAATAATTGTACTATAAAGAATCTCACTGTATACGTAACCCTTTATAACGAGAATAATAACTGTGAAGATATTAACCTTTATGACAAAGATGGTAATATATCTTGTAAGAATGTAGGATTAATGATTGGGGATTTCCCTTATATTAATTGGGATGAATTTAATGAAAATAAGAAAATAGATAAGGGTAAGAAAATAATTGTTCGTTCAGAAGGGGATATGTTAAAACAACGTGATTATAATTTGAATTGCAATAGAGTTTATTATAAGGGAATAGATTTTGATGACTTAGAATAGTTAAAAATATAAAATTTCATTTCCCTCTTGACAAAGAGCGAATTTTATAGTATAATATATATAGAGGTAAACGATTTATATTTTAACCCTCATAGAGTAAATTGTATAATAGAAAGGTGGTGAACTTATTGAAAGACTGGATTGACTACTTACAGACTGTATTAAACTCTAACACAGAGAGTGATTACACAGATGACCAACAGAACGATTATGACTGCTATGACACCTATCAGGGATGCGGGTCATGGTACGATTACTATACAAATTGGTGTTGAACTACTGCAAATCTCATAAACATTAAAGGAATAGGAGGTAATGATATGGTCAAAGTAAAAGAAAGTTTAGTTGGCAAGCAGTTTGGTAGGCTGACTGTTATTGAATAGGTTGAGGATTATGTAAGTCCTAAAGGTAAGCATCGTGCTAAATATTTGTGTAAGTGTACTTGTTGTGATGATAAATATGTTACAGTAATGGAAAATAATTTAAAAAACGGGTCTACTTATTCTTGTGGATGTTTTAACTCAGAAAAGATTATTCGGCAAAATAAAAAATATAATGACTACGAAGTTCAAGAAGATTGTGTTATCATGCATGATTTAAATGGTAAATCATTCTATATTGATTTAGAGGACTTTGATAAGGTTAAAGATATATGTTGGCACATAGACCTCAATGGATATGTAATAGGATGGACAAATGGCAAAGACGTTGGACTGCATAGATTTATTATGAACTGTCCTGATAGTATGGACGTAGACCACATTAATCATGATAAATCGGACAATCGTAAATCAAATCTTAGGATAGCTACAAGAAGTCAGAATAGCATGAATAGAGGGTTACAGGACAATAATACATCGGGAGTTACTGGGGTATACTGGAATAAAGGTAGAAAAAAGTGGGAGGTACAGATAGGTGTAAATTCTAAAACAATTTTTCTTGGACATTTCACTAATTTTGATGATGCGGTCAAGGCTCGAAAAGAAGCAGAAAATAAATACTTTGGAGAGTTTAGTTATGATAACAGTCAAACAAATTAAAAATAAAAGGAGAAAAATATATTATGGGAATATGGATTGAAAACAAATGGTACGAAGAACCTGAGTTGTCAGCTTATATCAAGCAGTTAAAAGAAGCTATCTCTGATTCAGATAGAACTATTTCTGATTTACAGGATAAGCATTGGAATGAATGTAGACAGATTGCTCATTACGAAGAAGAACTTACAGAAGCCAAGAGATTATTGAAGATTGCAGTTGAAAGTTTTGATAAACTGCTTGACACAGTAGTAGGTTTTGAACAGAGATGTATTGTATGCGACTACGCTATGAAGTATGCTAATCCTTATGATGCGTGTAACTCTTGTCCTCTTGGAAATGGTAAACATAAGAGATGTACATGGAAGTTTAAAGAAGAAGCAATGAAGTTAATAGGAGAATGAAATGAATAATAGATTTAATGCTTTGTGCGGTCAGGAAGATAGCGACGAGGATGATGAAGAAGAATGATGACCAAAGGGGATTTGTTAATTGAAGTCATGCAATATTGTTGTAGGGATATTTGCTATAAATGTCATAACTGCAATATGGTTGATAGATGCCTAAATGATTTCTATGAAACTATACCGTGTGATTGTCCATGTAACGACACTTGTCATGATATGACAACAATATCGTTTTGGTTGATTGACGATGGAAAATATTGAAAGGAGTTAATATGAAATTATTCAGTGTACAAGAGTTATGTTATAAAGTATTAGGATGTTTTCGTCCTATTGCAGAAACAAATGTAGATAATGAACGATATGAACATCTGAAAGACTGGACTGAGTTTAACAGACATATTATATATGAACTGATTACGTGTGCCAGAAAAGAAGATATGCGTTCATACGCTTCATCAAAACAGATTGTAGATTTGGCAAGAGAACACCTTGACGAAATATATCAGTGGATAAAGGATGAGCGTAAGCTGTGGCATCCTGATTGTGAGGAATGAATTATATGAGTAATAAAGAAACAAGATTAATGAGATACCTGCATGAGTTTGGTAGTATTACTTCAATGGATGCTATTTCGGAACTTGGAGATACAAGATTAGCCGCTACAGTATTTCTTCTCAGGAAGAAAGGTGTTGATATTATTTCAACTAATGAAACGAACGTAAACAGATGGGGCGAAAAGGTAACTTACACAAGATATATTCTACAAGAGGAAAAGAGCAATGACAAACAGACAGTGGCTTAATAATATGGCATTGATAGATAAGCTACTTATTCTATTAAAGCATACAGACGGTTGTCCATTATATTTATTCGGAAAACATTATTCGTCTGCAAGATGTGATAAGTATTCACAGATTAATGACCCTGATATGACTGATACTTGCTATCATTGTATGTGTGATTGGTTAAACGAGGAGAGAAACAAATGAAACTATCAGTGGTATTACTACGATTATTAAAAATGATTCAAGATGATTGTAGTAAACATAATTGCAGTCATTGTAAGTTTAAAAAGAATATCTATATGCATGAACCATGCTTATTAGGTTATCCCCATAAATGGAAATTAGATGAACTTACTGACGATAGATTACAACAAATACCAGAACTTGCTTTTGAATTTGACCATTGGGATTTATATGATTTCTTTGCACAAGAAGATGAGGAAGAATGATAAGGAGAGATAATATGGATATAAATGATATTAAACAGAGAGCATGGGAATTTAAAGGAGCAACAAATTACTGGACTGAGATTCATGCGATAAAGGATGATTTGAATTTATTAAATCCTCTTGCAAAAAGGATTAAGACTTGTTCGTTTCCACTTGAAGTAAGAATAGCAAACCGAGCATTTGATATGATATTTAAGGATTGGTGTTATAACATAAACTACGTTGAAGATGTTTATGCTGTATATACTATGCTTACCGAAATTGTAACAGACATATGCAATGAATCAGGAAAGTATACCGATAAAGAGAAACATGACCTTCTTGAATGGTGTTATACATCAGAAATTGATGTGCCTGAGTTTGTAAGATATACAATTAGTTCTTCCAGAGGAATTTCAGAAACTATTACTAAAGTTGATACAATAATGAGAGAAATCGAAAGAGAGCGTGAAGAATGAGTATGAACGAATTAAATGAGTGGGCTGAACGCTGTCAGCAAGACGGTATAGAAGTATGGAGACTTGAACATGAATCAGATATAACAGGACTATATATGACAAAGAAGAAAATAGGTAATGGAGTTCCATGCTACAATTGGACTTCACCCATATATCATATTTGGATAAATGATAAACAAGTATTTACCTGCATGAATTATCGTGATGCTTATGAGATTTATAAAAATGAAAAGGAGAGATTTGAAAATGATTAATTTATTATCAGCGGTTACGTTATCTGTAATAGGTTCTACTATCATTAGTAGACATACCAATAGTAAGGGCAAGTTTGATTTTATTATGACTATGGCTATTTGGTCACTGATGTTGGCAGGTATGAGTTTAGCCAAATTCTTTGCGAGGTAACGTAATATGAATACTAACTGTGAAGAATGGTGCAGAATTGAATGTGGTCATTGTAAATGGTTTAAAGTTAATGCTGATATGGACGGTGTTGAATCTACCTGTAAGAGATTAGACCATAAGCATTTAAGATTTGCCAAAAAGATTTTCAAATCCTACGATTGTGGATGTTTTGATATAACCACCTGTGCTGACTTTGAACCAGATGAAAAGAAAGTGCCGTGGCTGTATAATCATTGGGATGAGGTCAAAGAGCAAATTATACCTTGCGGAGAATTAGCTTGTGTTGGACTTAATGTTGACGGAAACACAGATGTAATGTATTGTGTGTTAGGCTCAGATTTTTATAATAATACTTTTATCAACGAAGATGGTTCTCTTAAATGGAGACATAAATGTTATTCAGTTCCAGATAGAAAGAGTTGTTCAAAATATCGCACAGTTTATGAAACACCTGATGGACTAAAACTAACACAGGAATTATGTAAGTTATATGACAGGGGGTTATTGCAGTTGACATTTGAAACTTTAAGGAAGGTTCTTAATAAAGGTGATAAGCACGGGTCAGCTTTCAATGAGATACTTGACTACTACCATATAGAAAACAAAGACCTTACCAAGATTACAGAAGATATGGCTAAGAGTTGGTTGGAAAGGAAGTGATAATAATGTGTTCAGCAACTACTAAAAAGATAGCTTCATTTAGTAAGACCGATAGGCATGAGACTTTAACAATACTTATGGATTGGTATGGAGTTAATGACCTTGAAAATATTCCTGAGACTGCCGCATTAGAATTTCTTGCAATGCTTGAAAGTGGTGAGGTAAAGGTTTGATAAGAATTATTCTATTTGATTTATTACTTGATATATTTGTCGCAATAATGCTTGTTGTAGTTTATCACATTGTAGATATAATCGCAATAGATATTTTATATGGCAAGGGTGTTGCAAAGTTTGATAGTGATTATCAATTTGATAGACTTGTGTCAATATTAATAATTGGCTTGATACCAATAATTAATATTATATGCTTGTGTTATATGCTCTGGACGTTTGAATACAGAGTTGAAGCATTTACATGGGGTATATATAGATTGGCACGAAAGAAACATGGAGTAATTGTAAGAAAAACAAGAAAGAAGGAAATAAGAAATGATATTTGATAAGTATTCAATAGTTTGTGATAGTGCGGATTACAAGTGGTGTTCCAAGAAAAATTGTTTCTGCCACAAAGATGAATATGGATGGATGTGCAATGAATGTCATAGGAGATAATAAATGGTTAAAGCAAGAGAAGATTTAATAGGCATGACATTTGGAAGGCTTACAGTTATTGAATACGCAGAAGATTACGTAGAACCTAATGGTACGCATAGAAAAAGATGTAAGTGCTTGTGCGAGTGCGGTGGTGAAAAAACCACTCAGGTTAAAGATTTAAAATCTGGCAAGACCAAATCATGCGGATGCCTTTCAGCAGACCTAAGCAAATCTCGTAGAAAGTTTAGCAATTTGGAAGGTGAGAAATTTGGTAAACTTAGGGTTTTGTCGAGGGCAGAGGATTATATTAATAGTAAGGGACACCATTACTCTAAGTGGAAATGTATTTGTGATTGTGGTAACGAAGTTGAAGTATTGGAAAGAAGTCTTAAAAGTGGAAATTCTAAATCGTGTGGATGTCTTTCAGCGGAACATCGTAGAAGGTATAATCGTTATGAATTTTGTGGAAATTATGTAACTATGTATACACTGAAAAACGAGCCATTTGATGTGGATTTAGATGATTTTTGGAAAGTAAAAGATTATTGTTGGAGAAAGGACGGAGATGGATATTTAAAAAGTCAAGATAATGGTAATCCAATTTTATTGCACAGATTAATAATGAATTGTCCTGACGATATGGTAGTTGACCATATCAATCATGATATAACTGATAACCGTAAAAGTAATCTGAGAATTGCAACTGTAAGACAAAACAACATGAACAGAAAATTGCAGAGTAATAACACATCAGGTGTTGTAGGTGTGTATAAACCGAATGGGTCAAACAGGTGGGTGGCTCAAATAAGAATAAGAAACAAGGGAATACACTTGGGAAGTTTTGCTTCACTTGATGAAGCTATATCTGCAAGAAAAGAAGCGGAGCAAAAATACTTTGGTGTTTTCAGTTATGACGCATCTATGAAAAGAGGTGTTTGAAATAGTTGGTGTTTATCAAATAATAAATCGAATTAATGGCAAAAGGTATATAGGGGAATCAGTTTCGATTGCCAAAAGGTTCGCAGAACACAAACATGACCTTGAAACCCATAAGCATCATTGCAAGGCTTTACAAAAAGCATGGAGCAAAACACCTTCGATTTGTTTTAAGTTTCGTATAAAAGAAATATTTCTATTTACAAACTATTTTGTTAATAGAGATAAATTAATATTAATGTTGTTTCTCAGAGAAGCATATTATATGAGAATGACAGATGAGTTATATAATACGGAAGATACTGGCAGTATGTTAAAATCATTTGCCCTTAATGGAAACTTTGAAGGGCGGTTCAAAAGATACAAACGTTACAGACGATGGGTCAGGAAACGTTTGGTATTTATGAGAAGATGGATGCCACATATTCTTATAGCGGCTCAATATAATTATGTAGTGCGATTATTCTTGTATGTTTTAATGGGGGTGATGATATGGGCGATTTGTTATTACTTCTTACCTACATCGGTGTGGGAGTGGGTAGCTTCAAACTTTATAAATACATCAAGTTAAAAAAATCTCAGCTTGATGTGGTAAGGTTTGACCAAGAAGTTTCAGACTTAATGTTAAAACGAGATAGGGCAATGACATTACACCGATTACTTACTGATGTAAACATATGTGATAAAAAGAATGAAAACTACAAGGTATTTAATTTATCTTGGAAATCAGAAATGGACGGTCAAATATATGCTTACGATATTTATATCACTGATAAGAAATCAGCTAATGCAAATGCCCTGACTGAATTAGCGAACATCGAGTTGACTAACCTTGCGCCTGATATTAAAACAGGTATATACAAGTTGAAGTTAAGAAGCAACTTGGTAGGAACAGAGTTTAAAACAGATGATGAGTATGTAGCAGAAAAGCCAACAAGAGATATTGAGACTTTGGGTGATGATACAAAAGTATATTTTTAAGCCACTCCCCTACCGAAACTAAAGAAGTATTTTTACCTTTGAGGTAGATTAATCTATAAATTTTTAACTACTATTGACGAAAGGGGAGGGTATATGAATTGTCCTGATGTAAAGTTTTGTGAAATGTGTGGAAAAAAAATAAGTGATATCAATGACCCCAATACGGATTGGATGAGTCATATAAGAATTAAATACTGCCCTGAGTGTGCGGCTTACCGAAGGAAAATGAATAAGCGCAATTGGGCTTCTAAAAACACGGATGCTCATAAAACAGTTGAATCATTTCTTGGAGAATATTCAAATTTAATGAGAGAACAGATATCAGAATTAAAATCTCAGATTAAATTAATTCAAGAAGAAAATGATTTGCTAAGAAAAGAAATAATAACATTGAGAGGAAATATGTAGAAAGAGTAAATTGTATACAAGGAGTGAATTGTATTGAAGCGTTGGCAGGTAACATACTTAGGTAAACCATTCATGTTGTATGGCAGTACGGCAGAAGAAGTAAGACAGAAATATTCAAGTACAATTGATAATGGAAGTGATATTATACCTCTCCCCTATCCACAAGAATTGTTTGATAGGCTTACGGAATTACCAATAGTCCACAGAGACAATAAAGGTAGAGAATACAGAGAGGTTAATATTGGTTGTAATTATTGTACTTACAGAATCAGTAAAGATGAAACGGACGGAAGATATTATGACTTAGTTCAATATCGTATTAATGGTGGTAGACTTATAGCACCTGCCTTATGGTCTACTTGTACAGCGCATGAGTTTGTTGATATGTATTTAAAACCTGTTCCTGATAAGAAGTGTGGTTGGTTATTCTCTTTGAAAGAAGTTAAGAAGCTGTGCGGTAAAGCTATTTGCAAAGTTTACGGATATACAGTATGGAAAGATACAGATGGTTATTATTATATAGGGTGCAATATAAACTGGAATAAGAATCGCAAAGAAGAATACAAAACAATATCACCTTATAAAGATACGGCTGTTCTTGTAGGTTTTACTGAGGGGATGCATGGTGAATATAAACAGCGTTGGTTTGAAAATGAAGATAAATGGAATGAATATTGGAGGAAGATTACAATAGAGCAGGCATCGTGTGCAAGAACATTAAACTATGAGATATTAAACCATGGTTATTATAAGTTGTCCGTTGAAGATAGAAAGTTAATATGTAGATTAAGATATATGAATCTTGAACGAGAATTAAAAACTGAGCCAAGTGATATTGTAGCCCAGTGGTGGGCGAAATACAATAGGCAGTTTGTAGAAGATGAAAGGCTATTTGAAAAAATTGTGGAGAAAGTGAAGGAACAGGGAAATGGCATTAGATAAACAGTATTGTATTTATGGTATAGATACCTCTGCATTTTACTTTGACGATGAAAGAAACGTAGAGCAGAAAATGTATAAAATAAGAGAACAGAAGAATCAATATAAAACATTGCTTGAAGATAAAAATATTTGTGATGCCGTAAGATTTGTTTTGGAAAAAAAATACAAGGAAGTATCAAGACAACTTTCAACTTTAAAAGAAATTCTCTTGTCAATGATGAGAGGGAATATGAATCGTTATAGATACATTAATCCTTTAAAGTTAAATCCTCGCAATAGAATATCTATATTCGACAGTGAACTAACTCGTTGTTTTGGTATGATACCTTTAAACCTTAATGTAAGACAGACAGTTGAAAACACAACTGTCAATGAGCAGATTATGGTAATATCGGTATTTTATTTTGAAGTTCTTGAAAATATGATTCATAGTGGATTCGGTTATAATGGAAATAAGTATGTGTATTTTGCAAGTAGTGCAGGTCAGATACGAACAAAGAAGGCTGTTTTCGTTAGAGAAGATTTGCTTAACCTAAATTGGAATAGACTATCATGCGGTCTTTCAATCGAAGAAGTTAATCAAAAGGGTGGTATGAATCTTAATAAATACAATGCGTATCTTGCTCTTTGTAATTCAGCAACAGAGGAATGGACTGACTTTGATATTGACCGTTGTATTGTTGTTGATGATTTTGAAACTAATGTTATCACTGAGGTTGATTATGTTGACGATAGAGATTATAGTATTACTCGTCAAACTATGCCTGTGCCAATTCCTCATACCGATGGATGCGGAATGATAAGTCCAGAACTGAGTAGTAAAAACTTTATGGTCAGGATGCCGTGGGTCAAAGGATTACTTGGGGTATTTGACTTCAAAAGATTTATTATTGAAAACAAGTGTTCGTCCATAGTAAAAGATATTTGGGGCAAGGAATGGGATATTATTGAAGATAATATTCAAATCATTCTTACTAAATCTCAGCTTAAAATGTATGCCTATTATGACAGTTGGGAAGATTATAAGAATAGGTTTAAAAAATATAATTGCCATGCAGGTAAATGTAATGTTGAAGAAAACTATTACAAGAAAGCAAGTATCAATTATCAGATGATTCAGAGTTTTATTGATTATAAGGATTCTGAATTAAAGAAGATGTGCGCTGACAGCGTGAGTTTAATTAATGGCATTTGCACTGATAAACAAGTTCAGCTTGAACAGTTTGGTATTAGGGATGGTAAATCTTATAACAAGTACAATGGTATGCAGAAATGTCTTATTGAATATAACGGACTAATCAAGGATAACTTTTTTAGAGAGAAACTGCGTGATTCCAGAAAGAAACTTATCAAAGATTTATATTCGGCTAAGTTTAGAGTCAATGGATATTACACTTTCCTTTTGCCAGACCTATATGCTTTTTGTGAATGGTTATTTGAGGGTAATCAAATACCAAATGGTTTGCTTGCAAACGGTGATGTATATTGTAATCTTCATGAATTTAATAAGGAAGTTGATTGTTTAAGAAGCCCTCATTTATATTTTGAACACGCTATAAGGAATAATGTTGTTAATTCTAAAATTCAGAAATGGTTTACAACTAATGCTTGCTATACAAGTACACATGATGTTATTAGTAAGGTTCTCCAATTCGATGTAGACGGAGACAAGACGTTGATATTACAGGATGATAATATTATTAGCGTTGCAAAAAGAAATCAAATGGGTGTTGTTCCCTTGTACTATAATATGCGTAAGGCGGCAAAAGAACAGGTTACAAGCGAAAGCAGATACAGAGGACTATCAACTGCCTTTACAGGTGGCAATATTGGAGTAGTGTCAAATAATATCAGTAAGATAAAAAACAGTCAGGAAATCAGAACACCTGAGACAAGACAAGAAGCCATTGACTGTTTGAAATATCTTTGTATGGTAAATAACGAAGTAATTGACTTTGCCAAGACTTTATATAAGAGTACACCGCCAAAGCAAATTAAGGAAACAATATCAAAGTATGTCAATAAGAAATTACCTGCTTTCTTTACTTACGCAAAGGACAAGAAAGAAACACAGGTAGAATCTCTTAATGATTGTATTGTAAATAGAATCTTTACACTATATCCAGAAAATGAATTTAAACTTTCGTTTGAAGATAAAAAAAGATTTGATTATCGTATGCTTATGAACAATCCTAACATAGAAGTAGACGAGAATGTACTTAGAACATATAGTGACATGGTATCAACTGCTAAATTAAAGAAACATAAAGAAGAAGAAACCAATGCAATAGTTATTAATGATATTATTTCAGAAATGCAGAAATTTGATTATGCTCAATACGAAATATGTGATATGCTTGTCAAGGATATGTTTAAGGAACATACGGTGTTTAAGGACATTAGATATAAAGAGTTCTTCTTTACGATATATGGTGATATTGTTTATGAAAACATTGTAGCCAACAAAACTAAATACGGCTACACTTGTATTGATTGTGGTGCTGAGATAAAGAGAGTAAACGGTAAATGCAGATGTGAAGAATGTCAGAAGAAACAAAAAACAATATTAGCAACATTAAGAAAACGTAAACAAAGAAGTATGTCACGCACCGAAAATGTTTGATATTCGCCTATAAATAGCCATTTGTTAAGGGTGTCGTAACAAAAAACTGGGGCTATATGGAGAAAGTACAACCGCATAAGTTACAAGCAACTCTTAAAGTGATGAGGAACATAAGATAGAACTTGTGTTCCTCTTATCTTTTTATACGTACAATCTCCCAATATATCATACCATATCAAAGTTAAAAAGTCAAGAGGTATGATAAATAAATTGAAAGTAGTGAAATAATTAATGATTCAGATTAACCGTGATGAAGCACAGGCACTTATGTCTCAGGGTATTCATTGTCCAAAGACTTGCAGACTTAAAAGAGATGGTAGTAAGCGTGGCAAGTATTTCTGTCCTAATGAAGCAGATGCTATCAGAAAACTTGAACAGTATCGCAAGGAACAGGCAGAAAAGTTTAGCAATAATAGTAAGTAATAATATCCCCTGTTATACACAGAGGGCTATCTTTAATGATAGTAACTTAAATGAATTGAGGAAATATTAATGGCTAACAAAAAGAAACCAGAAACAAAGATTGAAGAAACAACTAATATTCCAGAGGGATATGTAGAAATCACACCTGAGCAACTTGTAGAAATGCAGAGTGGTATGCAAACCATAATGAGCATCGGACTGGCTGAAAGACTTTACCTTGAAGATAGGGCAGATAGGATTCTTTATCTTGATGGAGAAGTAGACGATGATGTTCTCCATACGCTTATTCTACAAATATGCAAGATAAACGGAGAAGATTCTGGTAAGTCAAGGGACGAGAGAGTGCCTATTACTTTAGTAATAAATAGTTCTGGTGGCAATGCAATTATAGGTATGGCATTAGTGAACGCTATTCAGAGTTCTATTACTCCTGTAATTGGTGTATGTCTTGGTATGTGTGCAAGCATGGCTTTTGGAGTATTTGCGGTTTGCCATACAAGGCTGTCTGTTGCAGATGCAACATTTATGGTACATGATGGTTATGAATACAATCCTATATCTACGACAACAAAGGCACAGGATTGGGCTAAATTCTCCCCTCGTCTGACTAATAGATATAATAAGGCTATTGCGGCAAGAACTAAATTTACGGTAAAGGAACTTGAAGATATGTCTCCGCATGATTGTTGGTTCTTTGCAGATGACCTTGTGGATATGGGGATGGTCGATGGTATCATTGGCAAGGATATTGAAATGGAAGAAATATTTTCTTTTATGAGTGATATGTCTTGTGACTGTTGTAATGAACATGAATGTTCTGAAAAGTGAGGTATGTCCTCATGGCTAAAAGCAAGGATAAGATTAAAATTGAAATAGTTGGCAAGAGTGGTGACGGAGTAACAGGAAGTATGTACTTCGTCACATTCAACGATAAACAAATACTTCTCGATACAGGTCTTTATCAAACCTCGTCTGATGATATCCTTAAACAATATAAGGTCAATCATAGGAATTATAAAGTCCCATTTGCTGACCTTGATGCTGTGATAATTAGTCACGCTCACATAGACCACATAGGAATTGTACCTTATCTTTTTGCAAGAGGTTACAAGGGTAATATTTATATTCCAAAAGGAAATAAATATCTTGCACGAATTATGTGGGAAGATAGTTTGAAGATATTTGAAAGTGATTGTGTAAAATTAGAAAAGCGTTACGATATGAAAGCTACTCCATTATATACACAAGAGGATATAGAAGTTGCAATGGAGCATTTGGTTGAACTACCATTCGGTGAAAATATTGTTCTGTTTGATGATTTGATTTTGAAATATTATCATGCCAGTCATATTGTAAATGCCGCACAGATTCATTTGACATTTAAGGTTGGTGAAACTATAAAGACATTATCATACACAGGAGATATTGGTTCTGATATTGATAAAGATTATATCTTATCATATGAGCCACTTCCCTACTCTGATATTGTCTTGGCTGAATGTACTTATGGTGGTAGTCATAAGACACATAAACAAAAAGACAGAGATAAGGATATTGAAAAAATAAAATGTGTTGTTGACCAATGTTGCCAATATGATACACAAAAGGTTTTGTTTGGTTCATTCTCTTTGAATCGTTTACAAGATATATTAACTACATTATACAAGATATACGGTGATGATGAATCATTTGCGACACCAATTGTTATTGATGCCCCACTTGGTAAAAAGGTATCTGACATATGGGACAAGTTAATTGAAAAGGATAATGACCTTTGGAAAAGAGTTATTAATTGGAAAAACATTGTATGGGTTGATAGCTTTGAAAATTCTCAGGAATGGCAGAAGTTAAAAACCTCGCAAGTAGTAATTAGTACAAGCAATTTCTTAAAGAATGGACGTATTGTTTCATGGCTCAAATCTATATTACCGAATGAAAATGCGAGAGTTATGTTATGTGGCTATGCAGGTGACAAAGATAGCGTTGCGTATCAAATTCAGCACAGTAAGAAATACGTAAACATTGACGGAGAACAAATAAGAAGTAGAGCCAATGTAATGCAATTAGTTTCATTTTCAAGTCACGCTTGTAGAAGCGAGTTGCTTGAAAGATACACTTCAATGAATTATAACAAAATATATCTTGTTCATAGCGAGAGTGATGGCAAGAAAGAATTTGCAGAATTGCTTCGTAAAGAATTGAGTTCAGCAAATAAAACTTCAAAGGTTCACACACCTGTTATGGGTGATAAAATAACATTCTAATATTATTCTGCACTAATTTAATTTTGCAGAAATCTATTAAAATAAATAATGCGATATGTAGGTGATTATATGGCTGTTTATGCTATACCAAATGATAAACCTTTCATTGGACAAAACATCAAATTAAAAAGAAAGTATGGTCACATTGACATTAACGCAGAATTACTAAAACAAGGAATAAATTTGGAGGATATAACTATGAGTAAGTCAAGTATGGCAACAAAGAAAACAACAGTTAGTCTCAAAGGTGTTCTTAATATTGATGCCGATGAGAAGATTATTTATATTGTAAATGAAGATGGTGAAGCAACACCTATTTCGGAGTATCTTGAAGCATTTAATAATTGTGAAGTAAGTCTTTCTGTTAACGAAAGTATTGACCTTGCATAAGGAGGAATATGATTGGGAATCTCGGCTAACAAAAAGTTTACTCAATCCGAATTGCGAGAAATATTTGATGTATGTTCTCGTAAAGACCTTACGGGAGATTGGAATAAAATCAGAGACATATTAAATACAAGGCTAAAAAAAGATTATAATGAGTCAACGTATCGAAAGAAATATCAGTCATATTGTGATATGAAGTTAGCTTGTAAAGACATAGACCCTGATTTCACAGGTGATACAACTGAGGTTGATGTTCAGAAGCGTGAACTTGAACGTGCAAAGATTCAGTTTCGTGACGAACGTAACGCATGGCAAAGACAAAATTATGCCGATGCAAGAATTGAACAGAAACTTGATTATCTTGAACAGGTTATTGAAGAAACAGGTAGACGTAAGTTTAATCCTAACTACTCCCCTTTTGTATTAAATGGTAATGAAACAATGGTAGTATGTCTGAGTGACCTACATATTGGCGCAGAATACAATAGTATGTGGGGTAAATATAATTCTGATATTGCAGAACGTAGACTTGCGGAGTATTGTTCGGAAGTAAAGTCTATTGGAAAAAGACATAACGTTAATAATGTCGTGGTTCTTGGAATTGGTGATTTGATAAGTGGTTCTATCCATAAGTCTATACAGGTCACAAATAGGGAAACTGTTATCGAACAGATTATTCTTGCTTCTGAATATATTTCAGAGTTTATAGGAGAACTATGTAAGAATTTTTCTGTTAGATTTGTTAATGTGTCTGGAAATCATTCAAGAATTGATAAGAAAGATGACGCTCTTAAAGATGAACGTCTTGATAAACTTATCGGTTGGTATGTTAATAAATCACTTTCCCATCTTGACAACTTTGAATATATAGAAAACAAAGATACAAGTCTTGGTGAAGTTGATGTTTGTGGTCAAAAGTATTGGGTGGTACATGGAGACTATGACCCATTCAATAAACAGGGATTAGCAAATCTTGTTCTTGCTATGGGGTATAAACCATCAGGAGTATTCTGTGGTCATATGCACTCTGCGGCTATGGACGATATCTCTGATATTAAATTTATAAGGTCAGGTTCTTTTGGCGGTAGTGGAGATGATTACACTATTGAAAAGAGATTAACAGGTAAACCCTCACAGACAGTTGCTATATGTAACCATGAGGGTATTGAATGTATATATCCTGTTACATTACATTAAGGATGATATTATGAAACTGCAAAGAAAACAATTGATTGATGAAATGCAGAAAGCCTTTGCAGAAGTGACAGATGGTGAATTTTTAAATAAAAGAGTATGTGGAATTTTAATAGATGTTTTTGCAACAGCAATAACAAATGTTCTTGTCAGCGGTAATGACGTAAATATTCGTGGCTTTGGAACTTTTAAAATAAAACATCGTAATTCAAAAGCATACGCAAACCCAAGTAAGCGTGGCGAAAAGGTAATTAAACCACCAACAATCTGTCCTGTTTTTGTGGCAGGTAAGGAATTAACTAAAGCTGTAAAGGAGACTTTCAATTATGAAAGCAAAGAAAATATTCAAGAAGATGATTAAGTCACATAATGATAACGTTGTAACTTATGTGTCAAATTTTGAAAATGTAAGAGAAGTTGCTAAGATGCTTATAGCGTTGCCTGATACTATTATAGAAGGTGTACATTTGGAATCCCCTGAGTGGGATGGGTATGAGGGTGCATTTCTTCTTACGTTTGACGAGGATAATACTATCTGGATTCAGAAAGCTTATTTTGATGATGGAAGAATTGCCAGAGGAATAGGTGTTTATGTTATTGATAAAAACTCAATAGGCACACATAGACCAGAGGAATTTCTTGTTGAAAATGAAGGAATCAATAAAATAATTCTTGTAGGCGGTGAGTCAAATGATTGATGCTAATTATCGAAAGTATGAGTCCTATGACAAATTTATTGAAGAATTTCTTTTCACTGTAATGGACAATGGTCATGCAATCATTGTAGTTAACTATAAAGACTATCAAGGCGTGATTGAAAATCTTAATGGTAAAGTTCTGAATGGCAAGTCGCTTGCTACTGATATTGAGACAGCAGAATATTTTGATGATGATATCAAGACAGCGATAGACCATGATGGAAACATGATGATAACAGTTTATAATAATAATTCTATTATTGTTGGCGAACCTGTTATATATTCAGACAAGGCAAATAGTTTTATTGATAGTGCATATTTCATTGAAGAAGATGCTATTGAAAAGGCTATGGGATATGCTATCCCCAAGAAGAATATTGTACCATTTAAAATTGAGAAAAAGACTATAACGGTATAACCGTTTATATAGTTCTCGTTGCAAATCATAACGAGTAATAAAAGATGAGATGGGGCTTGATGATGCCCCATATGCAGAGAGCAACTGCAATGATGTTGTAATCTACACCAGTATAAAAGAATTAGACTGCTTCTTTGTAAGCATAATGTTTACGTTGCGCTTAGTTTCTTTGCAGTCAACTTTCAAGCTAAAGAGTTTGCAAGCATCTCTTGCATTGCGTTGTCTGTGCGCACAGGTATCGCTTTGATTTTCGTGCTTACAATACTTGCGCATTATACCCTTTACAGTACAATGTAAAGGTGCGCATTATGGGTGTATCGTCTAATAGGTAAGGACACAACCCTTTCAAGGTTGCAATGGCGAGTTCAAATCTCCCTACGCTCACCAGAATAGAGGGTAATCTTTTAGGAGATTACGTGAGATGAAAACCTCTCACCGCTGTACACTTGCAGTAGTTAGATACTCAGGACAAGTCCTGCAAAATCACAAGCTAAGAGTTTTGCGGAACGTAAAACCGCAGTTACAAATTACCTACGGTGTGGGAATCATAACACCGATTTTCTCCACTTTATTGTATTAAAAGCAATTTTGTGGAGCAAAATGGCAGATTGGTGAAATGGCATCATATAAGGTTCATACCCTTTTGTTCTACGTTCGATTCGTAGGTCTGCAACCAACAATAAGTATAAAGGAGATTTTAATTAATGGACGAAAGAGCATTACAGATTGTCAGAGATTATATTATAGAACATCTTGATATTACAGATTATACAGCAAATGCAAGTTTTGAGGTATACACAGTATGGAAGTGTAAGGCATTACAGAACTGGAAGTATCTGCTTTCAAGCACATTGCCTGACGGAATGTACTATGAACTTACATACAACGGTGACAAGAAGGAATGGTATCTTGATGCTTATAAGAAATTTCAGAACGTGGTTATCAAGGATTAAGTGTAACCATGAATATCAATTTTATTATTCTCACATGATTAATGGTGGCATGGGTAAGGTAATATGTTACAAATGCCGTAAATGTGAAAAACAAATTTATAAATATATTTAAAGACAACTACTAAATTAATATATTTCCTCCTTGCCCTCTTGGAGGGCTATGCCGTTAAGTGTTGCAACGATACACAAGACAGCACCAAATAAAATATAAGGGGAAATAAAATGGAATATTATTATAAATGTCCTAAGTGTAAAAATAGATTTATGGTTGAAAAGAAAATATCTGAATATAATCCTCATGAAATTTGTCCCAAATGTGGTGAGGAATCAAACAGAGATATGGAAGTCAACTACTGTAATGGAAACTATGTTGTTAAATGTAGTGGATTTTATGGCAAGACTTCCAGTTAAAGGAGGAATAATATGCCAAGAGGTAGACCTAAAGGAAGTGGTGGCACTAAAGCCAAAGGTACTTTTACAAAGTTAAACAAATCAGGTCTTAAAGAGTTGAAGTTTGATGAGGAAACAGTAAAGAAACTTAGGGAAATAAATGCTTCTGATAGTGAAATAAGGATGCTTGAAGCCCCATATCAGTGTACTTGTTGCGGAAGGAGATTTAAGAAACAACAGGGAAATTTTATGCACTCAGAAAGCGTACTTCATAATGGTAATAATCATTACGTAACTGTTTGCAAGTCTTGTGTCGATTCTCTATTAGACCAGTATACAGCATTGCTTGGTTCACAGGATGCCGCAATAAAGCGAATCTGTATGAAGTTTGATATTTACTTTAGTGAATCCACTTGTGAACAATCAGTAAAGAAGGATGAAAATACTTCACGAATATCAAACTATATAAGTAAGTTGAACCTTCAACAGAACGCAGGTAAAACTTATGATACTTACCTTTCTGAAATAAGTGAGCAAGGTGGAATTGATTCTTACGATGACCTTGACAATTATAATGATGGTAGCAGAATCAGTAAGGTTATGTTTGAACGTTGGCAAGGTAATACACCAGAAGATATTATTTTCTTGGAAGAACATTACAAGATGTTAAAACGAACAAATCCTAACGCTGACAACAATCAGGAAATATTCATTAAACAGTTATGTATAATTCAATTAATGCAAGTTAAAGCACAGAAGAAAAGTGATATTGCCGCATTTGAAAAGTGTATCAAGATGTATAGGGAAACATTTAAACAGGCAGGTTTGCAAACTGTACAGGAAGAAGATACAAGTGTACAGAATCCTTTAGGTGTTAATGCCGAAATTATTTCCCAGTATACACCAGAAGAATTTTATAAAGATAAAAAACTTTATGAAGATTATGATGGGCTTGGCGAATACTTTGCTACACACGTAGAAAGACCTTTGGAGAATCTTATGTTCCATGCTAATAAGGTATATGAAATAGGTGATGCAAATGAAACTGAGTGATTATGCCGATAAGAACCAAATGCAATTATACAAACAGTTTCCTTCCACTCATTTTCTTAGTAGTCCTAAAAGAGTTTTGAATACTATTGCATGGATAACATTCTTTAGAAGAAATATGCATAGATGTGCTATTGATTATCTCGGTATCAAATTATATCCTTACCAAGCATTAATGATGTATTTACTTGGTATATGTGATTTATTTAATACGGTAGGTTCAAGATGTATAGCAAAGTCATTTATCATTGGTCTGTATTCATGTTGTCACGCAATCCTCTATCCTCATAGTGAGATTGTTATAGTTAGTGCAACTGTCAAGCAAGCTGAATTAATTATAACTAAGAAAATTCAAGGTGAATTGATGCGTAGTTCCCCTCAGTTACGTGCTGAAATAAAAGCAGTTAGACGAGTTGATGGAAACCTTTGTGTATTCTTTAATAATGGAAGTACCATTAAGATAGGTAATTCCAGAGGTGAACGAAGCACACTTCTCATTAGAGAAGAAAGTCGTATGATTAAAAAGGAAATAGATGATTCGGTATTCTCCCCTTTCCAACACGTAAGAAATGTTGAGTACATGAAAAACGCTTTCTATACTAATATACAAGGATGCATTGAAGAACCCAAAGATGTTTATATAACTTCTTCTTGGTTAGACAATGGACATTGGATGTGGGAAATAGCAGACGAAGCCTTTAGTCAAATGATGAAACATGGAAAACAAATTCTTCTTGCTTTTGACCTAAGTGTTGTTATAGAACATAAACTTAAAACTCTTAATTATCTTAGGAGAGAAAAGAGAAAACTGGATAACCTATCATGGCGCATTGAGTACCTTAATGAAAGAGTTAAGGAAAATACTGGTGCGTTTTTTAATTATCAGGAACTTGCAAGACAGCAAAGGTTGGTAAGACCTTTCTATCCAAGAAAAACAATAGATGTTTTATCGGGAAAAAAGAATCCATTTGCCATCCCAAAACAAGAAGGTGAAATTAGAGTTGTCGCTTGTGATATGGCTTTTGTAGAAAATGAGAAGAATGATAATTCTATTTTCTCTTGCACAAGGTTACTGCCAGAAAGTACAACTCACACATTGGCTGATAAAAGTATTGAAATTAATAACGGATATCGTAGACAATTCCCTTATCTTGAAAGTGTACAAGGTGGAGACATTGATATGCAAGCAATTCGTATTAGGCAATTGTATGAGGACTTTAATGCCGATTATATTGTACTTGACCTAAGAAATGCAGGTATTGCAGTTTATGACCGTCTTGCAAAAGTTATGTATGACGAAGAAAGACAAATAGAATATTCGCCATTAACCTGTATGAACGATGATAGCATAGCAAACAGAGTTAAAACACCAAACGCAAATCCATGTATATTTGTTATCACAGCTTCACAAAAGATGAACAGTGATATAGCAATGGCTTTGAAAACGGCATTACAGGATAATAAGATTGATTTACTTATATCGTATAATAAGGCTCTTGAAGAACAGTTACCTAAGATTGACGAATACAATCAGGCGATTGAACTTGATGACCAATTGTTTTACGAAAAGCCATATCTTGAAACTCAGGAATTTATTGCAGAAACAAATGGATTGCTTTGTGAAAGGAAGGAACAAACAGGTGTTCTTGTTATAAGCGAGAGAGGTGCTAACCGTAAGGATAGATATACTTCTGTTTCGTATTCAAATTATTTTGCAGATTTATTAGAACAAGATTTAATGTCAATTAATACACAATATGAAGTTGTTGCGCTTGTAAACTAAACAAAGAAAGGAGGGCGAAATGGCTAAGATACAAAAGAATTATGATAATAAAAACTATGAAGCGTGTAGCTATTGGTATCATAACGATGTAACTACCGCTACATATTTTAATATTCTATACGATTATAAAATTGAACAGCTTATTGGTATGATTCAAGAGCCAATGATAGATAGCAATAATGAACTTATAAGAAAGATATCAAGAAGATTCTATTCAAGTGATGGTATTGTTCGTAATGCTCTTGATTATATTAAGGTTCTTCCAACTTTGGATTATATTGTAACAAGCTATGCCAATGACAAAGCTTCTAAAATTAACAAAGAAGTTGTTAGATATGCAATGAAGAAGATAAGACACAAACAATTTGTTAGAGATGCTATTCTAAAGGGATGTATTGACGGTGTGGCTTTTTACTATCTTGATACTGGTAAAACTAAAGAAGATAGAAAGAAGTTTATAAGTCAATTCCAAGCCGATAGTATATCAGAGGTCAATGCGTTAAAACCAAAGTTGGCTAAATTAAACGTGTCTATTAAGTCATTGCCTACTGATTATTGTAGAATAATTGGAACTAAAAATAATTCTTATGTCGTTGCGTTTGATTTAAGTTATTTTAATCTTGGCAATGAAAGTGCAGAAAGCAGATTAAGAAGATATCCTTCTGAGTTTACACAAGCATACAACAAGTGGAAACAGGGAAACAAAGATACCAACCAGATGTTTATATTGGACAATACAAAAACAATTGTTCATAAAATATCTTCTAATCTTGATGAACCGTGGGGTAGACCACTTGTGCTTTCGGCTATCAAGGATATTCTTTACTCTGATGATTTTATAAATACTAAAAGGAATGTACTTGATAAGGTAAATAATAAAATTATTTACGAAACATTTCCAGAGGGCAAGACCGCAGGTACTTCGGCTTTGAGCAATGAACAACAGAAACAGCAACATAATGCTGTTAAAGAAGCTGTGCAGACAAGAAAGGGAAATGGAACAACTTTCTTTTCCGTTGCCGCAGGTACAAAAATAGGAAGTATAGATGTTAATACAGATTTGTTTGATAGTGACTACGAAACAAATCTTGACCTAAATGTTGGTTCAGATTTAGGTATCGCCATATCCTTATTGAATGGTAACGGTGCTAACTATGCATCACAACAAACAAATCTTGAATTGATTACAGCAAAGGTGTTTGAATGGGTTGATATAATTGTAACCGAACTGAATAAAGTTATTAATTATAATGTACTTGGTCTTAATTATATTGACGTTGAAATTAACTATCTTCCTATTACCAATCTTAATAGGGAAAAATATTTTAATATCGCAAAAGAATTATTTACAATCGGTAGAGGTTCGCTTGCTTATCTTGCTAATTGTGCAGGTTTATCAAAGGAAGTATATTTCGCCATGTTGGATGAACAGTTAGAAGAAGGAGTCATGGACAAATATCCTGTTAATGCAACTTCTTATAACACCTCTGGTAATGATGTAAATAATACAGAAGATGATAAGGGCGGTAGACCAACGGAAGATAATCCTACCAATGACAACACTGTTAAAAGTCAAGCTAATAATTCAAATGGTCAGCCCAAACCAAATGTGTAAAAGAATCGCTAAAACATTAGCGGTTCTTTTTATATTATTATTTCATTGAAAGGTGGTGAGACTAAATGAACACAATTCTCGAAATGGGAAGTAAGAAAACCAAAGGTGGTAGACGATATATCAAATTAGCACTTCTCACCATTCATGAAAATGAAGAAGATACCAATTTAAACGGCATTAATTGGCGAGAACAATATGTACTTAATAATATCGAAAGCGCAAAAGGTATGCCGTTATGTTGTGAATTTACAGACGAAACAAAGACAGTTCCTTTAGGACATGGATATACTGACCAAATGACTGATGAGAATGGAAATCAAATTCCTCTTTTTGAAAACTCTGAAACAGTAGGTGTTATAGAAACAGCACAGATTGAAAACATAGTTATCGACAACGAAGAAAAGCGTGTTCTTGTAGGAGAAGGATATTTATACAATCAAAGATATCCTAATTTTGTAAGATGGCTTAAAGATAATATGGCTGAAAGTTCTATTAAATCCTCTATTGAAATAGTTGGCACAGAGGAAAACAAAGGTCATATTATTTACGATGGCGAAGTAACTGAGGAACATCGTGTCCCTAAAGAATTTGACTTTAGCGGTAGTGCAATTTTAAGTGTAAAAGAAGCTGACGAAAATGCAATTGTATTAGAAGCCGCTTCTTTAAATAAAAACAAAAATAAAGAAAGTGAGGACAATGTAATGGATGAAAAGACACTTGCTCTGATTTGTGATTCAGTAAAGAATACAATCTCAGAAACTAATTCTAAGAACGCAGAATATGAAACAAAGATTGCAGAACTTAATCAGATTATTACTGATAAGGATGCTAAGATTAATGAACTTAATGCTTCTGTTGCAGAAATTCAGGCTGCTATTGAAACCGTAAAGGCTGAGATGGCTAAGAAGGAAACTGAACTTAATGCGGCATGGGAAGAAAAGGCGGCTCTTGAAAAGGCTCTTGGTGAAGCAATGGCAAAGGAAAGACTTGGCGAACTCAATGAAGCTATTAAGGATTTCTCTGATGAGCAGAAGAACTACGCAAAGGATGAAATCGAAAAGTTCAATGCAGACCCTACTAACGTAGAGATTAATACTGTACTCGATGCTATTTATCGTGGTATCGGTAAGCAGTCAATGGAAAAGAAGGATGAGCCTGTAGTTGAAGTTAATTCAGCAGATATTTATGGTGAGGTAATTCACCCTACATCTCAGGCTAATCAGCCCGTAGAAGGTTCTATTTATTAATTACAAGAAAGGATGGTTTTATTATGGTAAAGGTTTTTACAGTTGAAATGATTGAACACTCAGCACACAGCACACCTAATGTAACTGCACACGCAGACCTGCCTAACGGTGCGCTTGTAGGTCTTACTTACACAGGTACAACTCAGACAACAAAAGCCCCTGCAACTGGTGAGGAACTTTATATTGTTCTTAATACACAGGAGGGAGACAATGAGTATGACCTTGAATACACAATCGCACAGGGCGAATATGTAAATCTCTTTAAGCTTTCAAATTGGGTTGGTAAGGAACTTACTGTAACAAAGGAAAATATCGTAGGTACATTCGCTGATATTGCAGTAGGTGATACTCTTACATTCGATGCTACAACTTTTAAGTTTAAGGAAGATACTGCTACTGCTGGCGACATTGCATTTGAGGTACTTGCAATTACTCCTATTGGTGTAAGAGTGCTTATTAAGATTGCCGCTTAATCAAAGAGGAAAGGAAGGTAATAAAATATGAAAACATTTGAAATAAATGAAATGACAAATTGCCGTAGAGATTCAGTAAACAAGAATCTTCACTCAACATCTCCCATCGTAGAGACTTTTTCTGCGCTTGTCAAGGGTGAGTCCATTGAGAATATCAAGGACACCAACGGTGTTAAGTGTGGCGATAGATGCGTAACAGCTATTAAGGAACTTAACGCAAGAGCAGAATCAGGTGATGTTTCTGCTATTTCCGAGATTAACACTATTAGAAGTTATGTGGTAAACCCTCTGCTTCTTGAAGAACTCAAACTGCTTGGCTTCTTTGGTGGTTACGAGAATCTTGGCTATGATGAAACAATTGAGCGTAAGATTATCAAGCAGAGTGTAAACACAAGAGGACAGGCTCTTAATGGTGACGTACCTTTCAGCTTCAATTATGCTGATAAGTATACTGTTCCCTCTACATCTCTTGGTGCAGGTTATGAGGTAGATTATCGTAAGGCACAGTTTGGCGATATGTCCGCTGAAAACATTCTTATTGAAAACATCAAGACAGATATGAGAAACAAGGCGGCTTCTTATGCGTTCGACAAGGTAATTAATGCAGTAAGTAACGCTACAATTAAGAACGTTGTTGCAGGTGTTACAAGAGCAAACGTTCAGACAGTTATTAATAAGGCTCGTCCTTTTGGTAAGGTAACTCTCGTTGGTGATACTTCTGCTGTTATCAAGCTTAATGATATCGCTACATATGCAGATTCACAGGCTACACCTTACATTAACATTTCTCAGGACGCTATGAATGAGATTGCTAAGAACGCATATGTTTCAAATATTATGGGTGCAACAATCTACGGTATGGATAATGCTTATGACGTTAGCAAGCTTAATGCCGCAGGTACATGGTTTGATAAGGTTGCAGATGACAGATATATTTATGTAGTTCCTACTGGTGTTACTTCACCTGTTCAGCTTTGGACAAGGGGCGGTCTTACATCCATGACTGGCACTGATATTACAACTGGTAGACTGCTTACAAGATATGACCTTGAAGTAGCCGCTGATGTAGCAAAGGGCGAGGAATACAAGATTGGTCTTATTGACACTGTATCATAATTGAATTAAAAAAAGGTGGGGTAGTGTAAACTGCCCCACTAATTAATCAAGGAGGATTTTTTAATGAATCTTAATATGAATGAAAATATATCAATAAAGAACCTTACAAACTTCCCTGTGGGTTTTAAAAGAATTAATGGTAATGGAGAGGTGAACCTTCCACCCAATACATCAGTTCTTATTGATAGGGCAGAAGTTATTTCTCAGATTCAGTCACAGAGTATTTTATTCTGCGGAGAGAATTATGATTCCTCGCATCCATATATTTATGTTGACGATAAGGAAACAAGGGTGTTTGTTGGATTTGAGACAGAGGAAAAGCCACAGGATATTATTAATGAAGATAAGATTAAAAAGATTTTTGAGATTAAAACACAGAAGTCTTTTGAAAAGGCTATTACCGAAACAGTTGTAACTTTAGCTGAAAAGAAAATGCTTATTGAAACAATTAAGAAACTTGGTATCAACGACCATAACAAGATTAAATTTGTTGAAAAGTATACAGAAATGAAGATTGACGAATAAGATAAGGTGGTGAGACTATGGCTGACACAACAACTTTTGAAGATGTGTTGAATAGTTTTCATACTCATCTTCAAGAAAAACAACCATTACCTACTGGATTAGAAAATGCGTTCTTTGAGTCAGCCCTTGCTTACTACGAACTTGAAATAGACCATCTTGATTATAACGAGGACGAAAGCAAGTTTGATTCAAAGCATAATAGAACGGTGGTATATACTTTAGGCATGATAATGTATACTGAATATCTTACAAGAGAACTAAGTAGGATTGAAAAATTACAAGGTTTTCATGGCAAAGATATTCAGTTAACAGGAAGTGACGAAAGCAAACGAACCACTAAGGCAGACTTAGAACTTGAACTTCAAAGATGTAATGAGTATCTTCATAAACAGAAAAGGCATGGATATAATTGAGGTGATGCGGTATGGAATCATGGTATGTTATACAACCGCAACCTACAATGAATAGCGGATATGAAAATGACGAATGGGACAATTATGTTACAGATGCCTTTGATGAAGTTTTAACTGAAACTAAGTTAGGGCAAACTGTTTTTCTTTGTAATGGTTTATATGATATCGAAACTGGTTTGTTTGAAACCGAATTTGAAACACAGGCGGTTATTCAGAATGTAACTCCCGATGCTTATACTCAGGGTTGGAAACGACAGATACTTACACGCATTTCAGATATACTTGTCAATTATAAGTATGTAAAGGTAAAAGATACTAAAGGTGATTGGCAAATATATCTTATTATGACAATGCCAGACCAGAATCATATTTATACTAAGTCTGTCATACATGAGTGTAATTACACATTGCGTTGGCAAAATAAACAAGGAATTGTTTACAATTATCCTTGTTTTATAGAAGATGCTTCTCAATATAATAGTGGTGTTAATGATGTAAATAGTGTAATCAGAACACCTTATAATCAGCTTATGTGTTGGATATCGTTTGATGATAATACAATTGGTCTTAAACGTGATAGACGTATGTTTATTGATTATACTACTGCATATCCACCAGAAGTTTATAAAATAACTTCAACATCAAAAGTACCTTATTCTTATAATGATAGGCGCATTATACGCTTGTTGTTTACAGAGGATGTATATAATCCTGATGTAGACGATTTAGAATTAGGTTTGTGTGATTATGTTGACCCCAATGATATACCTCAACCAACTATTCCAATTGTAATATCTTATAAGGGAAATCCAGAGATTAAGATTGGTGGACGTAAGACATTTAAGATTGAAAATGAAACTTCTGTTGTTTTCAGTTTATTGCATGACACTTCACTTGTGAATAAAGTTAGTTTAGAACAAACTGATAATCAGTGTGTCATTAGATGTGTTAACGATGTAAATATAGTTGGCAGTCATTTTAAATTAATTGCAACTACTAATGATGGACAAGCAGAACTATTAATAACAATAAAGGGAGTGATATAATGCCAAATAGTTCTCTGGTAATACAGGCAAAGAACGATATGCTTGTAGCACTTCAAAATGATGACAGAATTATAGAAGCACTTGGTATACATGATGATGAGGATATCGACAATCTGATTGCAGATAGTGATAAAGATGCTTTATCAAAAAAAAGATTATTTCCTCATTGGTTTGTGCCAAAAACACAAGATATTGCCAAGACGTATATCTGTATTGAAGCAGGTGTTACGGCAATTGAAAGAAGGTTTACTTCAAGCGTTGCGCCTAAAACATATGATATAGCTACAATAACCATATATGTATTGTCCCATCAGGACGATTTATATATGAATAAGGCAGGTGTATCAGCAATTCGTCCAGACTACCTTTCGGTTTTGATTGATGAAAAGTTTAATGGTTCTAATGAATTTGGCATAGGCACGTTACAGCGAATAAGTAACGAACCTTATAGCCTTAAAGACAATGTACATCGTTATAGACAAATTGTATTTCAAGCAGTTGATTTCAATGATAATATGTGCGAGGTTATCCAATGATTCAAGGTTTAAGTCTTTTGCGTGGTAAGGATATAAAAATAAATGATGACATTTATATTCGTCAGCCATCGTTAGGTGAAATTGAGGAACATGATGAGTTTAAATATATGTCTATGATTTCAAACTTTGTATGCTCCCCATTTGATATGATTGCACAACTTGACAAAGAGGGATATGACTTTACTGAGATAACAGACTTTCAATTGTTCTGTGCGTTGTGTCAGAATTTAAACAAAGATGATACTAAGATTCTTTTTGGGGATTTAGACTTTTCTTCCTTTAGGGTTTTTATAAATGAAGAAAAGAAGCAAGTTGAATTAAGAAATAAAAATATTACTATCACTGAAAGAACTTATAAACAAATTGCTGACACTATTCGTACTATTCATTCAATTCCCCCACCTCAGTTTAAGGGTGTGGCAGACGAATATACAAAGCAGAAGATGATTGAATATGCCTATGATGAATTAGAGTTTGCAAAACGAAGTACACCGAAATCAAGTTTAAGGACTATGATATCAAGAGCGACTAACCACCCTTATTTTAAATATAAATTAAATGAAGTATGGGACATGAAAGTTTATGCTTTCTATGATGCTATAAAAAGTATTAATATAGTTGAAAGCTCAAATCAATTAAGTATGGGTGTATACTCAGGTAAGTTAGATTTGAGTAAAATAAACAAGAATAATTTTAATTGGCTCAGAGAAGTCAAGGATTAAAGAAAGGAAAGTGATTATATGGCAACAGTTAATAGTGTAATTCCAGATATAATTCAGCGTATTGTTGGTAGAAATCGTCTTACTGCCGAAATTCTTTTCATTACAGGTAAGGTAGCAAATGGTTCTCTTGCAACCGATGCACAGGAAGAAGTAAAGACAGATGCAGAAGGTTCAACACTCGCAAGATGGATGAACGCTAAGACAGCAGAGTTTACAGGTGATGAAACATTCTGGAATCTTGACCTTTATGCACAGCAACTCAATGGTGAAGGTAAGACAATTGGTACAACTGGTAACGGTGTTATCGTTCCTATTTCTGACCCTATTAAAACATATGCTGACGGTGATACTCTTACTACATATGTAATGAAGTACAGTGCGGCAAATGTTAGTTCAACTGCTACACCTGCATATAAGATTTCTGTTTGTACACTTAATAAGGACGGTAGTGTAAACAAGAGATTTAGACAGGGTGATGCAACAAGTGCTGGTGTATTTACTTATACTGCTGAATCACATACACTGACATTTGCCGAGGGCGATATCGCAATTGGTGATAAGCTGTTTGTTGAGTATGACTTCAATTCCGAGGACTGTGTGGCTGTTATTGACTCTGCTGATAAGTTCCCCGAAGATATTGAGATTGTTGTAGAGGGTCTGTTTAAGGATGCTTGCGGTAACGCACAGGCAGGTTATACAGTATTCCCTAAAGCACAGCTTTCAGCTTCTACTACTGCTTCATTTGGTAGAACAGATACGTTCCCATTCTCATTCTCAGCACAGCAGGATTATTGTGACGATGAGAAACAGCTTTTCAGACAGGTATTCCCAAATCTTCCTACTGTTTAATGGGGTGATTTGATTTGAAGAATAACTGTTGGATTTGTGGCAAGGAATACGATGCTTGTCTGAACTGCAATAAAACAAATGGTTGGAAAAGATTCACCTGTTCGGAAGAACATTATCAGATTCACCAGATTCTTTCAGAGTACAGAGAGGGCATCATAAATCCCAAAGAAGCTACAGAAATGTTTGAGCATCTTGATATCAAAGCTGATACTGAGTTAAATCTGCTTGAAGCTATAACAACAGATATCAAGGCTATTATAGCAAAAGGCACTCCTAAGAGCGTACCTAAACCAAAAAGCAAGTCAGTCGATAAAGACGTTGACGATGAATAAAAGAAAGGGGCAAGTTAATTACGATTGGCTTGCCCCTATTTTTTTAACAAGGAGGAATGACAAGAGTGATTATACTCTCAACAGACCAGAGTAGTTCTTCAACAGGACTAAGTGTTTTTGATAATGGAGAACTTGTTTACTACGAACTTATTGAAATGAAAAAAACTACAAGCAAGAAAATAACTGATATGGTTCTTAAAGAAGAAGAACACCTTTATCAAGTAACCATGCCAGAAATTATATACAAGAATATTCTTAATCGTATCTGTATTGTTTCGGATAGAATTGAATATCTTATTGACAAATATAGACCTGATATGATTTATATGGAAGATATATTTTCAAGTCAAAATGTTAAGAGTGAATTTAATCTTGCAAGACTACAAGGATTTGTCTTGCACATCTGTCATAAGAAAGTAATCCCTATTAAGATTGTTGCTGAAAATACATGGATAAACTATTGGGGTAAATACGATAAGAAAATAAAAAGACCAGAACGCAAAAAGGATATTATGCGTAAAGTAAACGAATGGTATGATTTATCATTAACCGTCAATGACGTAAGTGATGCCATTGCCATTGGAAGATACGCTGTATCAATTGAAGAATCTAAAACTAAAGGAGAATAATTATGATTAATATTAATAAGCTTACAGACAAATATCCACTTTCTCATTCAAAGGTAAAAATTGGAAAGGCAATAGTACAGATAAAAAACTTTCTTTCAGTAGATGAGTTTTCAGAAGCGGTTAATATGGTTATTGATGGCTGTTTTCCTAATGACAAATACGTGCCTGAGTTTAAAGATGTTGCAACAAGATATATGATATTGACAACGTTTACTGATATTGATTTGGGAGATATGCCTATTGAGGAAGTATTTAAGGTATCTCAGTCAGATTGGTATAACATCATTGAGAACAAGGTTGCAGAATTACCTATATATCATGAAATTATTAATGCAGTAAATGACGGACTGGAATACAAGATTCGCACACAGAAAAATTCATTTGATTATCTGTGCGATACTCTTAGTGACTTTGCCTTTAGAATGGGAGACACAAGTGTATTCGAGAAACTTGCAACAAGACTTGAAGGACTTGATGACAAGAAAGTTGCAGAAGCAATAATTGAAAAGGAGTGATAAGTAATGGCTTCTATTGAAGAACAACTCAATATGATTTCATTACAATACGCAAAGGTTGATGATGGTAGAACTATTGCAGAAGTTCTCAAAGATGAAGTCAATAGGTTATATCGCTGTATTCAAAAATATATAGATGCATGGTATGACAAATATAATCCACAGGTATATGAGCGTACTTATCGTTTGCAAGGTGCGCTCTATGCAGAGGATTTAGCAGACATAAGAGTTGATAAAAAAACTCTTACTTTATCGGTTTGCGTTCATGATGATTTAGATTATCATAAAAATCTTAGTGAAGTTCGTTGGACTGATATTCATGAATACAACGGATATTGGTTGGAGGATAGAATAATTCCTATCAAAGACGAACACGAAACATCAACATTGCTTACAATGAACTATGGTTGGTATGCCCCTAAGTTAGAATGGTTAATAGGACGTAGAGTAGATGGGTTAACTCATTTTAGTGGTGTAGGCTTTATCGAAGATGGTATTGCAGAATGGAATCAAACGAATAAGTTTGGAATTAAAATTAAATTTGATAAATTACGTTCAAGGAATTTATATAGATAAGGTGGTGAAAATGTTTGAGTAAAAATGCTTTTATAGACTTGATTGCAAGACTTAATAAGAATAAATCTAAGTCACAAATAAAAGAAGATTTAAAGGTAATATCTGGTGAACTGAATGGCTTAAAAGACAATGGCTTAAATATTCAATGTCATATAGACACAAGTAGTGAAGCTGTAAATAAATTACAAGGCGAACTGAATACGTTGGCAAGCAAACTCAAACTTAATATAGGAGTTGATGCTAAATCTATTGCTTCTACGGTGGCTTCTAAAACACAGTCAGATAATAGTGCAACAACTTCAACGGTTAAGATAGATAAAATGTCTGCTCAGTCTCAGGTAGAAGAACTTGGTAAGTTATTGCGTAGCAATTTAAAAGGAGAAGCTGATGCGGTTCTTAAAGGCTTGCTTGAAGAAACAAAGAACACACTGGGTCAAACTACTGAGATATGGACAACATGGGAAAGGAACGCAGAAGGAGCATTAAAGAGTTTTAGTATTTCTGCAAAGCAAGCAACTGGTGACTTACAGAAATTTAATTACGCTGTTGAGGAAGGTGGCAAAGTTAGCCTACTTGGTTCTAACGGTTCTGATAGAGGTATTCTTCAAATTGAGAAAGAGCGTTCTAATATCGTTGGTAAGTATATTGATGACATTACAAAAGCATATGCCAAAATGCAAGGTTTATCTGCTACAATGTCTAAACCAAATGTTGGTAGCGCAACCCTTGTTGAAGCACAGACTCAATATGAAGTTCAACAAGGTATAGTTAAAACCAAAGAACGAGAATTGGAAATATACTTATCTTCTCTGTCAGTTGGTGGCAAGCTTACAGAAGAAGAACAAAAGAAACTTGATATCGCAAGACAAGAACTTCAATCAAAACTTGATATGCAAGCCGCAAATATAGCGGATGCAAATGCGGCTAAACAACAAACTAAAGAAGCAAAAGCACAACAAGAAACTTACAATCAAATTGTCTCAACATTAAACAAGTATAAGAACTCATTAGGCGGTTTTAATAATTCTAATATCATCAAGCAGAATAGTGCTAATGGTGATGTTATGAAACAGCTTAGTGCGAACAAAAGTTTGTTACAGCAAATAGAGTCAATATCAGCTTTATTAAGTAATGGTAAGAATAGTTCTGCGGCTAATATCGCACAGGCTAAACAGGAACTTGATAAACTTATTCCCTCTTTAGAAACAGCCAAAAAGGATAGTGATAATTTAAACCAGTCCTTAAAAGATGATAGGATTACTCGTCAGGTAACAAATAAGTTTAATACCTTAAAGAATCAAATTGAGACATTTGCTTCTGTAAATAAGAAAGCTACAGAATCAACTCTTAAAATGAGCAATGGTCAGACCTTTAAAGATAATTGGGAAACTATTGTAAGAACTTTATATTCTGGAAATTTACAGGGCAATGCCGCTGAAATTGAGAAACTTGCAATTGCTTTTAGAGATTTAAACGGACAGGCTCGTTCAGCAGGTTTAACTACAAGCCAATTCTTTACAAGCATGGGTAGCCAATTAAAAATGGTTCTCAATAGATATATTTCACTTTATGCAGTAATTGGTTATATTCGTAAGATGGTTGATAATGTCAAGGCTCTTGATGAAGCAATGATAAACTTACGGAGAGTTACAGATGAAACAGATAGTGGTTATCTTGCTTTTCTTGAAAAGGCTAATAAGCAAGCACAAGATTTAAAGGTTGTGACAAGTGACCTTGTTGAACAAACCTATCAATGGGCTAAGTTAGGTTACGACTTGAACGATGCTTTGGAATTATCAAGAGCATCTACTATATTTTCTAAGGTTGCAGATGTTAGTCAAGAACAATCGTTAAATAACCTTATTACAATATTAAAGGCATATGGTATTGAAGCCAAGAACGTAATGGATATTGTAGATAAGATGGATAATCTTAATAACCGTTATGCCGTAAGTGCCGCAGGTCTTGGTGAAGGTCTTGAACGTTCTGCTTCTACTTTGGCAATGACAGGAACATCATTAGATAAATCATTGGCATTGTTAACTGGTGCAGGTGAAATAACTCAGAATCTTGAAAATACAGGTAATGCGGTAAAGGTTCTCTCGCTTAGATTACGTAATATGAAAGGTGCGTTAGAAGAATTAAACGAACCTACTGATGACCTTATGGAAGTCAGCAAGGTTCAGACACAGATTCTTAATCTTACTGGAAACCAAGTAGACATTTTCGATAGCAAAACTAAGGACTTTAGAGATATCTATGACATAATGGAAGATGTTGCCGAGGTATGGGATTCTTTAAGTTCCACTAATCGTGCTTCTCTTACCGAAATTCTTTTTGGTAAAAACAGAGCAAACATTGGTCTTGCTATTATTCAAGCATTTCAATCAGGCACGATTCAGAAAGCTTATAAAGACAGCGTTAAATCAGCAGGTACAGCTACCGCTGAGTATGAGAAAATGATGGACGGAATTGAATCGCATAGCAATGCTCTTAAAGGTTCGTTTCAAGAATTATCTAATACTATTTTGAATAAGGAAACTATCAACTTCTTTATTGATAGTGGTAAACGCATTACTGATATACTTACATTCATATTCAAACAGGCAGGTTCATTAAGTGTTGTCTTTGGTGTATTACTTGCTACCATAAGTGCAACTACAAAAGTTAATTTCATTGGAGCATTAAAGGGAATTGGTCAGTGGCTTGGTATTATAAAAACTAATGCTGATAGCGCAAGTAAAGCGTTAGCCGCATTTAAAACAATTGGAAATTCATTATTATCATTAGGTATTGGTGTTGTAATAGGATTTCTCATCAACAAATTGTCACAGTTCGTTGATACACTGATTACTACCAATAAAGAAATGGAAGAAGCTATTACGTCTGCAACAAATGATATGGTGGATTTAGGCAAAGCGGTAGATGACTTAAAACAATCTGAACAGAAACTTGATTCTATAGCACAGTCATATTCTAAAATCGCAACTACGGTTACAGATGTTTCTGAAAGAAAAACAAAATTGCAGGAAGTTCAAAATGATTTAGTGACCTCATATAAAGACGAAGCAGATGGTGTTGATTTAGTTAATGGTAAATACTCTGAACAGTTAAAGAAACTTGATGAGATTGCAAAAAAGGAAAAGGAGAACTTTGAGTTAGAACACGCTGTTGAAATAAATCAAGCAAAGCGATATGCGAACTTAGATATTTCTGCGCCAAATAAAGCAGGTGCAAATTCAGCAGGTGTTGATATGTACGTTCGACCGAAAGATAAAAAAGGTGATAATATGCTTTACACTCTTGAAGATTTAGACCTTAAAGCTATACAGCTTGGCGAAGATATTGAGGGTGTATATCGAACACTGGATGGAGCATTTGACCCACAAGGTTTATATCTTAGTGGTACAATTGAGGATGCACGTAATCAGCTTGTAAAACTTATTGAAGTATATGAAAGAGTTCCAGATTATGAAGATGAAACTTTAAAAAGACTTGAAGAACGACTTATTCAATTTAATACTATTATCGAAAATATAAAGAAATTTGCGCCTGATGAATTAAACAACAACTCTCCCAGTGGTGCGTTTGGTTCTGTGCTTGGAGGTTTTTCTGATAAAATTAATTCTGCATTTAATGAAATATCTTTAACTCCATTCTACAACAAACTTGATGAAGCACAAGCTAAACTTCAACAGCTTGCTAATCCTGATGATTTGTCTTTGGACGAATACCAAACACTTTATAATGAAGTTGGAGTTTTAGAAACTTCATTATACAAGATGGCAGGTAATAGTGAAGAAGCAAAACAAAAAGTCGCTGACTTGTTCAATGGTTTCAAACAGGGTGTTGCTGAGAATGGTGATGGTCTTGATAATTTTGTGCAGAAATGGAAAACGGAGTTAGACGAGAATTTTAAATCAACCGCTGAAACAGTAACAACCGTACAAGAAGCTATATCTAAACTTGGTGAAGGAAAGGGATTATCCCACACTGATGCTTGGAAACTTCTTGAACAGGATGCGGATGGTTACTTACAAACCATTAAACTTGTTAATGGTGAATACGTATTTTCTGAACAGGAATTAACTGCCTTTAAGGATGCACAGATAAAAAAGTCTCAGGAAACTATAAGGGAAAATATTCATGAGGGCGAAGTTGCAATAAAAAATCTACAAGCAGAGATTAAGACAAGGATGCAAAATCTTTATTCGTTACAAAAAGAATTTGATTTAAAAGTTAAAATGAGACAAATTAATTCTGAATCTGATTATAAAACATATCATGATGAGATAGCTGAAACCAAATTTGCTATTCAACAAATGGAAGAATCAATGTTGGATTATGCTAAAGCTATTGACCGTGATAATTTCCTTGTTACTGAACTTAATCAAAATCTTGGTACAACACGTACTATTTCTGTTGGTATGGAAACCGAGTTAAATAACGCTGTCAAGGCTCTTGAAAATGAAGTAAAGGCTGTGGACGATACAATAGATTCTTTAAATAATCGTAAGGATGTTCTTGAATCTGAAAAGAAAGAATTACAGGAACAACTTGATATTCTTAATGAACAAAAGAAAGTTATCGAAGAACAGCAGAAGTCATTCCAAAAGGCTGTAACCGATTACATGAAGCGTTATGAAGATTCATTAAAGTCTCAGCTTGATTCGTTAAAGCAACAGCAAGACGATATCAAAGATGAATATGAAGAACGTATAAAAGTTTTAAAGGACGAAAACGAAGAACGTGACCTTGCTTACAAAAAGGAAAAAGCTTTACTCGATTTGAATAAGGCAAAACAACAGCAGGTCAGAACATATTCATCTGCAAGAGGTTGGGAGTACGGAGCATCTAAGGAAAAGGTTGTTGAAGCACAAAAGAATCTGGACGATGTTTTAAATGAAGAACAAATTAAGGCTCTTGAAAAAGAAAGAGATGAAAAGATTAAACCTCTTGAAAAACAGGAGAAAGCTTTAGACCATCAGATTAAGGCATATGATGAATATGTAAAACAGTACGATATTCTTACTGAGGAAATCGAAGATAAAGATGGCGAACTTCTTGCTGAACAGTTACTTGGTTCTGATTGGAGAGAGAAAATTGAAAAGAAGGACGAAGGTCTGTTACGTGCTTACAAGCGTGAGTACAGCAATTTTTCAAACGAACTTGAACGATTAACCAAAATTGAAATCAAGAATATTGAAGCAAGTATTAAGGCAAAAGAGAACGAGATTGATAAGATAGGTGATGAAATAACTGCCTATAATAACTATAAGACCGCTGTGCAAAGTAATCTCAATGATGCCAAGAGCGCACTGGAAAATTACAAGAATAGCATGGATAGTGCAAAGAATGATGTGATTAGTGCCGCAAGTGATATGGAGCATGGTGTATGGGAGAATCTTAGTAAAATACAACAGTGGATGAATGACACAGAAAACAATATCTTTAATAATAAAAATAAAGCTGTACAATGGCTTACAGAATGGGCTGATGCATATGAATCAATGCAGAAGCGTTTAGCTAATAGTTCTACTGGTTATGGTATTGTAAATAGTCAGTGGGATGCAGACCTTGCAAAGGGTGTCAAAAGATATGCTGATGGTGGTGTAAATGCAAGCACTGGGCTTGCTATGCTTCATGGTACTAAACAAAAATCAGAAACTATTTTCAATGCTAACGATTCAAAGAAACTCTATGAAGCAGTTCATGAAACTCCAAGTGTTATGGCTTCAATTATTAAACAGGCTGTTCAACTTTCTGGATTCAATCCCTCTAATGTTATTAATAACAATGGTGCAAACACAAATACTGTTAATGTCAATATAGGTCAAGTGGTTGCAAACAATCCACAAGATTTCGTAAGAAACCTTGACCCTCATCTTGATTCTTATTTTAAACGTAAGTTAACACAAAGTTATACTCAATAATTTATACACTCCCCTACAATAAAGTAGGGGAGAATTATTATTTATGAAAGTAGGTGAATTAATGTTACAATATCCAACAAATGTATATCCTGAGAACATTGCTTTTGACTCAACAGTTCTTGATTCCAATAATACTATTTCGTTTAAATTCAATGGTGATATTTTAACTGGTGCATTATATCATGTGTTTGATTACAATACTGGTGAATTGGTTTTAACAAAGGGTCATGTTTACCAATTAAGAACACCCATTGTTTATAATGGACAAGAGTTAAAAATGGCAGATGGTTTCTTAAACGACTTGGACAATGGCAAGGATTATGCTATGCAAATCATGGTATTACAATGGCAAAGTGATGGTACTGCTCCATTATGTGATATGTTTGTTTTAAGAGGTCAGACACAAGAAAACTATTTAACAACAGACGATACTACAATTACAATTGAAGATAAAATATCTTCGATATATGAATGGGAGCAAACAACATCAGAAGGATGGAGAAATAATTCTGTGTGGGCAGGTGTTGTTGTCACATCATGTGAACTTGTTATAGGAGAAGAAAGGAGACATATTGTTGCCTATCAGGAAACAACAGGCAAGGCGGTTTTATCTTCTGCTTTACCAAGTAATATACCTGCTGGCACAAAATATCAGATATATTGTAATTACAAGGTAAGTCCATTATATTTCTTTAAATGCAGACAAACACCTACTGTTGACCTTCAATTGTCGTATGACCATATTACAAATACTTATTGGGGTTTCAAAGTAGACGGAAATTACTCTCAGGAACAGAACTCGCTGATAAACTATTATAGTATAGAATTACTTTATGCAAGAACAGAAACAGGTACACCGTGGACAAAGATAGATGAGACAGAAAAAATATATTCTCAAAAAATAGAATTTAATTTTTATGATGATTTTGTGTTAGGCTCGCACTCAATAGCACCAGTTGAATTTCACGTATGGACTGATGTATATTATAAAGCGATTATTAAAATAGTTACTGTTGACGGAATGACCATTAAAAACGAGAGTAATATTTTACACATGGACAGTTTGTCCACCTCTATAACAACGACAGTGGATTTTGCACTATGGGACGAAGATAAAGCTGACACGTTTTATAAAGATACGGCTAATATGGTAAAACACGGAGTTGAATCCAAATGGCACTCATCCACAGGCAACCCTATCCCTGATACCTTTTACAGACGATATCGTGTAAATATGCGTACAGGTGAAGTCGTTACAGTTCATGATGAAATAGATTTAACCGTTCCAACCAAGGGTAAGTTCAGATACTATGTTGTTCCACAAGATAGAACTACTGGTAAATTTTATCTTGATGCTATTGGTTATGCTGATATAGATGTAACCATGAGGGGTTATACCATTACCGAACTGAAACTCATGGGAGATAATTACCAATGGGGAACTAAGCCAAGGTATCATATTGGAGACCAGTGGAAATTTGTTGGTGACATACAGGACACAACTGTTACTCAAAATATGGACAAATATTTGCACATTAATTATGGGACTTATCCATCTCTTACACGCACAAACACCAAATATATGAGTGGTACATTGTCTGCAATGAGTGGATATGTAAATTGTACTACAAAACAATATGTGGATGATATTGATATTATAAGAGCATGGAGAGATTTTATTACAAGACCATGCATTTATATGTTAAAGTCTCAAAAGGGTGATGTATGGATTGTTAATATTACGGAATCTCCTGCAACAACATATCAAGAAAACTTAAAGGAAATTCCCACAACATTTACCTTTGATTGGGTTGAGTGTTGTGATGTAAATGATATAGAAATTTACTACGAACCGCACAGCACTAATGATATTTAGACCCTTATGATATAGAAACGGGGTGATAATATGGAATATTTTAATAAAAATAATTCACAATATCTCACTGTCCTAAAAAGGAATCTGGTCACAAGGTACTTTCTTCGTCTTGAATTACTATCCTATCATGAACATACAATTGGAGAAATTACCAAGGACTTATCTCTTGATGCACAAGGACAAATAAACATAAACTACAAACAGCTTGTTCGTAGAAGCTGTAGTTTAACATTGGCAAATATCCCAGATAAATATTTACCAAGTCCAAATTCACCTATATGGTACTTGCGTAAGTTTAAATTATGGATAGGTATTCAAGATAATCAAGATAACGTTTGGTGGTGGTCACAGGGAGTATATTATATTACCAGTGCCACAGCTAATGCACATACTGTTTCAATAGAAGCCATTGATAAAGGTGGTGCGCTTGACGGAACGCTGAAAATTAATATCGCAGAGGTTCAGTATATTGTTAAAGCAGGTAGTACGATTGCCGATATAGTAAGAGATACGCTTGCTTTAAATCTTGGTAACAATATAAAAATGTCAAATAGCATTGCTTATGGTGGTGCAAATATGCCAATAGACCCAGTGCAACCATTGATTGATTTGCGATACAATGAACAAAAGATAAAGGCAGACATTTCGATAGATGCAAATAATTATCTTGGTAACATATTTACATCATTGGGTGATGGATATGGTGCTGATATATACTATGATAACGATGGTCATTTTCGCTTTAATGCACTTACAGATATATTCTTTGTAGATGGTTATAAATACGTAGCACCTCAATGGGAATATACTAACTTGTCAGAAGCAAATTGCCAGTATAATTTTGATGGACTAAATGCGGTTACGGTTTATACAAACCTAAGTGTCGATACACAAGCACTTGTTAACGCACAAGAAGAAAGTAAAACTCAATCTGATGATACAGATAAAGTAATTGAAGATGAAGATATTCAAGCACCTAATTTGTCTTATACTGCATATAATGTAAATCCATTATCTCCTATCAGAGTAGGCGCAGTAGGTTTGAGAAGAATGGAATCTCAGGAGATTGATTATATTGATACCACGGAAAGTGATATGATTGCAAGGTGTCAGCAGTATGCGGTTATGTTGTTGCATAAACAAACAATGATAGGTGCTACATTAAATTTTAATAGTCCTATTATACCGCATCTTGACGTAAATAAAACAATCAGAATCACAGACGAATATCAAAAAATAAATAATGAACTATTTGTAATACAATCTATTACAATACCATTGGGCGCAGGTGCTATGCAAATTTCAGCAACTAATATAAATTGGTTGCCATCAGAAACTAATATTGAAGGAATGGGGGTGGGGTAATTGGCAGATGCTTTAATTGAATTAATAGAGCATAGTGTAGATAAAAAAATGCAGAATAGCGATTACCTCATGGCTATTCCTGCAAAAGTAAAAGAACCATTATCTAATGGTATGTATGTAGTGAACGTATTAGCTAATGATACACAACTTATTGTCCCTAACTGGTCAGGAACAGAACTTGACGTTGGTGATAACGTTCAGTTATTTTATAAAGGCAATACGCTGTCTGAAAGAACCGCATACATTGGGGCTTCTTTATTTAAACCAGAGGGTGCGAATCGAAATAAAATTAAGTACGTGGTTGGTAGTAATTCGTTAGGAGTGGTTGGAAACACTCAGTTTACTATTTGTCAAATTGAATGGGAATCTGTTCAAAAGCAGAATGTCTTTATCTCTTTTAATGCAAATGTAACTGGAAATACAACAGGCATTAATACATTGTACATTTACATGGATGAAACACTCCATGAGTTTCAACCTAAAATGACATTAAACGAAAACCAATGTTATATACAGAATTTTTTATTACCCTTTGAAGCAAGTGTTGGTAAACACGTTGTTGAAATTAAAGCAATGGGTTGTGGTGACTATACTGATATTTACGGATTTGTATTTGGTCAGGGATTAAGAGATGAGTCAAATGCATTTGACCCCACAAATGAGAACGATTATATTTATACAGGTGGAACGATTCTTTATTACATTGGTAGTAGTAAACGTCCAGAAATTCCAACTACACTTGACGGTGTTCCTGTTAACGAATTAGAATTGACAGCCTTTAATGATACTAAGGTCGAAGCAGTAAAGATACCAGAGGGTGTAACTATTATAAGATAAGGAGGATTGATTATGGCATATACAGGTACAGGTACACAAGATGACCCATACGTAGTAGACGATTGGGATAGTTTAATAGAAAAGATAGCTGACACAGAAGCATATGTAACTGTGGCAGATAATGTTGATATAGATTTAACTAAGATATATCCAGAAGGAATACCTTATTCAAGCGCACAACCACTACTTAATTTTGCCTGTAAGGAATTTGATGGCAATGGTATTATTATAAGAAACGCATATAATCTAAATGTTCGTACAGGTAATACAAGTGTTTTAGAACTTGCCACCACTTGCAATACTGTATCAAATTTTAATTTTGTAAATTTCTATGTTAATGTAGGTACACAACCTTTTATACGTGGTCGTGGTACTACAAGTGCTAATAAGCTTATAGCACATTCAACATTTAAAGGTGTTGTGTTTACAACCAATATTTCCAATTATGAACCCATATCATATATAGCACGTTTTTTCGATTGTGTATGGAATACTAAATACACGTTTACTGGTAATGGTTATGTTAGTCATCATTATCCAATATTCGATTCTTGTTGGGTACGTTTTGATATTAATAGAAGATGGATTAATAATGGTGGAAGTTTTGTTAATACTTATATAGAAGGAACTTTTAGAGCCTCGACTAACAATCAACCTGCCTTTGCTTTCGGCAATAGTTTATGTAGTATTTTAAATGCCAACATTGTTGCAGGAGATTATACTGGATGTACCATAACAGCAGGTGGTAGTGCAACTATGTGTTTGATAAATAGTGATAAGGTTGACGAAGGTATAACATTAGGTGGTACTACATCTGCCATGATTGAAGTTACCGACAGCCAGTTAAAAGACTATGATTATCTAAAAGATATATTCCCTGTAGTTCCTAACGAAGAAGGAAGTGGTGGGTAATGTATAATTTTGATGAAAAGTATTGGGATATTTTAGGTAGCGGTTTTTCTGCTAACAAAGATGCTTGGGAACAACGAGATGGCAACCCTCATTATGTTAGACCCAATTCAGCCATTTACACAAGGGGAACTGACATTATTGTATTTAATCAGAGTACACCCCCAGTCTCAGGTTCAGATGCCACAGAGGATTGGGTATACGGTGGAATATTAGAAATATACAACGATACATTAAGAACAGACCTTCCTACAGTTACAGCAGGTCAAACCTACAGTGGATGTACAATACCTACAGCGGAAGAATGGAACGCCATGACTACCGAAGAACAAAACAATTTCAAAAACACATATTTTGAACCTGCTACTCCAACTTCAACTACCAAGATTGGCTTGCCTTTTGAGGATTATTATGTAGTCTATGCATGGGTAGGTATTGTAGTAAGAGGTGGGGATTATCCAACAGACCCTAATTATCCCTACTATGTTATATGGGGTGATTTAACAACTACTAATAGTAGAAAAACCCTTAACTATAATTTAGAAACGGGTGAATCAACACATATTGACCTTAATATTATAATGGCAGAAAACTTTAAACCAGAAGAAGAAGGTGTATTTAGAGCACTAATAATACAAACACAACAAACGCAGTATACTCGATTTTGGACAGGCTATTCGTCATCAGGAGCATTGACATACACTTATTCTTCAAGAGGTAGAGAACCCGAACCTTGTAATGCTGTTTCTTTTAATCTTAGAAAGTTTGATTGGAAAATGAAAGCAGATAAGAATAACGGATATCCTTATAAGAGAGATGTTGAAGCTTTTGACTTTGATTTATTGGTTAAACCTATGCCATTTTTTATGTGGACTATGAAGCCAGAAGAAAATCAAGGATATCCTACTCTTGGGGGTAACGAAATAAATGTATTAGGTGCTTTTGGTAATTGCAAAAAATTAAGAACTATTGTAATACCTACAACTGTCGCAGAGATTGGTGAATATGGTTTTGCCAAAACTGCTTTGACAGCGGCAACAATATCAAGTGATTGTCATTATTCAGAAACTTCATTTCCCCCAAGATGTATTATAAACTATTACAATTAAGAAAGGAGAATAATTATGGCAGTAACAATGACAAAAATAGGACAGAATACAAACAGTCGTATTCTTGAACTTTATGGTAAGTCAAGTGATATAAAACCTGTTGACTTTGTAAATGGTGTACAGGTTATTAACGGAAGTATATTTATTGAAATGGACACTGGTGATGCGTATTTCTTTGACGAGGAAACTCATACTTGGATAGCAACGTAAGAAAGGGAGTGATTAATTTATGGATGCAAGCACATACGTATTGTGTCAGGCATATGTTAAAGCAAGTCTTATTGGGCTTGGTGCTTTAAAGGGCGCAAGTGCTACAATAAAATCAATTGTTGAAACAGACGAAGGAAATGTTGTTACATTTGAATGGACTGCAACTGATGGTGTTACAAAGCGTACAAGTACAATGCTTGTAAGAAATGGCGGTGAAGGTATATCTGTTACCAATGCTACTATTAATACATCAGGACATTTAATATTTACACTCTCAAACGGAACAACTATTGATGCAGGTGCAATAACCGTTACGGCTAAAACTACAAGTGCTATTACAGCAACAGAGAATATAGGTAGTGTAACAAGTGGTAAGACATATCCTACTGGAACTAATCTTGAAAATATTATAAAAGATATACTTGTAAAGTATCAGCCACCTACTATATCACTTAGCACAACACCTGCTACAAAGTTGTATGATATTGTGAACGATAGTATATCTACTATTCTTCTCAAAGGCGCAGTAACTAAAAAGAGCAAGCCTGTTACAAAGGTGTCATTCTATGTAGGTGACACTTTACTTAATGAAGTAACAACTGGTGTTGCTGATGGTGGTAACTTCCAGTATCAGTATACACCTGCTACACCTATCAGGTCAGACGTTACATTTAAAGCAACAACAACTGATGGACAGCAATCAACTAATTCTTCTGTAACAATTAAGTTTGTTGGTAAATCTTATTATGGCATTTGTGATGCAAGTGTAAGTGACCCTGACGAGACTACAATTAAGAGTGGTTCAAATACACTGAAAGATACAAAGACTTATACTTATAGTGGAATTACTACTAACTGGGGTAAAGTATTCTATGCTTATCCTAAGTCATTTGGTGCATTAACAAGTATCAAGGATGAAATCAACAATATTAACTACTGGGAAAGTTTTCAACGCTCCGAGGTTTCAGTTGATGGTATAACTTATTATTGCTATACATTAATCGAACCTACAGCATCAGAGAATAATCAAATTTCGTTTAGATAAAGGAGGGATTTATAAATGGCTGTTAGTATGTTAGATAACTTTGACATTAGAAAATCTTCTCCTAATGTCAAGAGAGATATGTTTGAAACTCTCGCTGATATGAAAGACTTTAACGAAAACTACTTACCAAGCCTTTTTATAGCAACGTGTGTTGAAACTGGATTACCTTATCTCTTTAATAAGGCAAACACAGTTGATGATGAAACAGGCAAGTGGAGAGTATTAAGCGGTGGTTCTGCTGACCTTCTGAATTATTACACTAAGTCAGAAATCAATACTCTTTTAGAACTGTACGTTGAAAAGGAAACTGGTAAAGGTCTTTCAACCAATGATTACGATGATACAGAGAAAGCACAGGTACAACAGAATAAAGAAGATATAGCAACTCTCAATAGTGATTCAACTGTTACTGGTTCTGTTGATAGTAAAGTAGCACAGGGAGTTTCTGATGCAAATACTTATACTGACGAACAGATAGCTTTGCTTAATGTAGATGAAGCAATTAAGTGTGATGCTATGCCTACTTATGACAGTACAACAGATAAGATTACTTATGTCAAGGGTGGTACAAGTCACACAATTGATGCTGATTCTATATGGTTCTATTATGAAGATAGTGACAAACTTATGCAGTCTATTCTTATTGATGGAGAATGGACAACTATTGTTAGTGCAGGTGCGACAGATTTCTCAGAATATGTTTCAAAGACTACTGATGTAGTAAGCACATATACTGGTGAAGAAGTTATTACAAATAAAGTGCCTGACCTTGCCGCTATGAAAGCATTACAGACACTTATTGAAACAGAGATAGATGGTAAGGTAAGTACATCACAGGGTTCAACCAATGCAAACAAAGCAGTTATTACAGACGAAAACGGAGATATAATACTCGCTCCATTGTCAACTCTTGGTAACGATGCAGAAAATGTAACTTATACCAATACAGACTTCCCTACTTATACCAATGTAGACCTTGCACTTGATGCTATCTTTGCAAAGCTGTATTATGTTGACCCTCAGATTTCTTCTTTCACATCTACACCTTCAACTCTCACTTATGAAAATGGTGCTGTCATTACAGGTGGTGTTGTATTCAACTGGACTTACAACAAGGATATGACAAGTCAGACACTTACAGATTGCACACTTGCTGATGAGACAGTAAGAACAGCTACTTACGCTAATGACATTTCTGCTAATAAGACATTTACTCTTACTTGTGGTGATGGAGAAAAGACAGCAACTAAATCTATTTCATTCCAGTTTATGAATAAGGTTTATTGGGGTGTAAGTGCAGACCAAGACAATTATACAGATGCATGGATTCTTGGACTTAGTGGAAGTAAACTTGCTACAAACGCAAAGGGTTCATATAACTTTACCGCAGGTACAGGACAGTATTGTTATTGGGCTATTCCTACTGGAATGTCTATAAGCGTAAAGGTAAATGGATTTGACACAGATGTTGATACTGTTGTTGCTTCACGTTCATTTACAAATGCAAGTGGATATACAACGACTTATAAGATAGTAAGACTTCATCAGCCAAGTTTAGGAACACTGACTGCTGTTGTAAGTTGATAAGAGAGGTGAGAAATAAATGGCAGTTAAATTAGCAGATACAGCAAGACCTAATAACTATGTCGATGCAGAACATTTGGGTACATTCCCTGTTGCTTATGCAGAAGATGTATGGTTTGCAGACGGAACAAGACTGAGTGAAAAAACATTTGACGGACAGAGTATTCAGAAAGAGGAACTTCCTCTTGCAAGTGCTGACGAATTAGGAAATATTTATCAGTATGTAGGTGAAACAGGAACATATACTAAAGGGTATTTTTATGAGTGCGTAAGTGATGGTAAACCTTCTCCTACTTACTCTTGGAAAGCGGTAATTAGTGCAGGAGATAGTATTCAAAAAGAATCCCTTCCTGTTGCAAGCGAAGAAGAAGTTGATAATATTTATCAATATATTGGTGAAACTACTGCTTCATTTACCAATGGATATTTTTATAAATGTGTGAGCAATGGAGGAAGTACCCCTGTTTATTCGTGGGAAGAAACTGAGGTAAGTAGGACATATAAAACAATAAGCCGAAATCCAGCAGGTGGTTCTTCTGGTTTAGATGCAGGCTTTCTGATTAGAAATTTTATAGATGTCACAGATTCTACGTCTAAAGAAATAAATTCATATTTATTGACTTTAATTAATAATGTGAATAATTCTATTTCCATTATTTTACAGACCACTTACGATGATTACCTTGGTTATGGAGTTAAAGCTATAGCTATTGAAGATAATAACAATATGATTGAAAAGATACCTAAATTTGTTTATAATGATACTCAAAAATATATCTTTTTCATTCTTCCTCGTAGTTGGAGACAGCAAGATACCACTATAAGCTTAATGCAAATTGGTGGAAAGAAGATAGACTTTAGATTAGCTGATGCTTCGGGTGGGTACACAGGTGCAAATGTCGTTTTTCATAATGTTGAAAATCTAAAGAAAACATTCACAGGCACACAGGCAGAATGGGACGCATTAACAACTGATAAAAAACTTACTTATAGACAAGTAAATATTACTGATGATGAGAGCGACCCAAGTGTTGTAGTGGATGCTGTTATTGACGGTGATATGCACGCTGTTACAAGTAATGCAGTATATGATGAATTTAAAAAGATTCAATCTCAAACTTATGAAGGTTATGGTTTCATAATTAATAGTAATAACGGTGAAATTGGGGGATATGGACACATAATAGTCACTTTAAAAAATGGGATAGCTGAAATAAATTTTTCAGCCAGAATACAGGACAATAATGGCTCATCTACTTTTAATTGGGGTTTAAATAGAGATTTATTACATACTTTAATACCTGATTTACCAAGTATAACTCCGATAGGTAACTATTCTAATTTGCAATTTTTTGCTGCAACTGGTGCTGTTTTAGTTGACCTTATGGGCTTTGGTGCTATGGCTTCGGTTACAAATCAATTTTGGACACCTGCAAGAATGTATAAAACAGATGGAACTACAGGTATTTGGGGTAGTGACCAATTCCCAGCTAATTCTTATATTACAGGTACAGTATATGGAATATACACAGTATAATTAAAGGAGGGCTAAGAAATGAGTGTAAATATAGTAAATAATGATGGCTCTCTTTTGAGAGTCGCAGGTGGAACATTATATGCAGATACCCCAATAGGTACTATTAGTCCTTTCGGTGGTTCAGTTATCCCAAACGGATATTTGCTCTGTAATGGACAAGCGGTAAGTAGAATAGAATATTCAGAACTATTTGCTGTAATCGGAACAGCATTTGGTAAAGGTAATGAAAGTACGACTTTCAATGTGCCTGATTTACGAGAAGCCACAACAAAGGGTGTAGGTTTAAGTGGAAAGAGCAATAATCACTATGATAGCGATGGTGTTGCTCTTGGTGAGTTTATTGATGATAGATTACAAGGACATAGACATAGTATTCCTAATGGATTTGATGGTTCATCCGTAGGCTCTGCGGAGCGAGGAGACGGAAGACATGGTAATTCAATACATTCAACCCTTCCAGAACAATACAGTGCCGACTACGGCACACCAAGAATTGGCTCTACTACCGAAGTAAAAGCAGTAGGTGTCAACTACATCATCAAAGCCAAACATACACCTGTTCCTACTGATTTCACAGACTCTTTAATAGGCTATTTAGGACAAGAAACCAACTATAACCTTTATCCTTGGTCACACGAAAGAACTGTGGAAACTGCGGATGACAACCAAGATATTACGATTGATAGAGATGGTTGGTATTCTATAGACTACACGCTAACCAATAATACTGATGCTCTCCACACCTTTACTCTTAGAGACTTTGATAGTCAAGGTGACGTTCATACTATAATGAGAGCGCATTATGATAAGAGTGGCACTTTTAGGCAGACATTTCTTGTTCCCTTAAAAGCAGGAACTTATAGATATAGTCACGGTGGTATTGGCACACTTAGCGTATATATGAACCGTAGAGATTTTGCTTAAATGCGGTTATAAATAATCAATTCACAGAGGGTAGTTTGTTCTACCCTCTTTTATATTTTACCGAGGTGGTATTATGAAAATTAAAGATAGACTTGCAAAATTAATTGAAGTAAAAAGTCTGATAACCCTTATGTTTTCTGTATGTCTATCTATTGCCTTTCTTATGGGTAAGGTAGATGTAAAGGATTATATCACTGTATGTATGACTGGGTTAACTTTCTTTTTCGGTTATCAGAACGCTAAAAAGAACAATGAGAAAGGAGAATAGTATGGGAAACTTATCTGAACATTTTGATTCGTCAGAATTTTTATGCTCTTGTTGTGGTGGATATAAACCTATGTCAACATTACTTATAACAATGCTCGAAAAGGTTTATGCTTACATGAACGCAAAAGCTATTATAATTAGTAGTGGTTATCGCTGTGAAAATAATCCGTGGGGATATAAGAATGATGCACATAGAAAAGCTATGGCGGCTGACCTTTGTGTACAGAAACAGGACGGAAGTTTTTATTCCTCATGGGATATTGCAGAGGTAGCAGAGCGTTTAGGATTCAGAGGTATAGGTATTATAGATAACACATATGTTCATCTTGACACAAGAGGACACGAACCATTCGTTTATGACTTTTGGTTTGGTAATGAAATGACAGGTGAAAATTATACTACATTCCAACGTGGTACAATATTCTATGGAGATAATAATAAGATTTCAGAGACAACTGATGATACACTTGAAATCAAATTACAGAAGATACTTAATAACAAGGGTTATAACTTAGATGTTGATGGAATAATTGGTAATATCACACTCACTGACCTGAGAGATTATACAATTGAACCTAATGATAGCGGTGAACTTACTAAATGGACACAGGAGTTATTAAAGGTTCGTGGCTATGATGTAGATGTGAATGGAACTGCTGACGAAAAAACCATGAACGCTATTCATAAATTTCAGAAAGACAACAATCTTGGTGAAGGAATTTTATCTGGTGGAGACTGGGGTGTGCTTTTACAGAAAGGTCAGGTGTAATATATGCTTACTCAGGAAGATTTCGCACAGCTTGATAATATCTATGTACGCAAAGATGATTGTAATGACCGTCACGCAGATACGGCAAGAGAGATAAGTGAACTTACTATTTCTCAAACCAAAATTAATACTCAGTTAGGTATGCTTATTAAGATTAATGCCGCTGAGTTAGGTGCTGTGGGTACAGCAATCATAGCGGCAATTATGAAATTAATACTGAATTGAGGTGATAACAAATGTCTACCGATTGTAAAGCGTGTGAGAACCAAAAGTGGAAAGAGCATTACTTAACAGCGCAAAAAAGATTTGATAAGGTATTAGTGGGATTAACAATCGGATTTGTTATCATGTTTACCGTGATGATACTATGTCTTTTTGTCACCGCTTGTATGGTAATAAGGACACAAAGATTTATTAATGAATTTGAATACGTAGAAGAAACCGAAATACAAATTGAACAAGATTGTAATGGACATAATGTTGTTATGTTACCAAATGGAGATGAGGTGAAAACAGATGGGACAAAAGTACACGGAGAAGAAGAAAAGATATTGGAGAAAGAAAGCAACAAGAACAATGTTATTTCAATCGCCAAATGAAAAGAGAACATTCAAACAGAAGATAAGAGACTTTATATATAAAGTTTTTGGAATATAATTATTCTTTAGGGGATAGTGAGTTTAATACTTGCTATCCCCTATTTTTTTGTTATGTTACACTTTCGTTTTGCTTGATTTCGCTATAATAAATATGATATAATTAAGTAAAAGGAAGGTGATGTTATGGATATTTATAGCACAGTAAACTATATGAAAACAAACCATAAAACAATCTTCGGCTTAAATATCAAAGTAACTTATTATGTACGTGTATCCACACTCAAAGAAGAACAGGACAGTTCTGTTGAACATCAAATAGCGCATTTTGAAAAGATGATATCTGAGCATACAAACTGGACTTATGTGAAAGGGTATGTAGATAGGGTGCGTGGTGAATCGACAGCTAACCGTAAGGCTTTCTTGCAAATGATTGAAGATGGCAAGAATGGTAAGTTTGATTTAATACTCACTAAAGAGGTATCACGTTTCGCACGTAATACAATTGATAGTTTAACATATACAAGGGAATTACTCAGGAATGGAATAGGAGTATTCTTTCAGAACGATAACATTTGTACTGTTGATAGTGATGCCGAGTTTCGACTTACCATAATGGCAAGTATCGCACAAGATGAAGTTCGTAAAATGTCAGAGCGTATTAAGTTTGGACACAAGCAAGCTATTAAAAATGGTACAGTTATGGGTAATAGTAGGATATATGGTTATGAAAAATTGAATGGCAAACTTATTATCAATGAGCGTGAAGCTGAAATGGTGAGATTTATTTTTGAACAATATGCAAGTGGTATGTTTGCCATACGTGCAATACAAAGACAGTTGTACGATAAAGGGTATAGGTCAAGAAGTGGTAAGGAAATAAGTCATACAACCATATGCGGTATTATTACGAACCCAAAGTACAAAGGTTATTATTGTGGCAATAAAGTTAAGATAGCTGACTATCGTACAAAAGAACAGATATTTTTGCCAGAAAAAGAATGGGTAATGTACAAAGATGAAACAGGAGATATTGTACCTGCTATTGTGGATGAAGATTTATGGAATCGTGCCAATCAAATATATAAACAAAGAAGCGAGGACGTAAAGAATCAATGCAAGGGAAATAAAACTACTTCTGTATTGTCAGGTAAAATATTTTGTACGCATTGTAATGCTCCATTTTGGAGAACGTCATATAGCCATAGATTACACAAAGGAAATAATATCTATCAGTTTATTTGCCGTGAAAAGAAAACACATGGAGCAAAGACTTGTCCTACTTTTGCAATTTATGAATCTGAAATTTATGATATTCTGTCCGATTGTTTTACACGATTACTTGATAGTATAGATGAGTATACTGTTGAATTTATAAAGATATGTAAGAAGATTATAGAAGAAAACAATTCGCAAGAATCTATTGATAGATTGGCTACTGAAAGAAATAATATAGAGCATAAGAAAGAAATGCTTTTAGATTTATATATGAATGGTGATATCAATAAAGAAGATTTCAAAAAGCGAAACGACAAGTTGTCATCTTCTCTTGAAGATATCATTACTAAACAGCAAAGTCTTGAAGATAATCAAAGTTCAAGTAGAGATATTGAACATAGACTTGTGAAAATTAAACAGGCGATAGATGATATTAAAAGAGATAATAAAAGATTGTCTCAGGACGAAGTTGATTCTATTGTTGGTATGTATCTGGAAAGAATTGAGGTTACGGCAATTGAGGATAAGACGTTAGAGATTAACATTATCTTAAAAACAGATAATGTTAAATACAATTTCAAACGTGGTTCTGGACACATCTTCTGTAAAATGACACCAGAACTACGTACAAATATTATTAGAGTATTAGGTAGAGAAAAATCAATACAAACATATGTATATTATATTTCGATAGCAATAGAAAAGGGTAGTAACTAAATACTACCTTAATCCTCTTATCTCTTTAGATACATTTTTATATTCTTCTTTTGTGATTACGTTTCTTATTAAAAGAATCTTTGCTATCATTTCCATCCATGCTTTCTTATCCATACTATCACCTCATAATAATTATAGGCATATTGCTTCGTGTTTATGCGTATTTGCCACGCTGTACGCTTTTAAGTGTAATTATATTACCTGTAACAACGTGGCTTATAACGCATTGTAGGGTCGTTAGAAGTGATTTACTTTAGAGAAGAACCTAATGCTCCGTCACTACGCTCAGACTTTATATTCTTTAAATCCTCAAAGGAAATCTCTTTGACTTCTGTTTTAATTGGCTTTAATGTTTTACGAGAAAGTGTAAGTTTATAACCACAGGCTTCACAAATAAAAGTATCATTCTTTTGGTAATAAGGTGAATAGATATCAAACAATAAACATTCATATTCAAATCTTTTTTGAATTGCTTCTATTTTAGAACCATATCTACCTATAAAATATTTTTTATCATTTAGTTTGATTTCGGCACACCATTTATTGTTTTTCTTATCGAACCATACTCCTGTCATTCCAGATGTGTTATCGTTTCTTTTTGATGAATTTAAAACATTACAATGCTGTGTTACGATTCTCAGATTTGATTTTCTGTTATCCAATGGATTTCGATTCCAGTGGTCTACTACGAATTTATCGTTTTCGCATCCTGTAATTATACGATTAAGTCTTTTATCGCCAGAAACAACATAGCCCTGTTTGTTAAGATACCAACAAATATTTTGTATTTTTGGCACATCTTCTGCATCGACTATAAATTCTATTCCATTGGACATTGTGCCATAAGCAATGTTGTTTTCATACCGAAATGAATTTGTTTTATGGCAACTTTCTTTTATTCTTTCAAGACGTAAACAACCACAAGATAATTTTTTTACCTTTCCTGTAAGTTTGCTAACAGGAACTTCACAAGTATTTCCACACTGACAGTTACAGTGCCAATAAGTTTCACCATCTTTTTTGTAATAGTATTGAGGAATTAATTTGCCTATCAGTTGGTTTGTTAAATCTTTAATTCTACTACAACCGCAGGATTTTGTTCTACCACTTGATAATCTTCCTTCAAAAATCACAGATATGGTTTTGTTTTCACATTGGCATTGACATTGCCAATAGACCCCTTTTGTTTTCATTTCTTTTGGACGTTCAACTTCCTTTAATAATAGCCAGTTGCCTATCATATCATTAGGCTTAAACTTGTTGCTCATTACTTTACTCCTGTACTACCAAATCCATTTCGGCTTGTATCGTTCAAATGTTCAACTTCTTCTATATTAAATCGTGGCTGTATTTTATTAATTCGGAACTGACATATACGGTCGTTCTTGTTTATTGTGATATCTCTTGTGGCATATACAGGGTATTTCCATTCATCATTGTCACCTGAATAACTATTATCTATAACTGCAAAGCAGTTAGTTTGAATAATTCCATAGTTTTTAAATGTACTTGACCTCGGAACAATATTAGCTTCGTAGCCATTCGGTAATATCATTCCTACTCCAAGTGGAATCAGTTTAAATTCACCTGCTTTAAGTTCAACTGTCTCTGCGGCTCTAAGGTCAACCCAGTCTCCCTTATCCATGTGTTCAATTTTGTCTATTTCTTTATCAAAATACTTTACCTTTATATTCATCTTTTATTCTCCTTTTCAAGTTAAACAAGCATAATGGTTTATTGTTTTTATTTCTTCCTCTGTTGCATTGCGATAGTCATATTTGATTACGTCCTCTGGTGCAACATATTTTGTTTCCGCAGAATAGCCTATTAGTCTATATATTGATACATTAGATTCTAATGTGACTTCCTTATGATGTAGCGTAAATCCCATTTTAGTGCCAAGTTCATCTGACACAAGAAACTTTGCATCAGATGGAGCATTGTGAATTTCAATATAGATACCACTTGGCATATGCTCTCTACGATTACCCATCATTTTGCAAAATGCTTCATTAGGTTTCATGTTCATTCTCCTTTGTTAACACTTCTTAATTGTTTTACTCTTGTCGTGATTCCACTAACAAGATATCCAACCTCATCTAATAAACTCCTTGTACTAAATTGCTTGGTTTACATATAGATGATTTCTCCTACAGGTTCTTTCGGTAGCATATCCTTTACTTTTGGATTTTCAAGCCAATTTGGAAACTCGTTGAGCAGATTTTCATAGGTAATATCATTCATATTTTTTACTTGGAAGAAATCAGCATTGTCAACATATCTATCAGCCATATCATCAAGAGTCTGTAAGAAATTAAAACTTGCATTGCCTACACCTACAAACTGCCAGAAGATAGGATATTTAGATGATTCTTTAATAATCCTTGTTGTTTCTTCTTTATCGAAATTGTCTCCGTCTGTAATAAAAATGATGTAAGCTGGAATCTTATTTTTCTTATATGTTTTAACAATGTCTTTCATAACAGGAGCATAATTAGTTCCCCCAGTAGGGCAATTGCTGTTCTCATTTACCAGATAGTTATGGACATTGTTCATTGTTAAATTAGATAGTCTTTTGCAACCATTGTCAAATCGCCAAACTTCCATAGTTTCATTATCATCAAATGTCATTGCGATAGGCAAAAGTTTTTCAAGTGTGTTCTGTACTGTTTTATTAGAATATAATACGTCCATGCTACCTGAGTAATCAAGAGCAACAGCTACGTTTGCAATAAGGTTCTGTAAAGGCTTCTTTGTTAAACAGACTTTTGTAACTTCTTCTTTTGCAAGACTAATCTTTTTAGTTAAGTCCACAGGTATGTTAGCTGATTTAATTTCTGTAGACTCTTTCTTTTTAAACATATTAAATAAACTCATCATTCGTTCTCCTTTATTAGTGATTCAATCATCTTGACCTTATTATAAATTTCATTCCAGTCCTTTGCTCTGGTAAACATTGGAACTGATTCTTCTAATTCGGTTGTATTCCACGGATAAGTAAGACATACGGAATAGTATTCTTTATCTCCTACTAAATTCTTTAAACAGTCATCAATTAAGATATCACATTTCATATACTGTTTTCGTGGACAAGAATATAAACATTTACGTATTTCAAGGAATGGAAGATTACGTTGCAACCAATTCTTTTTCTTGGGAAGATTTTCTGCTTCTGTGGTTGTAACAAATATAATCTTATGTCCTTCGTTATGAAGTTTAGCAATAACCTCACGGCATCCGTCAATAATAGATATTCCCTTCCAAACCCTTTTATCAAGAAAGTAATGCCAAAAGGTTTCCTTATACTCAGGCTTCACAAAGTTTTCTATATGATAAGCTGTAATATCAGACAGAGAGAGATTGTCTCCGCTGTCTGCGTTATAGACTTTAAGGACAGATTCAGTTAAATTGTTAAGGCAGTTGTCAATATCCACACCGATTGTAAGTCCCATATTAATCACCCCAGTAAAGATTTAAGATATTCTGAAAAAGGTTTATTAATAGGTTCTCCTTTAAATTCAATAGTGAAATCACTTGGGAGATGCTTGTGGCAAGGGAAATCATCAGCCTTTATTTCAATACTCTTTACAAGTGAGTAGTTTTCGTTATGCTTTTCATTAAATGCCTTGATAGCATTTTTAATAGCTGTAAGTTCTTTTTCCTTTTCTTCCTTCTTTTTCTTTTCCGCTTCTCTCTTTTCCTGTTCGATTGCGTTTTCGATTTCTGCTCTCTTGACGTAGAGTTCTTCAATCTGTTTGTCGATGCTGTCAAGCATATCCTTGTTGTTAATAGCCATAATTATTATTCTCCTTTTATAAATTTATTATCATATAAACCATTCTTATGAACGAATAGTTTTTCAACTGCTCTCATAGTATTATCTGTTGACTTCATACTACGCTGTACATCCTTTTGCCATATACAAATAAAATCATTAGGTGCTTCAAGTTCACTGATAAGAACATAATTAGTTTTACTCCATTTACGCATTGTTTCCCAAAATTCTTCATAGTCAAAGTCTTGTGAGTTAGCAAACTGTTTTGTGTTAGCATAAGGTGGGTCACAATATATTACACAATTATATGCTTGTCCTTTAGTCCATATGTCTCTGTAATCTTTACAATCAAACCATATATCCTGTAAGTCCTGTGCTTGTGATTCAAGATTACGTTTGCTTTCCTGATAATAGTCTCTGTATCTTTCGCCTGTTTTTGTTTTCTCATATCCTGACTGTGCGTAACCGCCATCGAACCATCTACCATTATAACTTGCAAGGAATCCTACGTTTGCTATAAGCCAATCAGAAGCCTTACAAGTACCATTGCGATATTCAGTTCTTATAGTGTTATATAAGTCTCTTGGTACTTCATTAAGAAGTTTACCGTTTGCTTGAACGTGTTTAAGCAATGCAATTAGATATTGGTTCTCATCATATCCGATTCTTCTCCAACACTTAATCTTATCAATTACATTTGCTCCACCCACAAATGGTTCAATATAAGTATCGCTGTGTGAATCATCTATACATTGCTGTATAATAGGAACTATATATTTGACAATGCGTGACTTACTTCCCATGTACCTCATGTTATATACCTCCAACGATATCCTAATGCTGATTTGCGCTTTCCAGAACAAGCGTTTGATATACTTCCTTGTCCTATACACCCTCCTGTTAAATACAATGCGGCTTCTTTCTGACTATTAAAAATTTTTAATGGTTCTAAATAATCATTATCATATTTATCATACATTGCAACCTTTTTATTGGTGTTGTATAAATTTTGTACTTTCCATGCTTTATACAAATTTTCTTCATTCGTCATTTCGATAAGATTACTTTTTCTATTATTAAGTTTGTTACCGTCATTATGGTCTATAACAACATTCGTATCGTTACATTTCATAATCATTCTATGAATAAAAATTGTATGATTTTCAATCATAGTGTATACATATCCTTTATTTGAAATATACCATCCGTATCTTCTTACAATTGGAAAATCTTCCTTGTCTACGTAAACTTTAACTATGTTCCCTATATTATAAAATCCTTTTGAATCAGAAGCGTATATATAATCATTATCTTCCAATTTTAAATTAATATCTTTTATTCTATTCATATCATACAATTTGCCCCTTGTCTTTGTCTTTAATATGTTCGTATAAATCTTCTGGATTATCACTTGTATATCTTGTTTTCTTATTCCCTTTCCATAATTGATATTCGTTGCGACTTTTGTTTGATGTTATATAATATATCTCTCCGATTTCGGATTTATATTCTAACCACAAATAATAATTATTGTTAATAGGAAATTCTGAACAAACCGTAGAATCAAACATTTTCCCCTCCGTGATTACAACTTATCGTGCGTTGGCTATTGTCATAAGACCATTCGCCAAAGTATTTATCCTCTGCTTCTTTACGTGCTTTGACTGCATCATCATAATTGTCAAATGAACCTAAATATTTTGTTTTATAATTCATTGTAATTCTTGCAACCCATTTTTGTTTTTTCTTACTCCAATGCACTCCTGTTGTACCTGATGTGTTGTTTTTACTTAATGCCGCATTAAAATTATTCTCCTGATAAGTTGCTATTCTAAGATTTTCTTTTCGGTTGTCGTATTTAGTTTTACTTCCGTGTTTATGGTCAACTACCATGCCATCAGGACAGTCCATTATATAATTATGAAGTAACACTTCTCTATGATTAATATACCCTATTAAATATCCATGTGCATTTATACTCCAACAAATATTTTTGACTTTCCAAAAATCTTCAAGGTCAACAAGAAACGGTTCGCCTTTAAGGGTGTACATAATTACATAATCTTCTTGAATTTCGTAATCGTTATATTTCTTTGCTCTTTGACTGGCAAGTTCACTATTCAAACAACCACATGATAATGTTTTACCTCTTTTTAAATTGCCCCCGATAATAGTTTTAACATTACCGCAATCACATCTACAAACCCATTTCTTCTCACGATTGCCCTTTTTTGTTGTATAATATCCATCTTGACCAAGAACAACCAATCTGCCAAACCTCATTCCAGTTAAATCAGGAGATTTTAAACACCCACATGATTTAGTTAATCCATTTTTTAATTTTGAACCATCTACTATTACATGGTGTGGATTCCCACAGTCGCATTGACATTCCCACATTGTAGTATGTCTGCCAGATTTAGCTATCCTATCAGGTACACGCTTAATAACCGTTAAATGATTAAATTTTATTCCTGTTAAATCTATAAATTTACTTCCACCCATTAAATCACCCTTTTTAAATTATTTTCGCAATTGCTATATTACATGAACGAATCAAGCATTATTGTTTACCTCTGTTTTAATAAAGCGTTTGCAATGGCAGAATCCCTCTGTTTTCTGTTCACGAAAAGCCTTACACATACATTTGGTATTTTCTGTCTTTTGAAGCATACATGGACAATAGCCATCGTTATTCTTGACCGCCTGAGTTATCTTATTATAAAACTCTGTATCAGGATTAGGTTTTATTTTGAACATATAACTTCTCCTTTATTTGAAATTTCTCTGTTATATCAACGTACTGATTATTAATATTTTTGTAAAATCTTTGATTGGTGGTAATCTTATCAAGCCCACCAAGTTCTTTTTTATAAGCACCTATCTTAATATAGTCAAGCATTACCAGTCCGTTTGGAATATAATTTAAACCTGTGTATAAACAAGTTTTTAATCCGTACTGAGATATAATACCCATAATAAAATTTAACTCTGTAATATTATAATCACCACCCATAAGACAAACACAAGTGATATATTCCTTGTTCTTTTCTATGAGTGAAACGATATCATCTGTTAAATAATTACCTGTGTATTCCCACAAGTATTGTGAGTGGCAACCCTCACAATGATGAGGGCAACCACTTACATTTATTATCAGAGGTATTTCATCAGGAACTTCCTGTAATGCTATACAAGTGCTAACATACTTAATTCGCCTTGTCATAGTGTCTACGGCTTTCCTCTGCCTGTCTTGGTTCTGAGAATGAAGATATTCTCTTAGTGTAACCTATGATTCTTGTAGTGTAATCAAGGTCTTTATTACCACAATGAGGGCAAACATCAAGTGTATGCTTTGAGATATAACCGCACTTATCGCAAACAGTATTCTTTACATTAGATGTTACATACTTTGAACCAGTCTTGATTGAGAGGTCAAGCATCTTACGGTACTGCTCCTTAGTGGGATATTCAGCAAAGTTATTATGCTGTGCAGAACCACCATCAAGATACTGTGTAAGTTTATTACCATGAAGAATATACTTATCAACGATACTGCAAGTCTCATCCTCTACGATAAAGAAGTAACTATTGTAGCAATCTCTTGGAACAACATATCCATCTTCCTTATCCCATTTAGCGTTTTTAACTCCAAGATTCTCAGCAGGTACAAATTCGCAATTGAACATGATGTGCTTTGTCTTTGCGTTACGATTAGCTTCATAGATAGGTTTCAGAATGGATTCACCATACTTAAAATAATCTTCATTAGGTGATATCTTAATTCCCAAGAACTCAGCACCCTCGACAAAACCGTTAATACCAATAGTAAGATACTGCTTGTCCATATCAATGAATCCTGCATTGTAGATACTAAGCATATTGGCTCTCAGATTATCCATGATAATTTCATTGAAAGCAATCAGATACTTGTGTACCTTGTCAATCTGTTCCTTAACGGCATCCTCAATAGACTTACCGTCACGCACAGCGTTCTGAACAAGACGATTGATATTGATTGTAATAACTCCCTTTGAACCTGTTGATACACCACCTGCACCAAGAGTGTATGAGAATGTATTATCAACCATCTGATTAGCAAGTCTACAACAAGAACTAAGACTATCAACACTGTTGCTGTGATAGGTAAAGAACTGTGAACCCTTGCTATACATTTCAGCAGTATAATCAGCCCAATCTTCATTAACAAACTTTTCACCATCTTCAAGAAGATTAACTGTTTCAACAGGGAATGTGATTATCTTCTTATCTCTCTCCTTGTTAATCCATTCGATGTATTCTCTCTGTAACCAATCAAATGTTTCCCATATAGGCTTAGTTGTATCAGGGAATCTGAAATCACCAAACATTCCCTCAAAGAATGAATTATCAAAGTATGCTACGTTCCAGAAACAAGACTGATAATCTCTTGCGGCGGCAGGTTGGTTAACACTATATGTTACCTGTTCAAAGTAATCGTGTATCTTCTGTCTGAGGGTTCTCTTACGGATTACCCAATCAGGAGATAATACTTCGTCAAGATGTTCAAGATAATCATTACCATAATCTTTTCTGAGGAAGTAATCAAAGTAAAGAATAAACTCAGGTGTGGCTACTGCACCTGCAAACTGTGCGGCTACGGCAAATACAAGATTGATAAACGAACCTACATATGAATCAAGATGCTGTGGTGCAGAACTGATACCACCAATTTCTGAAAGACCATGAAGAAGGAATGGGTACATAGTAAGTGCAACACAATAAGGATTCAATGATGTTTCATCGTGCTTATAAATTTCATGTGATTCAAGCTGTCTAATATATTCTTCCGCAAGGTCAGCATCAAACAGTTTAGTAATCATATCAATCATAAGCAGTCTGTTTGTACCTATCTTGTCACCCTTAACAAGTTCACCTGCACAGGTACAAATATTCTTGAACTCTACGTTAGCGTTACTGTCATACTTACTACCTGTTGCGGCATTACTGGCTGTTCTGTAACTGTTAATAAAATCAACATTCTTGCGAAATTTTTCATACTTCTCTTTATACATTGTCATCCTCTCCTATCTGCTTCTTTAACCATTCAAGTGCTTCGTCCAAATCAAAAAGTTTGTCATTTACTTTTAGCATAGGAACTTTTGTCATACCCATGTTTGTCATTACATCAACGTCACTACAAATATCAAATTCAACTTTTGCTTCTTTGAGTTTCAATTTGAGTAAATTACACATAGGACAACCATTACTGTAAAGTGTTATCATCGTTATCACCCTTTCTTAAATTTATTTTTTCTATATGTCTCTCCGCATTACCTGCTGACTTACAGCAACAGAAAATGCAGAGAGCATTTATAGCTGTACAAGTTAATATAAGAGCAATCATGTTATATCTCCATAGTGCCATATATTCTTGAATTATAATGCTCCAATGTTAGTGCAATATAATCTACAATATCATTCATCTGATTTCGATTCTCGTTAGCAAATATAAAATCACATATATGCTTGCCATCCTTGAAAGCCTTTGAATCGTAATCAAGTCGCTTCATTATCTGTTCATCTGAATCCCCTCTGTCTGCCATACGCTTTGCGACTATTGAACTATCACAATCAATAAAGAAAGAAAGGATAGTCTTGCATCCCTGATACTTTTCTTTAAGTTCACAAAGTCCAACGATATCTGTTACATACAAGTCTGCTTCATCAATCTGCTGTTGTGTGGCAAAGTATTCATAACCATTGTATTTATTGTAAGCAACTATATTATCCTTGTAGTTCTCAACTTCCTCACTGGATATAAATGTGTGAGTGTAAATATCTTTATCGTCATTCTCACGAATAGGTCTTGTAGTATAAGAACGTACAGACTTATATCCATATTTACGTTCAAGTCTATTTACTATTGTTGATTTGCCTGAGCCACTTACTCCAATAATACAAATTATAGGCTTCATTACTTGTATTCCTCCTTTACAATATCCTTTAATGGCTTATGTCTACCACATCCCTTATACTCAGAACAGTATGGAATTTCAAAACTTTCACACTTGGGAACAAACAGCTTGTCAAGAATATCCTTATCTTCGTCTGTAAGGTCAGGGCAGGTTAGAATTGCTTTCTTCATAGCTTTCGCTACTTCTCTTATTTCTCTGCTTGCTCTTTGACAAAGTCTCAAACCAAAAAAGTTCATTAATGCTCTTATGTTCATCGTTTCAACCATATTTGTAGGTGTTGCATTAGGAAGAACTGAACGTGCTTCATCAGGAACACAACCAAGACTGAGTAATTTTTTATATGTTCTCAAAGATTCATTGCAACTATTTTTCATTTCATCTTCAAGATACATAGTGTCATCTGTGTATGGCATTAAGTCAGTTGGTAGTACCCATGAAAGATTATCATATTCAACGTATCTTTGTGATTCAACGGATGGGCTTGCGTGTCTGTGTCTTGTTATCTGTGCAAGAAAACTACGTGATACACCTGTAATTTTAAATGTAAAAGAAGCGTGTTCAAGTATTGAAGTGTGACCACTTTTAATACATCCTTTTACTATCTTTCTACTTGGCTCACTGGCATAACACATCGAAGCGGCAATAGCGCAAGTCCCTATTGGGTCTTTAGTCCATGAGATTAATTCAACTTTCATATGTTTACTCCCCTTACAAAATACTTACTGATAAAGATTTCGGCAAGTTCCTCATCTTCTTCTGAGTAGTTAACTACAACAGGCTTACTTGTATCAAGACTGAGGATTCCAAGTAGGCTACGTCCATCAACTACATACTTACCGCTTGAACTTACATCAACTTCTCTCAGGAACTTATTTGTCTGCTTAACAAAATCCTTAACCTTGTCAACTGTGTCAATTAGGATTGGTCTTGTAATTCTTCTCATATTTTTATCTCCTTTATATAATTTGGGTCATTCCCAAATATCTTTTCCATTTCTTCTTCTGTAAGCTGTCTTGTTTTAACTTCTGCGTTCTTATTTATTTCTTCCGCACGTTCAACACTTCTTGTCATTTCTTCTATAAATCGTGCTTTCCAAAGTGATGCTGAATTAACTGCTGTTGGCATAAATCAATTTTACCCTCCCTTCCTTTTATTCAATTACTGTTATTGTTATCGGAACTCTACCTGCATTTAAGAATCCCTCTGGTATTTCTGAATTATCATAAAAATAAAAATCAATTGTATTATAACTACCTACACCGCAATCATCTACACGAAATGTACCATTCATATAATCAGATTCAATGTAAAGTAATGTACCAAAAGGAAAGTAATCACTGGCTACCGAATAGCCTGAGATTAACTGATTGCCACTTGCGCCACAAGGATGATATGTGTAACCCATTGATGTAGCGGCATAATATGTGCAATCCCAATACCCACTTAAAGGCTCTGTTTTTGTGACTACTTCCGTTTCTGTTGGATATACAATTGACTCTATGATTGAATCAGTCAATGTACTCATCATCTGAGTCGTTGTTGTGTTCATCTTCGTAGCTATCGCATCCGTAATAGTTGTCGTATTCGTTGTCGTATGGTTCTTTGCAAACTGTGGTATAGTAACCCCTACTGTCGTAGTAGTCGTAGTAGCTTCGCCAACTGTAACACTTTGGGACATACTTACTTGTGAATTTGACTGACATTCCTTTTCACTCCTTATTGCTTTGGGACATTTTGTACACGATGTTAATGTTGCTATCGTTAATATAGCACAGCTTAATGATTTAAAACGAATAATAAATATCACTCTCCAAATATACATTTTGCTCTTTGTTAATCATAAATAATATGTGGCTATCATTTCAACCACAATAATATTATAACATACAATCCACTCTTTGTCAAGCGTTTTTTAAAATTTTCTAAAATATTTTTTGTCCATGTTTGTCTTGCAACAGTTTTATTTGTGTTGATACATTTCTTAAAAGCAGAAGGTTCAGCAAGTAATAAACACTTTTCTTTTGCTCTTGTAAGA